CCCCAGGTCGGGGATGACGTTCGCGTCCGCACGGGCCGCCACGACGTCGCCGTGATCGTCAACGTGCGCGGCGACGAGGTCCAGGTGCTCTACGCCGACGGCACCCGCCCGTGGGTGCCCGCCAGCGCCCTGGAGAAGGCCCACACCGCCGAACAGCCCGAGCAGATCCAGCCCGCTACCGCGACCGCCCCGGAGGCCAGCTGGGCGGTCGGGATGACCGTGGAATTCACGTATCCCCATCCCAACCCTGACTCCCGCGCCCAGGGCATCATCACGAAGATCTTCGACGACGGTAATCGCCGGTACGACAAGGACTGCCAGGTCAAATACGGCAACGCCTTCTACTACCGCAACTTCGACGACCTCACCCTCATCGAAGTTCAGGAGAGCGCCCCGGCCCCTGCGGAACCCGTCAAGGAACCCCAGCCCACGGCGCCGGCCACCGCCGCGCAGTTCGAAGTGCCGCAGTTCGAAGCGCCCACGCTGGGCCTGCAGGCCGTGCCCTGGAACCGGATCCTGAACAGCAGCCTCAACCCCCGCAAGCACTTCGACGCGGACAGCCTGCGGGAACTCGCGGTCAGCATCTACCGCAAGGGCCTCCAGCAGAACCTCGTCGCCCGCCCCCACCCCGACCGCCCCGGCCACTTCGAGATCGCCGCCGGGGAGCGCCGCTGGCGCGCCATCGGCCTGCTCACCCAGGGCTTCGAGGTGGACGGGCACGAGTGGCTGGAATGGCCGGCCAGCACCCCCGTGAACGTCCTGGTGCAGGACCTCACGGACCTGGAACTGCTGGAGGTCGCCACGGCCGAGAACGTCCAGCGGCGCCGCATGACCCCCATCGAGGAGGCCGACGCCTTCGCCGCCCTCGCGGATCACGGCAGCCCGGTCGAGGACATCGCCGCGAAGTTCGGGTACACCCGCCGGACCGTCATCCGCCGCATCCAGATCAGCCGCGCCCTGTCCCCGCTGCTGCGTGACGAGTTCAACACCGGCAACCTGACGCTCGCGCAGGTCGAAGTCCTCGTCACGGTCGCGCCGGAAGTGCAGGAGGCCGTCTGGAACGGGTACCTGCGCAGCAACCCGCGCCTGTACCCCCCGGAGCACATCCGCAAGCACCTACCGAACAACCTGTTCCTCGTCCGGCACCGGCAGTTCCCGCCCGCCTGGTACACCGGCGGGGTCGTCGAGGCGGACCTGTTCGACGACGTGGAACCGTACTTCCAGGACCCGGCGCAGGCCATGGAATGCCAGCTGCGGCACGCACGGGTCCTGGCGGATCAGGACGTGGCGGGCGGCGCGGCGTTCGCGGAAGTCGTGCTGAACGCCATGCGCCACCACTACGGCGAGAACGGCAACGGCGTTGTGTACAGCGTCAAGAACGGCGGCGAGATGGAACGCTGGGAGAACATCGGCGCCCGCCGCAGCTGGTCTCCCCTGCCCGACGGCGGGTACAGCGTCAAGAACCCCACCCCGGACAGCAGCGTCCCGTCCAGCAGCGGCACCCAGGGCGCGGCTACCCAGCCCGGTGCGGCCCAGACCAGTGCCGTTCAGGCAGACCGGCCCGCCGTGCCCAGATACCCGGCCCCGTGGTCCCTGGAGGACATCCGCATCGATGCGGCCCTGACCGGCCCTGACCGTCGCCGCCGCCTGCAGGCCGCGTACATCCTCGACAGCATGCTGGACCGCGAAGTCCCGCACATCACGCCCGAACTCACCAGCGCGGCCGATCGCCTGGAGCTGCTGTTCAGCACGCACCTGAAGCGCAACGGGGACGGCTGGACCCTGAGCGCCGAGCCCAAGGATGAGACGGCGGAACTCGCGGTCGCCACCGAGATCCTGCGCCTGCTGCTCACCCTGACCAGCGCGGACCTCGACACGCTGTTCTACGGGTACTTCCACCGCGAGTTGAGCTTCTCGAACACGGCCGCCCCGACCGCGCTGGGCAACCTGGACCCGTTCACGCTGACGGAAGGGTTCATGGGAGGCTGCGACACGCTCGCCCTTCAGGAGATCTGGGACGACGCGGGCCTGGGCGACCGGGCGAACACCACGGACGAGTACCTGCGGTCGATGCTGCTCGAAGAGGCCCCCACCCTGGCCGCGCGTGGCTTCCTGCCCCGGCCCCTGCGCCCCGAGGCCGCCGATGACTGAACCCGCCTTCACCCCGGCCGTGCACTTCGAACTGGAGTTCAAGTCCGACTACCGCCAGCTGCTGGGTCACCCTGGCCACCCGGCGCAGGTCATGTACGCCAGCGCCCTGCTGGCCGTGTTCGGGCTGCCCCTCAACACGCCCGTCCGCCTGAGCATCCGCTTCACGGACCGCAACCAGCTGATCGCCGTCAACGGCCCCGTGGCTCACGAGGCCTCTCCGGCGGAGGTCGGCGCGGCGCTGAACGCGGCGGGCGCCATCGTGGCCACCACCTTCGTCCTGCAGACGCACGTGATCACCGACCTGAACGGGGAGGTCAGTCATGCGTGACCTGAACCGCCTTCAGTTCATGGCCGCCCCCCAGGGCAACCAGACCGCCCGCGTGGCCGTCGCCGTGGTGGGCGGGGAGGTCGTCGCGCACGCCCGCACCCTCGCGGACGCCCTGACGCTCGAAGCGGGCTGGCACGCCTACATGCGCGGACGGCCCCGCGCTCACGGTGGGAACGCCCGCGAGCGGACGCACTGGTACCGCGGCTGGGACCGCGCGCAGGCCTGGGTCAAGCAGCGCAGCCGCGCCCGGCAGGTGGCGTGATGGACGTCCTCACCGCCCACAACGCACGCGGGTACCTGCACGCCGTCACCTGCGACAGCCCCGCCGGGTTTGGGGAACTGTTCGCCCGCACCATGCGCGCTCAGGGCTGCACCGTCACGCGCCGCAGCATGGCCGACCACCTCGCCCAGATCGCCGCCGGCCGGGCGGGTCACGTCCGCGCGGACTCGCCCGCGCAGGTGGCCGCGCCCGCCCTTCCGGAAGTCGGAAGCACTCTCACGGTCCCGCACCTGGGCGCCGGCGTCGTGATCACCGTCCTGACCTGGCCGGACGGCACGCAGGCCGCACTGGTCCGCGCCCGCGATGGCGAGAGCCTCGCCCGGCCGGGCCAGTGGACGCCCCTGGATGCACCTACTCAGGCCACGCAGGACGCCCCACCACCTGAATCACCCATGCCGCCACCCGAACCACCCATCCAGCTGCCCGAACCACCCATCGACCCGCCCATGCCCGCCGCGCCCGTCCTCTCCGCCCCCACGTGCATGCCGACGCTGTTCGGCGACTGGAGCCCCGCATGACCGATCCCGCCCCCACCTACGCCATCCTCGACACCGACCTGCCCGCTGGCGGCAGCCTCAGCGACCGCATGGCCGTTCTGGAAAGCCGCGCCGACCTGATCGAAGGCCTGCGCGTCGAGATCGACGAGCACGAAGCCACCATCCGCGACGCGAAGGTCCGCCGCGACGTCGCCGCCAGCCGCCTGAGCGTCGCCCTGCACGCCGCCGACCTGCTGCGCGACATCGAGCACTCCATCGCGCCGCTGCTCGGCACGGCCCGCCGCACCCACCTCCCGAGCGGCACCACGGCCGCCAGCCCTGCCCCGGACGGCCTGGCCAGCCTGATCGACACGCTCGAACCCGTCACCATCACGCCGGAACTGGAGCCCGCACCCGCCCAGGTGACCGAGTTGTCCGAACCGGACGTCCAGCCCAGCCCTGAACCCGTGGCCGTCACGAACACCCTGGACCTGGTGTTCCCCGCCGGGTTCGAACTCACCGCGCGGGCCGTGGTGTACCTCGACGTTCTCGCTCACCCCGGCGCGACCCTCCCCGAGATCACAGACCGCACGGCCCTGCTGAGCAAGACCGTCAATGGCGTGCTCAGCCGTGGGACGGCCTGCCTGGACTTCTCCCGCGTCGGCGCGCCCAGCCAGTACACCCTCACGGACAGTGGCGTCAGTTACCTGCGCCAGCTGCACGCCTACGCCGTGAGCCAGACGACCCAGGCGGAGGAAGACAGTCCCGAAGAGCCGGAAGAGGTTGACCCGGAACCCACTGTCGAAGCACTCGAGTCACCGGAAGTCCCTGCCGAGGAAGTCGCCGCCACGCAAGAACCTGCCGTGGAAACGCCGGTCGAGGAGAACCCTGCCCCCGCCCCGGATCCGGTCCGCGAGAAGGAGTCGATCAAGGCGGTCAAAGGGGCGCCAACCAAGCGGGCCAAACCGGCACCCGCCCAGCCGACTGAACCGACGGCTGGCAGCGCCCAGGCCCGCGCGCTGGACTTCCTGCGCGAACACGGCCCCGCCACCCCGCAGGGACTCGCCGCGCACCTCGGCATGCCCCGCCTGCCCACCGGCGCCGTGATCTCCCAGCTCGTGAAGCACGGGTACGCCACCCAGACGGACACCGACCCCAGGCTCATCCTGATTCCCGGCGACACCCGCCTCCCCGCGAAACCCGCGCAGCAGGCGGCGGCCGGGCCGTCGGTCACGCTGACCGCGCCCGCTGACGCTGGCTCGCCCAGCCAGGAGGAACTCAAGGCCCGCCTCCGCGAGAACGCCGAAGCGGTCCGCGCGGTCCTCGGCAAGAAACCCATGACGGAACTGGACCTCCGAGCCAAGCTCCCCGACATGAACCTCAGCCACCTGCGCGCCGCACTCGGGTACCTCGAAGAAGGCGGCACCGTGCGCCGCGTGCCCGGCCCCACGCCCGCCAGCCGCGCCGCGTACGCCCTGGACGAACTGGACCTGCCCGCCCCGACCCTGGACCACCTGACCGCCGAGGGCCGCATGGTCGAGGTGCACCTCGCGCAGGTCACGGACCGCAGCGAACGGGACACCGCGTCGAACATGGCCCTGAAACTCGGCCTGCCCCGCGAGCAGGTCGAGGAGGCCCTCGCGGTCCTGCACGCCCAGGGCCGCCTCCGCTGGAGCCGCACCGGGATGCTCGTCCACTACTCCCTCACGACCGCCGGCGAGGTGGCCGCGTGAACGCCCTCGGCAGCCGCTACCTGATCGCCCAGGCCGTGCAGGCCTCCCTGCGCGGCAAGGACCAGCGCCTCAAGTCGTACACCGTCGGCGAGCACGACCTCACGCTGCACCTCGACCGGGTGGAACTCACCGCCAGGAGTGAGCACGCCGCGCGGCGCATCGAGAACGTCATCCGCACCATGCCCGACGCGCAGCTCGGCCGGTACGTGCGCGACGCGGAACACCTCCTGAACCGCCTCCTGGCCCAGCAGACCGGGACGGCCTCCGCGCCCCTGATCCGCCTCGCGCTCAGCTGCGTGCAGTCGGGCGTGGCGGGCCTCATGCGCGGCGGCTCAAAGGTCGCCGTGAGCGACATCAACGCGCAGATCACGCAGTTCGACGAGCAGTTGTTCACCACCCTGAACAGCGAGCTGGAGTACGTCCGCGAGACTGCCCGTCTCCGCGTCGAACAGAAGGACGCGGACATCCAGCGCCTGATCGCGCAGGCGGATCAGGAGATGAAAGCCGACTACGCCCGCTGCGTGGCGGACCTCGAAACCCGCAAGGCGGAACTGGACGCCCGTGAGGCCACGCTGCGCGAGCAGGTGGAGGCGGACCTGCAGATGGCCCTGCGTGCCGCCGATCAGGCCCAGGCGGACGCCAGTGAGGCCCGCCGGCAGCTGGACGCCGCGAGCGCCCAGATCACCCGCGAACGCGCCGCGCACGAACAGGCCCTCGCGGAATTGAAGCGCACCCTGGCCGCCGAGCGGACCGCCACCATCAACCGCGACCGGGACACCCGCAACCAGATCCACCAGCTCGAACAGGACAAGCGAACCCTGTCGTCCACGGTCGGGCACCTCAACCAGGAGTGCGAACGCCTCGAGGCGGAACTCGCGACCGCCCGGACCGCCGCCCCCGAACCCGCCCCCGTTCCCGTCCCGGCTGCCCTGGAGGTCACCGCCATGCCCACCCCCACCCTGAACCCCCGACTGGCCGCCATGAGCTGCGCCGTGTACCTCACCGCGCACGGCATCCCCACCCGCGCCGACGGCGACCACCTCACCGGCGAGCAGACCGTCCAGCGCAGCGAACTGATCGTCGCGTGGTCCACCGAGTACCCGACCGACGAAGCCCGCCGCGCCCACCTGCGCGCCAGTATCCGCCCACTCCTCGCCCAGGACGCCGCGTGACCACCCCGCCCGTCCTCCTGGCGCTGAGCGTTCAGGAACCCTGGAGTACCGCCATCCTGGATCTCGGCAAGGACGTCGAGAACCGCGACTGGCACCGCAGCCCCGGCCTGCTCGCCCAGGCCCGCCGCCTCGTCGGCCGGCGACTGATGCTGCACGCCGGGAAGACCTTCGACGACAGCGGCGTCCCGTTTATCCGCACGCTGACCGGGCAGCGCGTCCTGAAGACGGACTGCACCCTCGGCGCGGTCCTGGGTGTCGTCACCCTGAAGGCCGTCACGGTTGACGGCAGGCCCACCAGCCGCTGGGCAGCCTGTGACGCCGTGCACCTGCACCTCGCCGACCCCATTCGCCTGACCGACCCCATCCGCTGCCGGGGCGCCCTGGGCTTCTTCTGCCCGGACGACACCGTGCAGGAACGGGTGCGCCGCCAGCTGGCCGCGCAGGGCGTGACGCTGTGACCACCCCGCTCAAGCCCGCCGCGCCGGAAACGGAAGGGCGCGGCCCCATGCTCCTGCGGGTCGCGCACGCCAACGCCGGCCGGTGGATCACCGTCACGCAACTGCGCGACCTGCTCGGCATGGAAGAAACCAGGCACTACGCCAAACGGGCCGCGTACCTGCACCGCACCGGCCGTCTCGACCGCCAGCACGCCGCCGACCACCGCCCCGACCGCCCCCGCTTCGAGTACCGGTTCCGCGCGTGGCCGCAGACCCCGGCCCTGCGCGCCACGACCGAACTCGAAGCCGGCACGGACGCCAGCGAGGCCGCCCGCACCGCCCGGTACCAGCAGACCGTCACCCGCCGCCGCGCCGCCATCACGGCCGCCGCCGCGCAGATCCTGACCGTCCTGCGCGCCGCGCCCGGCCCCGTTCCGGAACAGGACCTCCTGGCCGCCGTGTCGCACCTGAGCGTCACCACGGCCCGCGAGACGCTGACGTACCTCGTGCACGAGACGCAGGACGCCCTGATGATCACGGGCACCACCCGCCGCGCCCGCGCCACCACGTACGAGGCGGTCCGCAGCGGCCTGCCCCGCGTGGCTGTGCGGCCCCTCACGCCCGACGCGGAGGCCGTCCAGGGTCTGCTGCGCGCCGCCACGGACCGCGACGCCAGCCTCTCCCGGCAGGCACTGATGGAACAGACCCGCTGGCCCTGGCCACGCATCGAGAAGGCCCTGTCCCTCCTGGAAGCGCACGGCCTGCTGGCCCTGCGGCCCGTCGGCGCGTCCGTCCTGTTCCGCCACGCCCCCACCCCCGCCCCCGCACGCCAGAAGAAGGTCGCATGAACCACGTCCCCACCGTCCACCAACTCGCCACCCGCACCCGCCAGATCAACGCCAGCAACGACTGGGGCACCGACTTCACGCCCGCGCAGATCCCGCAGTTCCTCGCGCTGATCCACAGCGAGATCACCGAGGCGCACCACGAACGCGACCGAGCCAAGCGTGCCCGCGAACTGGGCGACGTGATCGTCCGTGCCCTTGACCTGTGCGAATTGATTCGCCCCGGCCTGATCGGGAGCCGCCTGACGACACTCGAGCACCACCGACCGGGCCTGCTCATGCGTTGGGCAACCCGCCGGCATCGCAGCGTGTACGAGTCGAGCCTGCACGCCCGGACCAGCGCCGCACTGGAAACGTTCCGGAAGGCGCCGGCGGACCAGATGCCCGGCCAGGTGGTCGTCGATCTGAGCCGCCTGATCTGCGCCGCGAACTTCGTGTTGCTGTGCGAGCAGCCGCGCGGCACGACGCCCACCGACCTGATCTCCGGAATCCTCGACGCGAACAGCGCACGGGGCAAACGCCATGGCGGTCGCCGATGCTGACCAGCCCCCGCGACGTGAACGGCAACCCCATCGCCACCACCGCCAGTCTGTGCTCCCTTGCCGACTGGGCACTCAGCGACGACACCGGCGCCAGCAGCCTCTGCATTGCCCGCATCCTGGCCGGCCGACCGGACCCGGGCAGCGCCCACAACTACCCGCACGACACCGGGGACCTGGGCCGCTGCCTGCGCCTCATCCGCGCCGTCCCGCAGGCCCGCGACGCCGTCCGCGCCCTCGCCGAACGCCCCGGACACCACGTCTGGGCGGAGTTGCATGCCATCTGGGACAACCTCACCGAGCAGGCCCAGCGGGACGGCGTCACCGACCACCGCAGTACCTTCGGGAACGGCCCCAGCACCACCGGTCTCATGCTCCGCGCCGCCATCGGCCTCGGCCGCGCCCGGAGCAACCAGTGACCGGCCCGCACCCCGGCGCGAGCGTGGCCAACCGGCGCCGCCTCATGGTCCTGGCCGACACCGGCGTCCGCAGCAGCGACCCCCTCACCGCCGCCGAAGCCCTGATCGAACTGCCGAAAGTTGCCGCCGGGATCCTGGAAGGCATCTCCGGGCAGCCCGTCATGGCCTTCATGGCAATCGGAGAGGAGGACGTGCAGGCCCTGCGGGAGTTCCTCCTCGCCCGGCAGGGACTCGCAGGCCTGGAACGTCACGTCGAGGCGCAGCCATGACCGCCCTCACCCCCCGACAGGAAGCGAACCTCGCGCGCCTATGTGATCAGTGCTGGAAGCCGCAGCGCGAGTGCCAGTGCGTGACGTTCGAAGGCGTGCACGGGCACAGCTACGCGGGCGGCGGTCCTGCCGAGTCGCAGGCGACCTGGGGCGATCACGCTCCGGACCACCGCACGTGGTGGGGCTGGGCACTCAAGAACGCGATGGACGAAGCGACCCGCCTGGCCGACGCCTTGCCGGGCAGTCCCGCCGCGCAGGCCTGGCTACTGCATGCCGTCGTTCTCCGGGAGGACCTGCACGCCCTGGGGTACGACTACCCGTTCGCGCCGGCGCCGCAGCACCCGCCCGAGTACGAGCAGATCTGGCTGTGGGCTGAGCGGGGGTACTACGTGCAGGTCCTGGCGGCCGACCCGGTCACGCTCACGGGTTTCATCGTCTTCCCTAACCCTGCCCCCGAAGAGATGAGCGGCGCCTGCAACTGGGAACGCGAACTCCTCACGTACGCCTACCCCGACGCCAAAGCGTTCATCGACGCCGTCGCCCTGAGCAATTGACAAGGACACCCCATGACCCAGCCCGTGAAACCCGTCTGCGCCCTGACCGAAGCCATCAAGCCCCTGCTGCCGCCCCTGCTCGTGCAGGTCGCCGACCACCGCGTTCTGGAAGGGTTCCTGAAGTACGGGCAGACGCTCAGTGACAACCACAAGCCACTGCGCAAGAAGGTCGTGCACCACATCCAGGAGCTGATCGACGCCCTGAACTACAACGAGTGGAAACTGATGGACCTGCGCCGCCACGAGAACCACTTCGAACTGGTGTTCCAGGCCCTGGAGCGGCGCCGCAGGTACATCCAACACCTGTCTGAGCTGCTTGACCTTGTGCCCGACCTGACCTTCGAGGAACTGACGTACAAGGAGGGTCACAGCGAGGCCGATCAGCTGCGCGCAGATCTCGCGGCGGCCCGGGCGGAGCGGGACGCGCTGCTGGGGGCACTGGGGAGCGTGCTCGACGAGGCGTACGACGGGCAGCACTCGTACCGTGTGGACCTCAGCACCCTCCAGGCAGCGCACGAAACCTTCACCGCCCTGGAGGGCGCGTGACCGGCGTGCCCCGGCCCCTGTGGGTGGCGTTCGACATCGACGGGACCCTCGCCTGCGCCCTGCCGGCCCTGCGCGTGGCCCTGGCCGCCCGCCTGGGCCTGCCCGTGGACGCCATCCGGGATGGCGGACCGTACGAGCAGTTCGGCTTCACGACCGGCTGCGGCCGCACCGACATCGCCCTGAGCGGCATGGCGCAGCGGGAATGGGAGCAGGTGGCCAGTCAGGCGCAGCCCCTGCCCGGCGCATTGGACGCCGTGACCCGCGTGGCGCAGGCCGGGCGACTCCTGGGGTACGTCACGCGGCGCCCGCTGCATATGTGGGACGTCACGTACACCTGGCTGTCCGCGCATGGCTTCCCGGTCGCCAATTACCTGCTGCGGCACATGCCGGACGAGCACGCCTGCAAGAGCGTCCAGGCGGTGGGCCTCGCCGTCAGCTGGGGCCACAGGGATGGCGGACCGAATCACCTCAGCAGCATCACCCTCGTCGAGGACAGCGGCCGCGAGGCCCTCAGCGCCGCCCGCAACGGCCTGCGCGTCCACCTGATCGACCAGCCGCACAACCAGGCCGCCCAGCACGAACGCATCACCCGCATTCCCGACCTCACGCACCTGAAGGCGGAACTCCATGACTGAACCGACCCCGCTCGCCCCCCAGCCCCAACCCGCGCCCCTGCCTGAGCGGGTGCAGGCCGCGCTGGCCGTGAAGGCCTGCCCGCCTGTGTACGTTGACATCGTGAACCCGAGCGGGCGCGTGTCCTACCGCCGCTGGTCGGACCACCCAGACGTACAAGAGGCGCTAGGTACGCAGGGCTACAGCGTGCGCCGCTCGGATTCCCAGTACGAGCTGGAGGGCGAACCTCACCCGCTCCGCGCTCTCCTCGCCGAGACGGCCGCTGCCCTGGCCTCCGCTGAGGCTGAGCGGGATGCGCTGCGGGAGGCTCTGGGGACGATCGGCGCAGGTGTCGAAATTGCCCGGCAGCAGGGCAACGGCAACGCTCACATGGACGCCATCTACAGGATCGCGTGTGAGGCGATGGGGGTCCAGTCGTGACCCGCTCCACTGCTGATCTCCTGCGCGACGTGGCGACCGCGCTCACCTGCTACGCCAGCACCAAGCACGCCCAGGCCAGCGTCCAGAAGATCCCCAGCGTCAAGACGGCCATGCTGGAGGAGGTGGCGCACATCGAGGCGCTGGAACGCGAGGTCCGCGAGGCCATGCGCGCCCAGGCCGAGGCCGGGAACTGGGATCTGGAGTACTCGTTCAACCCTTCCGAGTACGACATCCACCAGGACGTGCTGTACCAGCAGTACCGCGACCACGTGAACGGCCGGAAGGGCACGGGCGCCATCCGGAAGTACGAGGTTCACCGCCGGTTCGGGGAGCTGCTGGCGCGCGCGGACGCCCTGGGCGATCCCGTAGTTTCCGAGGGGTTGATCTGGCTGGCGTGGCACACGGTCAAGGACCGCGAGATGGCGCAGGGGACGAACGAGGTCCTGCGGTTCAGGCTGATCCGCCAGTCGGAGATCGAGAAGGTCAGTGTGGCCGTGCCGCGCGAGACCGTTGAGGGCCTGCTCGCCGGGTGGAATGAGGGACTGTGGGGGCCGTACACCCAGGATGCGGGCGTGCCGGACACGGTTCTCGCGCTGGTGGACGGTCTACGCGCCGCGCTCGTCCAGCGTGACGCCGGAGGCCAGTCGTGACCCGCCCGCCGACCGCGCTGGAGATCCTGGAGCTCCTGTCCACCCGGGCACGCTACCGGGAGTGGCTGACCGGCGGGCACCTGGAGGCGGACCACGGGATGATCACCGACAACCTCGCCCGCGTGACCGCGCAGATCGAGGCGCTCACGCACCGGCAGGTGGCGGAGGCCCTGGAACAGCTGCGCGCCCAGGCTGCGCCATGGACAGCCGCCGAACTGGAGGACCTGCGCCTTCTCGCCTGGGCACTCGGTCCGGAGAACGACGGGCAGCTCACCATCACGAGTGGCCGGGCACTGGCTGACACCCTGAGCATCGCCAAGATGGTGGACCCAGCTCCCGGCAGGGGCCGCCTGCTCCCCGAACTGGAAGCCCTGATGTCCGTCTCGGTGCGCGAATGGCTGCTGATCCACCGCGCCCTGAACGCCCTGCTCGGGCAGGCCCCGCAGGCATTGCCAGAACCGGAGGCGCCCGCCGCGGCCCCCACCGCAGGTGAGGAGCCGGAGACCCTGCTGGAACGCATCCTCGACACGCTGCCCAACTGCCGCGACTTCAAGCTGACCGCACCTGACCGGGACGGCGAGTGGACGGCGAGCTTCATGTACGACCACTGCGCCTTCGAAGGGCAGGGCAGCTCCCCCGAGGCAGCACTCATCGAGGCGTCAGTGGAGCGCACGATCGCCGATCACTACTACTACGCCGACGGGGCGCGGCTGAGCGAGGCGCAGATGACGGACCTGCTGAACACGGCCTACATGACCCACCTGGGGCACCTGCCCGGGCACGGGTACCGGGGCAGCTACCTGAAGGAGGATGTGGAGTGAGTACCCTCACGGAGGAATACGCCGCTCAGCAGGAGCAGCGTCGTCAGGAGATCGCCGCCCTCAGCCCAGGCCTGCGCCAGGATCTGGAGCTGCTGGCCGTGCTGGCCAGCGAGCCGGACGCCTGGCGCGGCGTCACGGAAAGCCGGGCGCGTGAGATCCTCGCCTGCACCGTTCCGGAATACAGGCAGCTGATCCGCCGCGTGGACACCGAATTCACGTGGCAGGCGGACCAGCCGTGACCTCGCTTCCGGAAGACCGCGAGGTTGCGGCCCTGCCGACCCTGCACGACCTTGTGACAGGTGACGCGCCTGCGTCGGGGGAGGCCTACAGTCAGGCCAGCGCGGCCTGGAAGGCGCGGCGGGTACTGGCCTTCCAGGCGCTGTCCCGAACCCTCAGCGCCGATCAGCAGGCGCTGCTGAAAACACTCGTCGAAGTTCACGCGCACGAGTCCGCCCTGCGGGGCGCGGCCGTGGGTGCCCAGGCGGCCCGCCGTGAGGCCCGGATCCGGAACGGCGAGCAGTCCCGCCAGCATGCCGAGGCGGCCGCGCAGGCCCGCCTGGAGAACCGGCAGATCAACGACCTCCTGAAGCGCGCCGCTGACGACAACGCCACCCTGCGGCGCCGCGCCGACACCGCCGAGAAGGAACTGGCCGCCCTGCGCGCCACGCTGCCCGGCATCGAGCGGGTCATCCGGCAGGACATCATCGCCGCCGCGCCCGCCGACCACCGGCCCCTCCCGCGCCTCGCCCCCCGCTCAGCCGTCACGTACCGGTACCTGTCGCACGGGTTCCACGTCCGGCGGATCGCGCGGCGCATCGAGGAGTTCCTGGCCGGCCCGGACTGTCGCGGGTACGCCAGACCCGAGAAGCTCGCGGAGTTCCTGCTGCCGGAGACGCCACGCCCGACGTTCCAGCAGGCCCTGACGCACCTGCTGCTGTCCCGCCGCGTGATCCAGTCACCCTCCGGTGCGTACCGGCTGCGCAACCCCAGCGGGGCGCCCAGGTGACGCCGCCTGCCCTGCTGACGGCCCTGCGGGAACTGGCGGTCCTGCTGCCCGGCGGACGGCTCCGGCTGCTGCGTCAGGCGGTCCCTGGCGCCGGGCAGACCGAAACGCTGGAATGTATCTACGACGGCCGCGCCCACCGGGTGTGCACGATCAGCCACGAACCCCTCGGGCGATTCGGCCTGCTGCACGTCCGCGCCAGCGTCGAGGAGGAGATCCAGGCGCGCGGGTGGGTCCTGAGCCAGGACTTCCGGCCGCACGCGCGGTTCGCATCGGCCCGCGCGACCATCTACACCCCGAACTTCCACTCCAAAGACGCTACTGCGCCCGACCATCCCGACATGGACGACCACCAGCTGCGCCTGCACGCCCTGCTCAGCTGCGCTGCGAAGGCCATCCGCAACCCGCACTACCTGGAGGACCGACCATCATGAAGCACCCCACGTTCGCCGAGCGCCTCCGCGCAGCCCTGCAGGCCTTCCGCGATCCGGAAGCAGTCTCCCCTCCCCTGCCGGAACTGGAGGTGGGCCTCCCGCCACAATTATGGGCCGCGCCGACTCTGAAAATATGACTCAACTACTGGAATTCTACCGCAAAAGCTGATTGGCCTTATAAAGGAAATACATTTGATTTTGCTCTGCCTTGGTGCGCTCTTGAAAGTACTCACCGGCAGCCACAGTGCCTAATCCTAAAATGCCCCCAACAATATTTGAGATATTTTTATCTATTTCGCTAGGCATCAAAAGATTAGACACCGCCAGAGTGAGTGTACCGGCAGTAGCCGTATTAATTACCGATTTTTGATAGATGTTTTGCACAACTCTATTTATACTGACAGCCTCTTCGATTTCCATAACGGCCGGTGCTATTTTTAGATTATACAGCTCGTCAGCCTCTATCGCGAAATCCCTTTCCCAAGTTGCGCTTTGGATAGTTTTGGAGTATTCAACCATTGCTGCCCGAAATTTTGACAGCGGTCGTACGAGCAGCTTACGTATATCCAATATCTCGTCAACGCCAGCCTGCTCAAAATGGGGAAGTCTTTGAATAAAATGAGCTGAAAGGCCAGTCTGAGCCGCTCTCTCCTTCCTCATGTTTGACAATTCCGGACGCTTCTCTTTAATGTATAAGTCTATTAGATTGGACATTTCCCTATCTAAAAGCGGAAAGCTATTTTGACTAGCAATAGTCTTGAAGACCCCTTCAGTGAACTTCTCAGCAAAACTGCCAGAGGCCATTTCGTGCTCATATTTCTCAAGATTGAGCAATCCTCGCCTAACCAGCTTATCGATGTCAAGGATACCTAGTGGGCCAAATATGCCATTCATTCCCACTCTCATCGAGGCAAATGCCTGCTCTCTTAGAGCCAAAAATTTCTTTTCTTGAACTCTTCTCTGGCTTCTTGGGAGACCTCTAAGACTCGTGATAGCATCGTCCAGCTGCTCTATCATATCGGCTACTTGGTAGAATTCCGCTCTTTGCTCCTGTCCAACAATTCCAGCCAACCTTTGAATATTGTGTTTAGTGGGTTGGTTGACCAATGCTTCCACTGCAATCAAAAGCATTTCTGATTTTGGACTATGAAGGCTTATGGTATCTCCGTAAAGTAAGCCGATCTTAATAAGTCTTAATTCGCTATGTATTGCCAGATTGCCGCCGCTGCCTATGCCGTGTCCTATTGAAATATTAAATTTACTGTTATCCACGCCTTACCCCCTGGCTTACTACACAATCAAAACCCATCTAACCGAAAAACAGCTGCCCAAGTACTCGAATTTATGCCATGCGCGTATTACAATACAGAAATTAGCATATATTTTAATTTGCGACAGCACGCTCGAATTAAGCCTTGCGCCCCGCAGACAAGAGAGAGGTCGATCGGGGTATGCTCCCCCTCGTGATCACAGCAACGGTGTTCAACCATGCCGGCGGCGCAGGCAAGACCAGCATCACCCGGGACGTCGGGTACGAGCTGTCCCGCGCGGGCCTGCGCGTCCTCCTGATCGACCTCGACCCGCAGGCGAACCTGACGTCCTGGCTGGGCGTCCGTGGCGTCACCCTGTCCGCCACGGTGTACGAGGTGGCCACCGAGGGCGAAGGGCTCCCCGAGCCGATCAAGGTGCACGGCATGCACCTGATTCCCAGTCAGGTGGACCTGGCGCTCGCCGAGACGGGCATGCTGGGCGCGCCCGGCTCGCAGCTGTTCCTCCGGCAGGCGCTGGAGCACGTGCGCGAGCAGTACGACGTGGTCCTGATCGACAGCCCACCCAGCGTCGGGCAACTGGCCATCCTGGGCGCCGCGGCCGCCGACCGGCTGATCGTGCCCATCCCCACCCGGCAGAAAGGCCTGGACGCCCTGCCAGGCCTCCAGAAGGCCACGAAGCTCTACCGGCGACTCCAGCCGGAACTGCGGGTGGCGCTGTACGTGCCGACCATGTACAACGACCGGCGCAGTCACGACCGCGAGGTGCTGGCCATGCTCCGCGACGGCCTCACGCCCCTCGGGGAGCCGGTACCGGAGCGTGCGGCCGTGTGGCTGGATTCCACGACGGATGGCAGCCCCGTGGGCGTCTACGCGCCCGGCAGCCCGGTGCATCAGGACGTGCTGCGCCTCACGGCGGACGTGGCACGCGCCCTGAACCTGAACGTGGCGGTAACGGCATGACCCGCAAGCGCCCCGCGCCCCGCACGGGCATCGAAGGCCTGCTGAACGGAGCCTCGGCACTGGCGGAAGCGCCCAGCGCCACCCTGCCTGTCACGGACCTGCGACCCTCAGCCTTCCAACCCCGGCGGCACTTTGACGAGACCAGCCTGACCGAACTGACCGACTCCATCCGCAAGAACGGCGTCCTGCAACCACTCCTGGCACGCCCGTCAGACAACGGGTACGAGATTGTCGCTGGGGAACGCCGCTGGCGCGCCGCGCAGCAGGCCGGCCTGACCGAGGTGCCCGTTCACATCCGCGACCTCACGGACGAACAGGCCGTCCGCGCGGCCCTGCTGGAGAACCTGCACCGCGAGGACCTCAACCAGTACGAGGAAGCGGCCGCCACCCTGCGCCTCGTCGCCCTGACCCTCGGCGTGGACGAGGACGTCGCGCGCGCCCGGATGTACGCCGCGGCGCGCGGCACGAACACCGAGGACCGCGAAGTACTCGAGGACCTGTTCGCCGCCGCGAGTCTCGGCAGCTGGCAGTCGTTCACGACGAACAAGCTCCGCATCCTCAGGTACCCGGACGCCATCGTCACGGCCATGCAGGGCGGACTGCACTACAGCATTGCCGCCGTCATCGCCGCCGCCCCCGACATCCATCAGGCGGAGCTGCTGGCCATGGCGCAGGGTGGCGCCGGGTACCGGGAAGTCAAGGCCCGCCGCGCCGCCCTGGAGGCCCGCGCAACCCCGCTGAAAGTGGACCCGGCACGCGTGACGGAAGTCGGTAAGCGCATCAGCAGCGTGAAGTGGCTCGGCACGCTCGACAACAAGGCGCAGAAGGAGCTGCAGGCCTGGCTGAACCGCATGCCCGACAGCGTCCGGAAGGCTATGAACCTGCCGGACTGACGTCAGTGCGGCAGGCGCACGCACCCCTCGGCAGCCGCATGCGCCCCAGCCTTCAAACCCTGATCCACCAGACCAGCGTGGACCTGCGCGTCCAGCTGGGCCGGCGCGTACTCCTGGAACGAGTACTCGAGGCGATCATGTAGGAGTATCGCGACGACCCGGACCTGCGGGCATGCGTGGCCCGGCGAGTTGGGGAAGAGTAGGCCACGTTCATCGCGTCCCCCGAACATGTCGCAATTCACGACGCATTCGGGGGACGTGTCGTCGATTCCGGGTTTACGGCGACACGTTGGGCTCTGCGGCGGGGGGCGCGTCCGGCGTGGGGAAAAGCCGGAGGAAGCTCTCGTGGAGGTTCCTGAGCAGCGGCAGGACGCTACCCATGCTCAGTGCCTTTTCTTGATTGGGGTGCTGTAGGAGGTTGCGGATATCCTTCCACGCGGTCCACAGATCGCGCTGCGGGTCAGTGAAGTGCCCGGCAGCATGAAGGGCGTCCACGAGCTTGGCCATGCTCTGGTGTCCCTTGCCGGCGGTGACGCCGTGCTGGGCGGCATAGGCGCGTACGGCGGCTTCGGCGGCCAGGGCCAGGCGGGAGGCGCCGACGGTCATCATGGAGTACCGGAAACCCGCGTACGCGATGCAGTCGCAGCCCTCGGCGAGGTAGTGGCGGACGTCTTCCGGGAAGTGGTCGGGAATGGGTCCGAGGACGGCCGCGGCGAGGTCGGCAGGACGCATGGGGCCGAGGCGGCCCTGGCCGTCCGAGGCGACCATGCCTGCGAGCGCCGGATCCGTGAAGGTCAGGTTGTCTGGGGTGAGCGGTCCGGTGCGGGTCAGGCCCTGCAGGGTGACTTCGGCGCCGAGGATGTCGAGGATGGTGTCGACGTGTTCGGGTGGGATGCGGTTGCCGCCGGCGATGAAGGCGGCGACGCTGGCGGTGCTGATGCCGAGGCGGCGGGCGAGTTCGGCCTGTGCGCCGCGTTTGGCGCGGATGGCGGCGCGCAGGTGGTCGTGAAGTTCGGTCTGGTTCATGGGTTCATCCTCCGTCAATACTAGACGCCAGACTAGCATTGACAGTCATTCTAGTGTATTATTTAGCCATGAACGGAAACGCAGTGAAGATTTACGCTCACAGCCTCCCCGAGATCGACAGCGACTTCGACACCATCGGCCTGCTGATCGCCCGCCCCCTCACGCACGAAGAGGCCCTGCGCGCCGCCGGAGCCCTCGGCTACGCCCTGGCCCGCATGAACGGCGAGAGCCTCGGGGACCCCGTGAGCCTGATCTTCACCCCGGCCAGCACGTACCTGACCTTCCACTTCGACAGCACCAAGTGCCGCCGCAGCAGCTACAGCTTCGAGGAGGCCTTCCGGGACGCCGCCGCGTACATCGAGACCGGCACGCCCGTCCGCAAGAGCGACCGCGCCGGGCGCGGCACGAAGGGCACCCGCCTGATCGACGGTATCGGCGCCGTCAGCCTGACCATCCTGCTGGACGTGGACGTGGACGCCGGCCCACAGCCCACCCCGCCCGCCCCGGCCGTCAGCGCCGCCCAGCGCGCCCTGGATGAAGCCCGCGACCGCCTGAACGCCGCGCAGCACGCCTACGCCCAGGCGGCCATCGCGTACGCCGGAGCGGGCCTGTGAGCACCCCCGTGGGCGATCAGATCCACCTGTGGCCCAGCCGGGACGAGGACGGCCGCTGGGAGGTGGACGCCACGTACCAGGGCCGCGTGGTCGGCATCGGCATCGCCTGGTTCCGTGAGGACGCCGAGGCGGACGCCCTGGCGCAGGCGCACCGCACCCTGAACCCCGCCCCGGACGTGGCCGCATGACCCGCATCCTCGTCATCCGCCCGGACGGGCAGACGCTCGCCATGGACATGGACTCCGCGGGCGGCGCGGCCGGGCATTTCTGCGGCGGGATGGTCATCCGCCTGCCCGAGGCCTTCCACGCCCTGCACCACTACGAGGTGTGGCACCTCGACGACTGGGCTGGGCAGCCTGTGAACCGCGCCGCCGGCAACATCATCGGCCTGCCCTTCGCATACGAGCCCCTGCGCGGCACCGTGGTCCTCACGCGCCTCCCGGACGGCCAGGACACCCGCGCCGAACGGGAGCACCAGCGCCAGTACTTCGGAATGCTCGACGCGGTGGACGCTGGATTCTGCACCGCCGACGAGGCCGGCATCGACTACCTGATCCGCGTGAATTCAGACGAGGGAGATCATGCTGCCTAGCGCCCCACAGGCAATCTAAACCGCTAACAACGGTTTGAGGGCACCCGTAAATACAATCAAAATTTCTGAATGGCTCACAGAAATTTTCACTTCAAGCAACCGGCGCAATCCATCAGGATACGCGCCGGTTCAGCTTTTTGGAAGGCAAATTTGGTCTGGAACTTTCCGTGAATGAACCGCATAGTGATGACATGACAAGACCCGCACCGGCTACCATCGACTACAGCACCATCATCACTGACGCGGCCCTGGAAGGCCGGAAACAAGCATCCGAAGCATTGCAGCCCGTCATCGAAATGTTTACGCGGTCGCTGATGGACGCCGGCTTCGTCACGCTGATGGGGGTGGCGCTGATCGTGGCGGTCATGCTGATCGTCGGGGCGTTGCGGTCGGGCCGCATTCACGTTGCGCTGCTGTGCCTGGGCATCCTGGGCGTGCTGGGAGTGGTCGCCGATCACCTGCTTTCCACCGTCACGTTCACCTGGGCCAGCGCCGGCCTGGGCTTCATGCTGATCGTGGCGGCTGTAGCCAGAGGCTGGCGGGGTCTGCTGAGCCTCGCGCGGATCCTCACGCCCTGAATCGAACCGGCCACTTCCGTCCAATTCCAGACTGACAGCAGCGGCGGGCAGCCCTGGCATTTGCCAGAATCGCCCGCCGCTGCACCTTGCGTTTGATGCCGAAATTTCTGCCGACCTGCATTCTGGTTGACAAATTCGGCCGAAATCTGCACTTCCAGCGCTTCTCACGAAGTGCAGAAAACCCAGCCTGAGATCACGCAATGCGTCGTATTGAATCTGCGTCAGCAGGTCGGGAGCTTCACTCCCACGCCTCGCTGTACGTCTCGCCCACGCCGTCGAGCAGGCCGCCGCGCTGGCGGTAGCGGAGCAGCTCGTCCGAGTCCATGCCCAGCGCCCGACCCACGTCGTCGAGCGCCACGCCCTGGGCCAGCAGCGCCTCCACGAGGTCCTGCGTGCCCTGCACCGAGTGCGACCCGCGCGCCTCGTTGTGCAGCACGGTCGCCTCGATACGGCTCGCCACGTCCTGCCGGTCCCCGCGCGCCGTCGTGACCGGCAGGTACCCGTGCGTGCTCGCGCGAACCTTCGGGCGTTCCAGGACCACGCGGGTCCGGTGGAACCCGTCGATGATCTCGCGGCGCTGCCCCTCCTCGCCCGGCCAGGTGGCGACCGGCATGGTGTACCCGCTGCGTTCGATGCTGCGGGTCAGGGCGCGCATCTCGGGCGGCGCGACGGTGTTGGGGTTGTAGGCGTTCGCCTGCACGTCGGTGGCCGGCACCCACTCCACGAGGTCCACAGGATGGTGGCGCAGGGGGCTGACGGCGTGCAGGGCGCGGCGGGCGGTGTTCAGGGCCTGCACCTGGGCGTCGGTGCTGGGCAGCGCGGCGATGGCCTCGGCCAGCTGCGCGGCGAGGGCGGCGATGTCGGGCGCGGCCGGGTCGATCAGGCGGGGCTGGGTCATGGCGTCATGGCCTCCGGGTCGGCGTGGATGCGTTCGAGGGCGCGGACGTGCAGGGGAGCGACCTGGAACTGGTAGTCGGGGGCGTACAGGGCGTCGTGGATCAGGTAGAGCCGGGTGGGTTCCGGGTCCGGGTCCGTTTCGGCGCGCGTGAAGTGCCCGCCGCGCCAGGCGTAGACGGGACCGCGTTCGCTGCGGCGGTCGCCGGTCACGGAGACGCTGAACCGGGCCGCGTGGGTCAGGGCGTGCCAGGAGTGGCGGTGCAGGTCCCGCACGAGCTGCAGGTCGGCCAGGGCGCGCGCCTCGGTCATGGTGGGGGGAAGCGGTCCGATGGTGTCGAGGGCGTGCTGCATGCGCAGGGCGTGCCGGATCATGGCGGGCAGTCCGCGCGGGCTGCCGGCGATCATGGTGATGACATCCTCGGTCAGCATGGCCTGGACGCGCTGCGTGCGCCCTTCCGGTCCGACGGGGCGGCCGGGCCCGGTCACAGGGCCTTCTCCAGGGCGATGAACCCGCCGCGCAGGGCGCCGCTTTCGAAGCCCAGGTCGCGGTAGAAGTCGGCGTTCTCCAGCTTGGCCAGGATCTTCACGCGGCTCAGGCGCTGGCCCTTGGCATCGTCGAGCGCCGCCTGCACGGCGAGGCGCTTGGCGTCCACGTTGCCGCCCTGGGCGTACACGGCGACGAACTCTGCCCCGCCGTTCTTCTGGGGCTTGATGCCCGCGAACGCGACGGTCTGCCCGGCGTCCTGCACGGCTGTCCAGCGGTAGGTGGGCTCGCTGGTCATGGCGCTGCCGGTCGCCTGCCGGACCTCGGCAGACACGAAGAACGGCCCGAAGGTGGGGTAGAAGCCGGGGTCGGTCTGGCTGAGCGTCTCGGTTCGCATGCCTCCATTTAATTACATACAAAATTAAATAGCAAGCGGGGGACGGGTCGCCCGCCCCCACCCATCCCATCCGCTAGGAACTCAACCGCAGGACCTCCAGCACGAACGGCAGCACCCGGTCCACCAGCGCCAGGAACGTCATCGACCCCAGCGCCCCCTGCGCCAGAGCCAGGACCGCGTCCCCCTGCGCCGGCGACCCGCGCCCCGACCAGAAGAAGACCAGCACGAACATCAGAACACCCGCTGTTTCCATTGAAACCTCCACTCAGGGCAGCGTGCCCTGGTGGAGAAATGATCGTGCAGGCCGGGATTTTCGTTTTACCAGATCTGGTACGGCCCCCAGAGGCCCAGATCCGCCCGTCGCCATACCCCGAGGGCCACTTCCCATGGCATTCCGCGCCGATCTCATGCCGTCCGGGCACGCGCCCATGCCCGGACCACCACCCTTCAATGCACGCTGCGCTCCGGCAGGTCGTCCAGATCCAGCCGACCGGCCAGCACCACGCCGTCCGCCTCCATGACCGTGTACCCGCCCCGTTGCCCCGTCCCGACGAACCCCAGGCGCACCAGGCGCGGGAAGCTGTGTGCGTTCGCCATCACCCGCACCCGCCGCGCCTGCGCCAGCACCGCCAACCCCAGCCGCGCGTCCACCAGCGCCCCATGCACGCCCTGCCCCCGGAAGGCCGGCAGCACGAACGCATGGTCGAGCAGTGCCACACTCCCCTCCACCCGGACGCTCGCGACGCCCTGCACCTGCCCGCCATCCACCGCGACCGCCCAGCTGGTCCGGTCATCGTCCGTGAACGGCCCGCCCAGCTCCCGCTGCGCGGCGCGGGACGCGAAGACCGGCCCCGCCCACTCCCAGAACTCGGCGGGCCGGTGCCCGGGCAGGAACGTCAGGACTTCGAGGGTGTCAGAGATCGGCATACTTTTCCTTTCGCGCGGCCGTCCTGGCCGCGTCTTTCTTCGTGACGCCGAAACTCAGTCTCTGGCACCAGTAGTCGTTCTTCAGGAGCGTGATGCACACGTTCCGCCAGCTGCCCGCCGTGCCCGCCCGCTCGTACCGCTCCTCGGACACGTCGTTCAGGTCCTCCCAGCCCCGGTTGACCTTGAACCAGTCCAGGAACACGCCGATCTTCCCCTCGTAGTGCGCGCGCAGCTCGGGCGGCAGGCTGGCCAGGATCGCCTGCGCGTACGCCCGCCACGTCGGGTACGTCGGCGGCAGCACGAACTGCCCCCGTGCGGCCAGCAGCTCGCTGTCCCCACGCCGCGCCCCGAAGTTCGCGCCCTGCACGCGCGCCACCAGCCGCGCCCACGTCTGCGGCTCCAGCCGGCGGATCAGCGCCAGGTTCTTCCTGGCTTCCGGCCCGAACGGCTCGTCGATCCGCATCTCCGCGAGACTCAGGCCCGCGAGGTGCATCATCTCGTACACTCGGTTCACCGGAATGCCCGCGTCCCGGTGGTACCGCCAGACGTCCTCGACCTCCCAGTCGTAGATGGGGTAGAAGTTCCACAGCTCGTGCGCCGGGTCGCGCTTGAGGGGCTTGACCACGCGGGTACTCCAGGCGCGGCCGCCGTAGCTTTCGCGGTCCCGGCTGCTCTTCCGGACCGTGGCGTACCGGTGCAGGCTCTCAGCGGCCCGCAGGCCCACCAGGAACGCCGCGCGGCCCCCTGCGACCTCCAGGCCGTACCAGCGGCTGAACGCCGGCAGGAACGACTCGAACGTCATGTCGGTCCGGTACCAGTCCCAGTGCGCCGGGTCCGACACGACCCCCGCCCCGGTCGGCAGGTCCCGCACCCACACGTCCCGCCGCGCCGGATCCCACGCCGTCCACAGCGGCTCGTACACACTGCTCGCGTTGTCGGTCGTCAGGGGCAGCGCCACCCAGATCGGGTTCACGCCCGGCCGGCCCAGCATGGCCTGCACGTGCGCGATGGTCCCGGCGTACTGCGCCTCCCAGTCGATGAACAGCACGTCCACGGTCCGGCCCCGGCTCACGGCTTCCAGGCGCGCGAGTTCCAGCAGCACCGTGCTGTCCTTCCCGCCGCTGAAACTCACGCACACCCGGTCGAACTCGTCGAACAGCCCCCGCACCCGCGCCCGCGCCGCGTCCAGCACGCTCAGGCCCAGCGGCGTCTTCTTCGCGGCCTTCACGCGACCCGCCGGACGAACAGATCCCCGAGGCGCGACCGGACGGCCTGCAGGTCATTCACGCGGCCCACCTCCCGCCGGAACTGCGCGCTCACGCTGCTCTTGCGGTCGTACGCCGCCGCGATGCGGTCCTCGATGCCGCAGACCGCCCGGACGTCCAGGTACGTCACGGCGCTCCGCTGCCCGATCCGGTGGTTGCGCAGCTCCGCCTGGTAGTTCTCGGTGTACGAGAACCCCCGCTGGTAGAACGCCGCGTACCGCGCCTCGTTCAGCGTCAACGCCCGCCCACCGGTCCCAGGAGTGCCCAGCAGGAACCGCGGCCCCGCCGGATCCCGCCACGCCGCCAGCGCCGCGTCCCGCGCCCGGACGGTCATCTGCCCGTGATGCAGCGCGGCGCCACCCAGTTCGTCGAGGAGTCCCTGCACCTCGCGGAGGCTGTGGTGGAACTTCACCCAGACGATCACCTTCTCCCCGGCCGGCACGCGGCCCAGCGCGTACCGCAGCGCCTCCAGGCGGCGGTGCCGGAACGTCAGGTGCTCCACCGCGCCCGTCTTCGAGTCGCGGCGGTTGTAGAACCCGCTCGCGATCTCCTGCAGCGCCGTGAACAGCCGGTAGATGTGCGCGCTGGTCAGCTCCTCGTCCGGCACGCCGTCCAGCAGGTCCCAGCGGGCCTGCCCGTACGCCTCGTCCTGCTCGCCCGTGAGGTCCAGGAACACCGGGTCCCACAGTTGCGCCGGCAGGTCCAGGCACTCCTCCCGCGTCACCTGGTACGTGTACGGCCCGATCCGGCTGGCCAGGACGTCCTGATCCCGGATCCGCTCGATCTGCCCCTTGAACTTCTCGCTCCAGTCCACGTGGTCGAGGCTGAACGCCGTCCAGCTCCGGTACCCGAGGATGCGGGAGTCGAGGAAGCGCATCTGCGCGAACAGGTTGTGCACCCCTTCCGGGACGGGCGTGCCGGTCAGGATCAGGCGGCCCCAGGCGGGCGCGGCGAGCATCGTGGCGCGCAGCGTGCGCCGGGCGTGCGGGGTGCGGAGCATGTCGCTCTCGTCCGCCACGACCAGCGTCGCGTCGTCGATCAGACCCGAGAGGGCCAGGGTCACGCGGTCGCTGCTGCTCAGGCTCTCCATGCCGACCACGTACCAGTACGCCTCCGGCACCCGCCCCGGACGGGTCCGGTCGCTGAACACGTGAATGTCCGCCGCCCCGAACGTCGTGTGCTTCAGGATCTCCTGCCGGATCGTCTCTTTCGCTGCGACCGGGCACAGCCAGACCACGCGCCGCACCCGGTGCTGCCGCCGGGCGGCCAGCTCGATCGCCGTGCGGGTCTTCCCGGTGCCGGGATCCTGGAACAGCGCCCCGACCCGCAGGCCCTGGAGTTTGTCCGCAGCGGCCCGCTGGTGCGCCATCATCTTCCGATCTTCTAGTCTGCCAGGAGGTCATCGGGGACGCTCACCTCCCTGGGTTTCTTCGCGCGGGGCTTGCGCTTGGGCTGGAGGGGTTCCGGCACGTCCAGCACCAGCAGCTGGCGGCGCTCCGCCTCGGCGGCGGCCAGCAGCAGCGCGTCCGCCTCGGGCGTCGCCGCGAACGCGAACCGCTCCGCGAAATCCCGGACGTCCGCGTACCGGGCAGCGCTGATCACGGTGCCCTGCAGGGCCGTGTCCCAGTGGGCGCCGCGCAGGTGTTTGGTGGCCTCCCACACCTCGTCCCCGCCCTTCTCCCAGCGCAGCAGTACGTCCCCGGACTTCAGCGGCAGGATCCAGCGTTTCGTGGCGGGAATCCAGCGGCCCGTCACGATCAGGTCCGCGATGGTCGCGCTGCTGACCGACACGATGAACCCGGCGCGCAGCAGGTCCGCGCCGAGTTCCGCCACGCGGTGCTGCGCGGGGCCTTCCAGGACGTTCAGGGTGCGGGTCCAGCAGAACTCCCGCTCGTTCCACTCGAACCCGGCGGCGCGGACCACGGCGCGGAACGCTTCGTTCTTCTCGCGCAGGCGGGCGCGCAGGCCCCGGCCGTCCTGGGTGGGCCACACGCTGGCCACCTCGACGGTGACGGGGGAGGCGGGCCGCAGCACCGTGGCGCCCTCCGACACGGCCGCGTCATCGGACGTGACCGGCAGCAGCGCGTACCGGGGGCGGGCCCAGCCGATCAGGCGACCCAGTTCGTCCGGGCCGATCGCATCGATGAATGCCGCGAGGTCGGCGCTGACGATCATCTGCACGCGCTTCCTGACCCCTTCTTTTCTCGGTCGCCCTCTCTTCTTCATCATTTGTGCCACTATATTACGCCACTTGAGCATTTTATGCCACCAAAATAAGAGGAAAACAGGCGGACCCCGCCCGGAGGTCCGCCCACACGCATTTATTCCCGGTTCAGTTCTTCCAGCAGCTCGGCGGCCTTCGCGCCGGCCTGTTCGAGTGCCTGCACCATCACGCTGTTCACGCCTGCCCGGCCACCCGTGGCCCGTCCGAGCACCAGGCCCCGGTACGTTACCGTGACGCTCACCTGTCCGCGTGACACGCTGCCCCGACCGTCCTGCCGGACGATCCGCAGCGGGCTCGCGTCGCCGGTCGGCATCTCGCCGTCGTACGCCTCATCCGCGAGTTCACTGGCCGCGCCCACGACGTCCTCCAGTTGTAGCGCCGCTTCCACCAGCTGCTCGCCGGGTGTGCCGCCGCTGGCCAGGGTGGCCACGCGCCCACCCAGGGCCAGCTCAATCCGGCCATCCAGGATGCGGATCACCCGTCCACCGCCGGTCCAGGCAGCTCGATCTGCCAGCGCACCTGGCCCGCCCCGCTGATCTCCACGCCGCCGATCAGCCAGCAGGGCGCCCCGTTGCCCTGATCGCCGAGCGGCCGCACGCGGTAGTCGGCGGGCGCGTCACTCAGGTCGGCGTCCAGGTGCGCGGGCAGCCGGGCGTACAGCGGGCCGGCGTGCTGAAACCGGGCGCCCTCGCTGGGGCCGTTCCCGGTCTGGAGGAGGCCCTGCAGGGAGGTCAGGAGCGTGACGGCCTCCTCCAGATCCCCGAGCGGCCGGGCGGGGCGCTGGGCGGGCCGGGCGTAGGCGACGAGTGTCAGGCCGCGCGGCGTGGGGCGCAGGATCTCCACGGTGTCCCGCTGCCGGCGGGGGTCGTGCGGGTCGAACGCGGCGACCTGCTCGGGCGTCAGGACGGCGAGGGCCTGAACGTTCACGGGGCTGAACGGCTCGGTGCCGCTGAGTTCGGGCAGGTGGACGTACAGGTGGCCGGTCCCGGCGAGGGGCAGGGCGCGCAGCTGGAGGTTCGTGCCGAGGGGCGTGACGGTGGGCTGGTTCATGGGGTCACCTCGCCCGCAGTGTCCGGAATCGACGCGTCTTTGAGTGACGCCTGTCCGGGGCGCAGGCTGGCGCACACGGCGCGGCCCAGGCCCAGTTCCTCGAACGCCACGCTGGTCAGGGTGATCGTGTCCGGGCTCCACGCGGTCGCTTCCATGCGGCGCATCACGTCGGCCGGGGTGACACCGTCCGGGACGCCGGTCACGTCGAGCACCTGCGGGACGTTCCGGGCGCGGTTCATGGGGCGGGGCTGCCAGTTGCCGATCACGCACGGACGCCACTGGAAGGTCATCGGGCCGCGCTGCATGCGGACCGTGCTCACGCGCGGCTCCCGGCGCGGCGGGTGAGATCGCGGGCGGCAGCCGTCAGGCCGTCGAGGTCGGGGGTGCGCACGTAGGCGCCAGTCTCCCGCCCGCGGTTGGGGTACCACCCGACGTACTCTGCGGGGCGGTCCAGGACGTCCTGCTCGGCCAGCAGGGACTCGCCACGCATCAGGCGCAGGCGGTAGCCGATGGGGGTGTCGTAGCGGTCCAGCAGGGCGGCGAACCGCAGCACTGGCTCGGTCAGGCCGGGCCGGGAGTTGCCGTGAATGACGGCAACGGCAGCGCCGGCCGTCAGGGCGCGGTAGGCGAGGGTGGGGGCGAGACGGACGAACTGACCGGTGGGCTGCTGGGCGGGGCGGGTGGTCTGGGGCATGGCGGGTCTCCTGTGGGGGCGGGTGGGGGCCGGGCGGCCCCCTGGGCGGGGTTCAGGAAGCGCGGGCGGTGGGGGCGTCGAGGCGGGCGCGGTGGAAGGCTTCGGCGCGGTCGAGTTCGGCGAGGAGCTTCTGGTAGTCGGCGTGAGCCTGGGCGCGGGCGGCGGCGATGGCGGTCAGGGCGGCGTGGGACTCGGCGGGCGTGGGGTTCAGGGGGGAGTTCATGTCGGACCTCGTGGGGGGTGGGTGGGGGCCGGTGTGGCCCCCGGTCGTGGTTACTGGTGGGTGAGTTTCAGCAGGGCCCATTCCTGGACGGTGAGGCCGTGGTCGGCGGCTTCCTGCTGGAGGCGGGTCCAGGCGTCGTGGGGGACGTGCAGGCTGAGCTGGTGGGGTTCCTGGCCGTGGGTGTGGACGCGGTTGCCGTTCTTGGCGCTGAGGCGGGCGCTGGTGAGGGCCTTCTGGGCGGCTTTGATCGGGTCGGCGTGCAGTCCGGCGGGGCGGTGGCGGTGGGTGTCGAGGATGCTGGTGCGGCCGTGGGCGTCTTGGGTGGCCTCGTACCGGTTGGGGAAGAGGGCGTTGGCCTGGTCGAGCAGGTCCTGTGCTTCCGGGGGGAGCGTTGCCTTCATGCCACTAGGATATATATCCTAGTGGAGCAAGTCAAGAGGGGGCACACGGCCCCCCAACCGATCAGAGCGTGTCGCCCTCGTCCTCGTCTGCCTGCGCGCTGTCCCAGCCGGTGTAGAACTCCGACAGGAAGGCGCGGCGCTCCGGCGTGACCGGCAGGCGCACACCGATCGCCCCGGCGCCGCCCGTGGCCACGTTGTTCGCACCCCAGAAGTCGCCGTCCATGCCGTTGTTCCGCAGGTGCCACACGACCTGGGCGCCCGGCTCGACGTGCAGCTCCTCGCCGCCACCGTAGATGGTGAAGCCCGCACCGATCTTCAGGCGACGGCCCTCGATCAGGCGGTGGTGCCCGCCCGGAATCTCGCCGTCCGCCTGGGCTGCCTGGAACAGCTGGCGCAGGCCCTCGTCGTGGCGCCGCCGGCGCTCCAGGGCATGGAGGCTGGCTTCACGGCGGGCGATGAGGGGTGCGGCCTCCTCGGGCGTGGCGCGGCGGGCCAGGGCCGAGTACAGGTAGCCGTTGTCGTCACCCACGCCGAAGCTCAGGCCGTCCTGGCGGATGTAGCGGCGGCTGGCGCGGGTGATGACCAGCGCGTGGCCGGGATCGCGGGTCTGGGTTTCGGCGTTCCAGGGTTCGTGCCAGACGACCTCACCGATCCTCCAGCCGTCGCAGTCGTACCCGCTGCCGCCGGAGAGGCGGATGTCGCCGCCGGGGTTGGGGACGTCGGCGCGGTAGTAGCCGAATTCGTCGCGGGCGATGCGGGTGCCGGCAGGGTAGGGCTGGCCGGTGCGGGTGCAGACGCCCTTGTACTGGGCCGTGATGACTTCACCGGGAACGGGCTGGGATCGGGTCATGGGGTGGGCCTCCTAACCAGTAGGATATATATCATTATGGAGATATTCAAGCGGTTCTTCCCGCCTGCCGCTCATGCCTTCGGTTTCTCCGGGAACTGCCGGCGGTCCACCATGCCCAGGTCCTCGTCGTACCCCAGCAGGCGCACTGGCACGTCCGGCCCGAATCCTGGATCGACGTACCACGCCTCCCCGTCCCGCTCCTCGAGGTGGGCTTCGCCCCGCCCGATCGCCTCGGCCACCACCTCGCGGATGCGCTCGTCAGCGATCAGGTCATGCAGCCCCAGGGTGTCCGCGATATCCGCCTGCGCTTCCCGCATGGACTCCGTGACGGGCACCGTGATGCCGGCCTGCTCGGTGATCCATGCGCGGCGCACCAGGGCCTGCGCCGTGAACCGCTGCTGGTACGCGGCGACGTCCGCGTCGTACGTGGCGCGGCGGAACGGCCGGGCTGCCTGACCTTCCAGGAGTTCGTGCAGCTGCGCCGTGAACTGCGGCGTGACGGTCGCGCTCCGAATGCCGCGCAGGATGCCGGTTTTCGCGTCCACCAGCAGCCACTGGATCAGGGTGTGCCCGATCACGGGCAGGCCCCGTTCGTCGGCCGGCATCAGCCGCGCGTCGTACGGTGCGTCACTCCAGTCCATCACGCCCGGCATCCTGGCCAGCAGGATCACGACGCTGCCGTGACTGGCCAGCCCCACCTCGAAGGGACGGGTGGTATCCCGGAACGCGGCAGCTTCCGCGTCCGTGACGCCGCCCAGCGCGACCATGACTTCCATCCGCTGGGCGCTCAGGCCGAACACGTGCAGGCCTTCAGGCCAGACCGAGACGTTCGGGTGGTAGCGCTGCCCGACTTCCAGCAGCGGCATCAGCGGGCCGCCAGGGCGCGGCGCAGGGCAGCGTTGAAGTGCGCGGTGCGCGTACCGGGCAGCGCGCCCAGCGCCGTCCACTGGGCGTCTTCGATGTACACGCCGACCTGGGTGGGCGGGGCCGTCTCGCCGGTCCGGTACCGGCCGCTCCCATCACGCGGGCGGGCGAGGTCGGGTTCCGGGTCGAGGAGGTACGCGGCGAGCGCGTCGCGGACGAACGGGCTCTTCGGGCTGGGTACCTCGTTCCAGAGGTCCGGGTCGGCGTAGGGGTTGCGGCTGCGGCCGTTCTTCAGGATGTTGGGTCGCCCGCCGACTTTCGGGGCGGGGGCCGGGCTGGGGGTGGTGTCGCCGTCCGTCATGCGCCGAGCATAACAAAATATATATCCTAGTGGCGTGAGGGCTCAGGCCGTGAACAGCTCCGCCGGCAGTGGCCCCCACGCCTGCAGCTCGCCCTACTCAGCAACCCGCGCAGGGATCGACCAGCGCCACCGGCGCGCAGCCGTAACAGGGCGGACCGGCTGTCACCGTGCCCCACGCCAGCGCGGCCAGCAGGAGCAGCGCCATGCCCCAATACCGGACTGCCAAGGGCCAAACCTGCAACTGTTCCACGCTGTGAGTCATACCCGCAGGCTACTCGCGTTTCTCGTCCGGCGCTGCTGGAAGTCGCTCCAGGGTCAGCCGGAAGCGCAGGGCGACCTCTGACGCGCAGAGGCCGCGCCCCATGTCCACCTCGTGTCAGCAGGCCCATCTGTTCAGGACTGAGCCAGCCACTTCTGCAGGTCACTCCACCCGCCGGTCCCGTACGCTTCCACGGTCTCCCCGTGCAGCTGCCGCCACTGCCACGTCCCGCCCTCACGGGTCATGGTGGCCAGGGCGCCGGTCGAACGGAGCGCGTGGTACAGCGTGCGCTCCTGAGTGGTCTGCGGGTCGGCAGGAAGCGGACGGCCGGGCTGGAAGGTCATGGTCATGCCGGCCAGGATAGGCCCAGGCGCATCCGGCCTGTCTGGCCTTCCTGCCGACAGCACGCGGATGCCCGTCGCTGTCGCCCAGGCAGGTTCATGCGCCATCCGCGCGATTGATAGACCAGGCCGCGCACGATCACTTTGAAATTCCGGACCGATCTGCCCGACCAACATCCCGCATCCCGCCCAGACGGAAGAGGGCATCCAGGCAGCATCAGAGCCTGCGACAGCGCAAGTGAACGGTCCCTGCCGAATCATGCAGACCAGCAGAGACCGCCAGAACCGCAAAGTTAGTCCGTTCGGGAATCGTTGCCAGGAACGGGCGGCACGACCTGCGACCCCTGCGCCTGAACGCGCGGCCCGCCCTGCTGCTCGGCGCGCTTCCGCAGGTACACGGCGATCCACTCAACTTCCCCGGCCACCTTCGACAGGTTGGCTTCCAGTCGGTCCAGGCGTTGCGTGATGTCCCGAACGCTCTTGGACGGAACCGGATCGGTGTACTGGCCAAGGGCGCGACTGATCGCTTCCCGCCAATTTTTCGCCGAGTGGTTTTCCATGAACCGCGCCGCTTTTCTCAGATGCTCAACCGTCTCGGCGCTGAGCACACGCTCGTCTGGCTTGCCTGACGCGGCGAAGTACTCTCTGCATTTTTTAGACATTACGCTGGCGTCGAGTCCCAATTCTCGCGCAAGTTCCGACTTCAACATGCCTGACGATAGTCGAACAGACGTCATTCTGCTGTGAACTTTCACGCGTATGTCTAACGAGTGGGTTGGTGTCTGATTCCAGGCTGGACGTAGCTTGACAGACCGTCCAACTTGCAAAGCGATGAGTTTTTCGCCATACAAAAAACTCATCACACCCATTCCGAGCCGCGCCGCCCCCAACCGGATTGCCCTCGCCCTGCACGAGCGGCGCGGGTTCTTCACAGCATTTTCGGATGCCGGAGGCCATGATGCGGCATGGACAGCGCCCAGCAGTTCCACCCAGCAGCGCAGCGGGCCCAGACGCGGACGCTCTTTCGGCATCACCGGGTGGTGACGACCGTGCAGCTGGAGCGGCTGGAGTTGATGCGCGCGGCGGACACGCTGCGGCTGCCGCGCGTCGACCTGGATGTCCGGACGCAATCGGATCAGGCCAGCAGCCTGACCGGCGTCACGTTCGTCGCGGCTGACGAGCGCTGGTTGAGGCAACCGCCCCGCGAGTTGCTACATCACTCACTGCTGGCCGAAACGCACGTCCGGCTGATTGGAGAGAGTGCGCTCCCAGTCCCCCATCCGAGTTTCGAGTACCTGGACCTGCGGGGGCGCTCGGGCGTCTGGCCGGACGCGCAGTTCCGGTTACCGGCAGGGGGCGGCCACGACTGGTCGGTGGAGGTTGACACCGGGTACTCACCCAAGCGCAGGGACCAGAAACTAATCGCTGCGGCTCAGGACGGGTACGGCACGCTGGTCTGGGCGACCAGCGTGCACGGCCGCGTGGAGAAAGTCGCGCGGCGCATCCGTGAACTGCACCGCGCACGAGAACTCCGGCAGGTGCAGCAGGCGATCGTGCTGTACGTGAATGTGCACACCGCCGACCGGGATCCGTACGCGCCGCGCCGCCGCCTCAACAAGTCGAGCCTAATCCACATTGACCTGGCCGGGTCGGCGGACGAGTGACGGCAGGGGCAACGTGAACACCGTGATCACTGGGTGGAAGGGGGCGTCGGGGCAGTTCCCGCGCTGGCGCCGATCCCGAGCATCCTCGTTGACCCGTCGCACGTAGGCGCGCAGGGCAGCGGTCTCCTCAGGCACGACAAGCAGGAGCGGGGAGTGCCAGTAGCCGGCGATGTGCGTGCCGTGCAACTTGAGCAACCCGCGCGCCTCGGTCACCTTGATGCCGCCGCCTGAGCAACGGGCGTACAGGCGCGGCTCCCCCAGCATTTCCAAACGGGTTCCGTCCTCCCGAGTACGCCGGTTGCCGGTGTACCGGTTCTGCAGGGGCCAGTACTCCTCCTCGGGCACACGCATGTAGGCGCTGGTGATGTGACCGGTCAGGCCCTGGTCGCGATATGCCTTGTAGTTCCACTCGACCCACTCGTACCCGAGTTTCTGTAGAAGCTGCACGGCGTCCATCATGTACGCCCGGTCCGCCAGGGAGGCCGGTCCGCGCAGCCGGTACTGGATCCCTGCACGCTGGAGTTCGGAGTCCGTCAGGGTCAGGACCGGGCCGTACGTGGTCCGCACCTCACGGATCGCACCACGTGTGAGCAGGCCTCCCCAGTTGACTCGGGGGCCGTAGGTCGCCGTGATGCGGCGGCTCGTCAGGGCCACGCAGTCCCGCAGAGCGCCGAGTACTGCCTGCTCGTTCTGCTCTTTCCGGGTGCCCTCCTCCGACATGCCGCACAGTAGAGCGGCCGTCAACTCGGCGGCTGCGAAAAACCCCTCCTCCAAACCCGTGAGGCCCGGCCTGCCGGCCGGGTGGAGAGCGGCGGAGGAAATCCGCTGTGAAAAAGAAGGACAAGAAGAACCGCAATCTGAAGAACAAGGACAAGCCCACCTCACCGCCCGCCGAGTTCGTGGCGCCCGCCCCGCACGTGTGGGTGGAAGTGGACATCGAATGGGACTCCCTGGACAAGGCGGCCCGCCGGCGCCTGGTCCTGCAGGCCCTGGAGGACGGGGACATCGACGTGCTGTGGAGTGCGACGCATCACAACCTGCTGCTGTACGGACGCGGTGGCAGTCACACCAGCCAGCACACCGTGCGCGGGTACCGGACCGGCGTGGCTGCCTTCCTGGCGTTCGCGTTGCCGCTCGGATGGCAGAGGATGACGGACCACGACACGGACCTGACGATCGGGTACCTGCGGGCGCTGGAGCGCACCGGCCTGACCCCCGGCACCATCAACGCCCGCCGGTCAGCCGCCCGCGCCCTGTACCGGGCACTCCGCTGGGCGGGCGTGCTGTTGGCGGATCCGTTTGCGGACACGCCGCGCGTGGCGGACCGCGAGGACCGCTGGGCGAAACGCGAGGCCTACTCACGGGAGGACATCGCGGCGCTGCTGGCGGTGGCCACGCCGGAGGAGCAGCGCATGATCCTGCTGGGCAGCCACGCGGCGCTGCGGATGTCGGAGATGACCAGCCTCACGTGGGACGCCGTGGACCTCGCGAAGAAGGTCATGGTCGTGACCGGCAAGGGAAGGAAAACGGCGCGGGTGCACCTCAGCGGCCCCCTTCACGCGGCGCTGTCCGCCGTGCCGGCAGGGGAGCGGGAGGGGCACGTGCTGCCGTGGCAGGACCCGAAGACGATCCGGGTGTTGTTGCGGGCCCTGTGCAGTCTGGCCGGCGTGCAGTACGCCCGGAGGCAGGTGCACGGGCTGCGGCATGCGGCGGCGACCATGCTGCTGGCTCAGACGGGTGACATCTACGTGGTGTCCCGTCACCTGCGGCACTCGTCGATCAGCAGTACTGAGATCTATGCCAAACTCAGCAGCACCAAGCTCAGCGATGCCCTGGACGCCTGGGACGCCCCCGAGCCTCCGGAAGACGACGCGCCCGCGACGCCGGACGAAGACGACGAGGCGGCCGACTGAGGAGGCCTGAAACGACGAAAGGCCCCACCCGCCCCGGCCGAAGCTGGGAGCGGGTGGGGCCTCGATTGTTGGATGTCGGATGTTGGAAGCACAAACCCCACGCGTGCTGGAGCGGGCGCAGCCACGCGGGATTGATGCGGGATTGATGACGACGGAAGGCGAACGCCACAAAGGCGCAATACGGTCAGGTGCCCGGCCAGTCCGGAAGCGGCACGGTCTGACCGGCCAGGGCGTGCGTGCAGTCGGACAGGAACACGATGTGCCCCGCCGGCGCGCCACCCATCCCAACGAACGAATGGCAGACCCGCCGCCCATCCGGGTACTCGGCCTGCACCAGGACCGAGGGGCTGAACACCGGCGCATCCAGGTCCCCGTTGAAGGTCCAGGCACCCGGCCCGCGCGTCGTGACCGCATGCGGCCCCTGGCAGCCCGGGCACCAGAACGTCAGGCCCTCACGCTCCCCGGCCCGATCCCCCCAGCGGCGCAGTTTCACGCTGCCCCTGCCGCGACCTGGGCGGGCACGTCGAACAGCGGGCGGTCCACATCACACCCGGCCGCCTGGGCGATCAGCAGCAGCGCCGTGAGCAACTGGCGGAGGCTCACGCGCCGCGCTCGATGGTCACGGTCGGCGCGGCGTCCGTGGGAGCATCAGCGCCGGACTTCCGGGTGGCTTTGACCTGCACGTTCACGTCCCGCTCGTAATCACCCGTCGCCTTCAGGTACGCCAGCGCAGCAGCCACGACCGCGTTCCCGACGCCGCGCAGATCCAGGGTGTACGCGCCGGTCGCGAAGCCCAGCGCGACGACCACCAGGACGGTCAGGATCTTGGCGACCATGCGCGTACTGGGGCCGGTCGTCTTCAGCCAGCGTTTAGCGACGGCGGTCAGCGGGCCGACCAGGCGCGGCGCGAGGTACGCGATCACGGCCGTCACGAGTTCCGGCGGAATGCCCGCCTGCGTCAGTTGTGCGTTCAAATCCTGATCCATACGTCACCGTCCTCTTCGGTCGCGTTGATGACGACCGTCTTCGCGTTCTTGATTTCCACGCGGGCGCCACTGATGTCCTCCCATGGCTGCCCACCCTGGCTCAGCAGCACGCGCCGCTGCCCAGGCGCGGGATCCGGGGCAGGGGCAGGGGCAGGGGCTGCCGGGGCGGGCGTGTCCGGCAGGGCCGCCAGGGCCCGGCGGTAGTAGACGCGGACCTCCTTGATGCCCAACATGGCCGGGCCGTTCACCATGCGCCGCGTCTCGTTGATGTCCCCTGCGTCCGCCGGGCCGTTGCATCCACGTTTCACCCAGTAGTTCGCCGCAGTTCGGGCGCTCACCAGGGCGTCGTTGATGCGCTCCGGCTGGCGCGAGAGATCCACTCCGGCCGGACTGTACGACTCGAACAGCGCCCGGCCCGTCAGTTGGATGTACCCGGCGCCCCTGAATGCCCAGCCGTCGCCGCTGGCCTCGTTGCCGTTGCCCAGGCGGTTCGCGTACACGCGGTTCGCGCAGGCCACCTCGTTCCGGACGTACGGCCGCGCAGCTGCCGCGCTGCCCCGGAAGGCCGTGCGAAAAATCGCGGCCAGTCGGGCCGGATCTGTGTAATACACGCTCTCCCGGACGTTCCGGAAGCCGCACTCGTGCGCGATATTGGCCAGCCACGCTGCGAGGCGCAGGCGGGTCGTGATGCCGTACTCCTGCGCCGCGGCGCTCAGGACGCGGGCGGCCAGTTCCGCATCAGCGGGCGCTGTCCCGGGCCGGATGGTTTGGAGCTGTCTTGCAGTGATCATTTCAACCTCCCGGCGGGCACCCAGGCCCGCCCGTTCCAGTACTCGACGGACCAGCTGCGGCCCACCCATTCGTTGCGGACGCCGCCGCTCGGGATCTCCCACGCGCCTCGCAGCGGGTAGATCGGCTGGTACGGCCCCTCGGCGTTCAGGACGCTGCGTTTGCGCGCGCGGACCACGCCCCGGGCCGGGCAGTCCACGGCGGGGCGGATGGCGAGCCGTTCGACGATGCCGAGGGTCGCGGTGCGCTCGACGGTCGCCGCGCAGTACGTCGCTGGCGTCGGGAGCCGCTGGGCGATCAGGCCGCCGCTGACGGCGAGGGCCACTCCGGCCAGGACGGTCCGGCCGATCACGCGGTCCGCTGCTGCACCCTGGACTGCACGCGGATCACCTCCTGCAGGAGGCTGCAACCCCGGCCGATGCCGAGGCACAGGGCCGCCAGTCCGGCGTAGATGACCAGCAGGTACAGCGTCAGGTGCCCCAGGGGACTCCCGGCCACCTGCCCCGCCAGGATCTGCCCGCCGAGACAGATGATCAGCAGCGCGACCCCCGCCACGGCGCTGATCACGGCTGGCCGCCAACGTTCCAGGCCGCCGTACTCCAGCAGCGCCAGGATGGTGAGGGGCGGGTGCGTGCGCCGGGCTTCCAGGACGACCGCCACGATCCGCTGGGCGAGCATGGCCAGCAGCGCGATGATCAGCACCCGGTAGATGCTCACCGCCAGGTACGACCACTCCGGATCGGCGATCAACGGCGTGTTCATGAGGGCGTCCAGGGCTCGGGTGGTGTCGACGAGTGCGGCGTGCCAGGGGCTGTCAGTCATGAGGGTCTCCTTTGCGCCAGCGGATGGCGAGGGCCAGCAGCAGCCACGTGACGGCGACCGCGCCGACCACCCGACCGAACGCGCTCGGATCGGCGGTCCGGGCGGGCAGTTGCAGTAACAGGGCGGCCGCGAGCGCCAGTGAGCCCCAGCGGATGCCGGGGGCGGGGTGGTGGCGCAGGCGGCGGGCCGTGATGACGCTCACGCCGGTCATGACGACCGTGACGCTCGCGAGAATGACGGGCGGCCCGATGATCCAGCGGTTCAGGTCCACTGCGGCGATGTACAGCGCGATCAGCAGGTCAAGCACGACCGTCACCTCCGGGCGGCGCGGACGGGTCCGGCGGGTCCAGCGGGGCCGGCGGGGGCGCGTCGGGGATGTACTTCTGCACGCCGTACCGCGCGGCGAGCAGGAGCCCGGTCGGGCCGTACGCGAAGCCGACGATGCACGCGCCGATGGCCTTGCTCATCACGTCCAGCGCGCCCTGCGACACCCAGTCCAGGCCCCGCTCGACGCCGGCGCCGACGACGAACGTGGCGACCATCTCCGCGAAGAGCTTGCCGGGCGGGACGCGGCGGGCGCGGGTAACAACCCCGGCCCAGTGAAGAAACGCGGCGCTGAGGCCGCAGCCGATGGTGGTGGCGGCCTGCAAACCGATCAGTTCAGCGGCCATCCAACACCTCCTACGTGCTGTCTACACAACATCTGGTCTCTCCTGGCAGCTTTTTTGCCGCGTGGAGCGCATGATTCGAGGCAGGACAGGGGGCGCGATCCCCTGTCCGCTGCTGTTGGTGCCCTGTCCGCTGCTCCTGACGGCCGTGAACCTCGCGCCGGTCAGGGGCAGCGCGAGGAATGAAGAACCCCCGCGCAGCGGCGGGGGTACCGGACTACTCAGGCGGTTCGTGTGTTCAGAGGCTGAAGGGGATGTCGTTCGGGTGGGGCGGGGCAGCGCATCTCGAAGGAGTCGGGTCTTTCCAGCCCAGGGCGCGCAGGCTCTCCCCGCAGGCCCGCAGGTACGCCTGGGCGTACCCTTCAGGCCAGCGTTCGAGCAACTGGTGCGTGTAAGCGTCATCACTTCGAGGATCCGCGAACACCCGGAGGTACCGGGCCTGCAGGCAGTGCCCGGCCTCGTGCGCTGCCATCCGCGCCAGTTCCGACCGGACCGCAGTTGGATCGATGTCCACCACGCAGCTCGTGCCGCCCGGCAGCGCATGCGCGTGCCCACTGGGAGCTCGGTAGCGTCCGTCTGCGTCATACACCGGCCCGCCAAGGGCGCCCGGTTCCGTCCAGCGCCAGGTGATGGCGACCCCGTGCACTTCGGTGGTCCACTGGGCGTTGTCGCGGGGCGGGGCGGTCACGCTGCAACCAGCGAGGCCCAGGGCGAGTGCGGCGGCGGACAGGATGCGCTTGATCATGGGTGGACCTCCAGAGGAAAGGCCCGCCGCAGGGCCTGCGGGCGGGACGGGAAGGCGACCCCAGCGTGAACTGTGGGCCGGACGGCTTGTCTTGATTCCACCATTTCGGTTGAATCTTTGTCAAGGCGTGCACGGGAGACACCCGGACGTCCAGGCTCCCGCGCCGCCATGACGTCCACCACTTCGGGAGAACACCAACTGGAGGGCTACCTTGAGAGGAATGACCGACGAGATTCGAGCCGAGATCAAGCGCCTGATGAAGGAGAAAGGCCTCTCCCAGCGCGCCCTTGCCGAGAAACTCGGCGTGAACGAGAAGAGCCTCAGCCGCACCCTGCTCGACCGGGGGAAGCCCGCCGGCATCTGGCCGGACATCCTCGACGAGCTGGGTGTCGAACTGACCCTGAAACGCAAGGGCAGTTGACGACCAGAGGGAGCCGCACGGCTCCCCCTTTCCTTCGTGTTCTGGGCCTGATACCGGGCCTGATTCTGTGTGGCGTCAGTAGTTCAGCCGTTTCAGGGCTCCCACCACAGTCTGTGCGGCCAGGAGCTGCCCGGCATCGTTCAGGTGGATGCCGTCGAACCGCAGTGCCTCCGGCACCGTATCGTCCGCTGCGGTTCCCACCAGCGCGGCGCGGACATCCACGAACCGCTCCCCGAATGCTGAGGCCAGAGCGACGTTCGTCCGCTGGATCGCCGCGTGCGCATTCGTACCACGCACCTCGCCGCGTCCGTTCAGCACGCTCAGCACGATGTACCTCGGCGTTTTCAGCGTGGCGACGATGGCCCGCACATCCTGCACGACCGTGTCCGTCTGCGCGTAATTGTTCCGGCCCGCCCAGATGATCGTCGTGTGCGTAGGACGCTCCCCCAGCGGTACGGCCAGCGGGTACACGCCTGGGTTGATTGCCGCGCCGGCGGCGGCCCGCTGGAACACGTACGGCTGCGCAGCGTTCAGGCTGCCGTCCGGGTTGTGGTTGCTGTGCACGAGCGTCCCAGTCACCCCGCCCACCGTGACCGTCAGGCGGCGGTCGTTGCCCGCCCCGTCGAGCAGGCGGACGGACGGGATAACCTCCACGCTGCCGCTCTGCGGGAGGCCGCCAGGGGCCGCGACCGTGACGGGCAGCGCGCCCACGCGGGCCGCAATGGCGGTGCTGGTCGTGCCGCCCTGAGCGTCCACCACGACCGTCCGTCCGGTGAGCGTCCGCACGTGCGTGTAGATCCGGGTGGCCTCGCTGGTTGCGCCCGCGCCGATGGTCAGGCTGTCCCCGATCATCCAGATCGGGCTGGGCGCGACGACGGGCACAGGGGCAGGAGTGGGTACGGGGGCGGAAACAGGTGCAGGCGCAGGGGTGACGCTGCCCGCGCAGGAGGCGAGCAGCAGGGTCAGGACGGGGAGAAGGCGGGCCATACAGGCACCGTAGGAGGGTTCTGGCGGCCGCGTTGCCTCACATGACGCAGCTGGACCTTCATTAACTACAGCCCGAACGCGGCGCGGTTGTTCGCCCAGTCGCTCGCCACAACAGTGGCAGGGGTGCGACCGCTCAGGATCAGGTCCTCCTGGAGGCTGCGGTAGTACCGGAGGTTCGTGGCGAACCCCGTGCCGTTCGCACCACCCGTGAACGCCCCAATGGCGTTGTTCCGGGTGCTGTTGAATAGCGCCGTCGTGCCCGTGATGGTCTGGGTCTTGATGCTCACGCCGTTGCGGTACAGGGTGACCACGGTGTCCGCTCCGCTGACCGCCGTGCTCATGGCGAGTTGCACGGGCATCCCCAGCACGAACGCAGTCGGGTCCACGACCTCCGTGATAGCCGTATCCGCACTGTTCCAGAGTTTCCAGCTGAACACCTGCGTCGTCTTGTTCGCCACGGCCAGCAGGAACTGACTGTTGCTGCCCGTGTTGCTGCTGCCCGCCCGCGCCCAGATGGCCGCGCCGCTGTTCGTCGGGAGACTCACCACGGTCAGCCAGATGATCTTCAGGTTCGGCCCTGTGAGCGCCGCCGGTTGCCCCTGATCGATGTACCCGACCGGGTTCGCCACCGTCTGTCCAGGCAGCACCAGGCCGCGCACGGGTGTGGTCGTTTCGGTCATGGTGGTCGGCGTGATGATCGTCGCCGTGGGCGCAGCGGTCTGACTGGCCCGCACGAGGTTATTCAGGGTGTTTTTGCTGGCACTCGGTGCGCCGGGCGTCCAGCACGCGGCGTTGCGGACGTCGTAGAGACTGACGACGCCCGGCACGATCAGGGCGTCACGTTCAGCGAACGGCAGGCTGGGATTGTTGATGGTCAGACCGTCAATCGTGATGACACTGCTCTGGGGCATGGGCTATACACCGTCCTGTGTGAATCGGGTTTTGATGACCTGCGCCTCGGCCTGCCGTCCAGCGGCGTTCGGGTGCAGCTGGTCACCGCGCAGACTGGCGGGGATCAGGTCGTCCGTGGTGTTGGCGGCCAGGGCGCTGCGCCAGTCGATCAGGCGGTAGCGGCTGCCCAGGTAGTCGTTCAGGGCGAGGATGTTGACGTACATGGTGTTCGGGGCGTCGGTCTTGTGCTCCTGGGCGTAATCGCCGTTCGGAATACTCAGGAGGTAGACCCGGCCCGCCACGCCCCGGAGTTGCAGCGTCACGGCGTCCACGTCGGCCCGGACCGTCGTCGGGTCGGTGTAGTTGTTCCGGCCCATGCTGATGAGCACGAGTTTGTCCCGGTAGGGGGTCAGGTCCGGCACCCACAGGTCACCATTGCTGTTCATGGTCGTGGCGCCGCCTGCCGCTACGCTGCGCGTGAACGTGTAGGCGACGGTGTAGATGCCCGCGCTGGGACTCGTGGTGGTGGCGCTCAGCGTGCCGTACACCCCGCCCAGCCACCCGGCGCGGCTGACCGGCGTGCCCAGGCCCGCGCGGGAGATCAACAGCGACGGCCCGCGCAGCAGGGTGATGGGCGCAGCGGTGACCGTGGCGGGCAGTGAGCCTCCATTCACGGTGAACCAGACGTTCGCCGCGCCCAGCCGCGCTGCGATCTCTGTACTGGTCTGCCCGCCGATGCCGTACCCGGCGCAGGTGCGGCCTGTGGCGGTGGCGATCTCTGCGGCCAGCGAGGACGTGCCGAGGCTGTCGCCGTCTACCACCACGTCCGCCAGGGGTACGTTCCGGACGCCGTTCACTCGCGCCCGCCCATCGCTGTCGAGCGTGTACCCACCGGGCAACAGCGTGTTCCCGACGTTTGGCGCAACCACTCCCCCTGGGGCGATCAGTGCGCCGTCCGTGCTGAGGGCCAGCAGCACCCGGCCTGTCTGATCCTGCACGAGAGGCGCGGCAATCTGAGCGCCATTCAGGTACAGCACATCCGGAGTGGCTGGGACGCGCAGGCCCGTCGTGCTGAGCGTGGTGATCGTCGCAGCGGCGAGGCTCAGCGCCTGCGAAAGCGTGAGGGTGATCCCGGCGAGATCATTGGCGTGCATCCCACCGGCCGCATCCCACCACACGAGAGGCCGCCCGGCGCTGTCGAGCCACGCCGCGATGACCTCAACGCCGCCGATGAACACGCCGGACGGGTACGTCACCCCACGAAACGGAGCGAGCCGCGCTTCCGTGGCAGCCGCCGTCGTGTCGTTCACATCCTGCCGGGCGTCATTCGCCTCCTGCTGCTGCGCGGTATCAGCGATGATATCGGCCACCGCCTGGCGCTCCGCCGACAGATCCAGAATGGCGTCGTTCACCCGTCCAGCGGCGGTGTTCGCCGCGGCCGCTGCCTGCTCTGCGTCGGCGGTCAGGGCCTGCAGACTGGCGGTCGTGGTGTACGCCTCCGGATCCTGATCGCGGGTCAGATCGAGCGTCCCATCTTCGCCAGCAGCGGGCCGGAAGCGCAGCTGCTCGCTCTGGCGGCGCCCTGCCTCGTCCGTCCAGGTCAGGTCGATGTACAGCCAGCCCTGCGGCTTCGCGGCGGCGAGCACGTCGCCGCGCGCCAGGGGCAGTTCCAGCGGTCCGTCTGTGTTCGAGTTCTTCCAGCCGCTGCTGGCGGTGTCCCACTCGAAGGGGATGCTGCCGATGCCCGCGCCGACGGGGCCGCCCAGGTAGGGGCCGTCGAAGGTCGCCTGTCCGCGCAGCGTGGCGAGGTTCGTGATCGTGGCCGGGACGCCCACCACGGGAGTGAGCGTCGGGGTGCTGGGTTGGGTCATGGATCTCCTCAGATGGGGTACAGGTCAGTGCTGTCGTCGTCGTCAACGAGGTGCCAGTAGGGGTCGCGCAGGGCGAGGGTGACGGTCAGGAGGCGCGTGGTGCCGCCCCGGTAGTCCTGCACGCGCGGCTCCCCGATCAGGCCCTGCGTGATCAGGTACCGCTCCGGGTGGCGCCGCCGGTCCCGGAAGCCCGTGGCGGCCCGCAGCAGACTCAGGACGCGTCCGCTCTCGCGGTCGCAGGCGCGGACCGTGACGGCGCTGATGTACACGCGCAACGTCAACCGGGTTTCCTTCGGGCTGCCCAGGCCGTCCACCCAGCTCAGCCCGTACGGCGTGCGGTCCTGCGTCAGGTCGCTCGACCAGGTCGGCTGGTCGTAATCCACCACCGCCGGCAGCCGCTCCCCCCACCCGGCGTTGTCGGTGCGGACTTCGAACGTCACATCGGACCTCGCGTGTTCACGGCCTGCGAGACCGCCTGCTGGTCCTGGCGGTCCACCACGACCTTCAGCACCTGAGCGTCATACGATTCGTCCGGCTGGCCGATCATGTACTCCGTTCGCATCGGCTCGCGGATCAGGTACCGGACCCCCACGACCTTCTCCGTGATGTCCGCGCGGCCGGGGCGCTGGACGGTCAGCGTGCCGGGTTGATCCTGGATGCCCGACACGCTGGCGATCCCCACGTGCTGGCTGGGCACCCTGTAGAGCTGTTCTGCGCTGGCGTCAAGCAACTCCCGGTCCAGGCGCTTGGCAATCAGCTCCGTCGCAGTCCCGGCAGTGTCGCCCGAGATGTTCCACAGGTCGAAACGCCGGTATCCGGCACTGACGACCAGTTCCTGCCAGTAGTTGGTGCGGATCACGGTGTCGCCGCCGCCCAGGAAGTCGTTCCCCAGGTAGGTGTCATCCAGGTCGTAGAAGTCCATCTGCAGCGTGCCGGGCGCGGAGATGACTCCCGCCCATTCCAGCCAGTCCGCGTCCATGGCGGTCGTGTACGTCAGGTGGCTGCCGTTCAGCGGTACGCCGCCAGTGGTGGCCGAGTCGCGCAGTTTAGTAATTTCGCTCTCGCTCAGCGGGGTGGCCGTCCCGCCTGGAGGCGTGAGCGTGTATGTCCCGCCGAGCACCTGCACGACACTGGGAGCGCTCCGTTGATCGATGTACCGCGTGACGCTGCTGCGGCCCAGTTCCGCGATGCGCGGGTGCTGGCTCTCGTACACGATCTCGCGGGGCGCGATGCGGGACGGGTCGCGGGGGTCGCCTGGCAGTCGCCAGATCCACCGGACGGCGGTCAGCAGCCCCTCGCTGACGACCTCCTTCAACTGGATGCGCACGCCGGTCATGGCGGCGTTCACCGTAACGACGTTTGATGGCGGTGGCCCGATCCACACGCGGTCGTCCGCGCGGACGGTCCAGCCCCATCCGCTTTTCAGGGCCAGGAGGCCGTCGAGTGCGGCCGCGACACTCTCCCCGTTGTGCTGCCGCTGCCCCAGCACCCCCGAGTCCGGCAGGCTGGTTGCGGTGTAGGTGAGGTGTGGCAGGTCGGCGCGCGCGTCGTCGATCACTCCGCGCATCTGCTCGCTGATCTCAGTGCCGAAGTTGATGTAGTTCACGCGCGTGACCGGGATCTCTTTGAGTCGGAGGTACTTGTCGCCCACCGCTTCCCACTGCCCGTTGAGTTCGTCGGGGCGCCGGGTCAGGGTGCCGCTGAACACGGTGCGCCAGTCTCCTGGGGTCGCCGTGTCGGCCACGTCGACCCAGACGCGAGCGCGGTCGCGGTCCGGGCCGGTGAGGCCCTGCCAGGTGACGTCCTTGCATCCTCCCCACTCGTCGAGCGTGATGGTGAGTCCCGCGCTGGCCACCTGCGCCTGCGTGGCGGTGATGGTGTCGAGGGGGGCGCTGGTGGCCGGGTGGCCGAATCGGAATCTCCACATGGTGACGGCCTCCTGGGTAGGTGTGACCTGCCAGTCGTGACCGGCGGGCGGGGTGGGGTGCGGCGCGCAGGCCGCCAGGATGACGGCCAGCAGCGCCAGCAGGAATCGTTGGATCATCGGAAGGCTCCTCGGTAGTTGCCGCTGCTGTCGATCAGGGGGATGCCGTCGCGCATCAGGCGTTCGAGCGCGTCGATGTGTCGGGTCAGGACCTCGCCGTGCCTGGTCAGGATCACCTCGTGCCGCATGTACATGGCGTCGATGCGGGTGACGGTGGCGTCGAACAGGTCGATCTTGCTGCTGTTCGCCACGATGAACGTCGCGCCGGTGACGGGGCTGCTGGCGGCATTGGCGGCGGTGCCGCCGTCCTCCGCTCCGGCGCCGTACCCCTCGAGTCCGCTGAGGGCGTCCTGGGCGGTTCCGGTCACGGCCTTGATTTCGGCGCGCAGGTCCGCCATCTCGCTGTCGCCGGATTCCCCTCGAGCCCGCGCTTCCGCGTAGGCCTTGCTGAGGGCCGCGACCTTGCTCTGCGCCAGGATGCCCTGGATCACGAGGCGGGCCGCGAACTGGTTCAGGCCCCGCTCGATCTTCTCGCTGACCTTGCTGAAGTCCCCCATGTCGAACCCTTCCAGGAGGCTGGATTCGAAGGTGTTCCCCAGCTCGCTGCCAAGCTGATCGAAGATCGTGGCGGCCTTGATCTTGAATTTCGCGGTCGCTTCGTCCAGCATCTTCGGCCCGCCGCCCGTGATCCCCCACCACGCCCGCTGGTACCACTTGCTGTTCGCCATCTGGTCCCGCGCGTTCGCGTCCGCCTGCAGGTCCTTGTAGTACGGGTTCTCCAGCCACCCGTTGTACTTGGCCTGCCCGGCCGCCTCGCGTTGCAGCTTGGCGACTTCGGCGAGGTCCTTCTTCCAGGCCTTCATGTCGGGGCTGAGATTCTCGAACGCGTCCCCGATGTTCATCAGCCATTCGACTGTGGTCATGGCCATCCCGACGAAGTCGCCGGCGAGGAACTGCCCGAACGCCTCGACGCCCAGCTGCGCGTTCTTCACGAGGTACCCGATGACGTTGCCGTCGTCCCCCTCGGTGAACTTCCCAAGGATGGCGCCGGCCTTGTTGATGTAGCCGTTCAGGGACTGGAGTTCCTGCTGCTGCAACTGCTCGCGACTGGCGACCCCGTCGGCGGCGGCCTGGGTGCGGGCGTTCTCCAGGCGTTGCTGCGCGGCCCTGTACGCGGGAGTGCCTTCGACGAGACCTTCGATCTCACGTTCGAAGGTCCGCTGCGCCCCTTCCACCGTGAGGCGTTCGCGTTCGTTGATGTACTGGCGTTCGCTGATCAGGCGCTGGGCGCGCCGCTGCTCCAGCCCCTGGGCCGCACCGTCGGCCACGGCGTCCTCCAGGTCACGGGTGCCCTTCACGGTGTCATCCACGAGGGAGAGCAGTCGTTTGGCCGTCTCGTCTCCCGCGTCGGCCAGCACCTGCAGCTCGGCGCGGACTGCTGCCAGACCAGCGCGGAACCCGTCCATGCCCATCTCTCCGGCCGCGAACCCGTCCATCAGGGCGGTGAGGGTCTCCACGGCCGGCGTGCGCGCTTCGTCCATCGCGGCGATTTCCTGCCCCGCCTGATGGAATTCACGCCACCCGGCCGTGATGGCCTGGATCTGGTCCGGTTCGAGTCCGCTGGCGGTCAGCAGGGCGTTCAGTTCGTCCCACGGGAGGGTCAGGACGTTCTGAATGGCGTTCTCCAGGTCGAAGTAACTTTCGGCGGCGTCCTCGGCGGGCACGCCGATGCCGCGGACTTCCGCGTCGGTGGGGAACGCCTCGGTGGTGGTGGCGTTCCCGTCGGCGTCGATGCCCTGGCGTTGGCTCATCGCGCCGCTGGCCAGCAGCCCGTCCGTGATGGCGTTCGCCTGGTCGTTCAGGTACTCGCGCATCAACTTCACTAGCGGCGTCTCGCCGGTTCCGCTGGGGTCAAGTTCGTCGAGGATGGCCTGCACTTCCGCGAGGTTCAGGGCGTCCATGCGGTCCCGCAGGGACTGCGCCTCGGCGTCCGTGAGGTTCCCGGTGGCCGGGTCGTCCGGATCCAGGGACGCCACGTCCGGCACGCCCCGCCCCTGCAGGTTGTCCGGCAGTTGCGGGCCGGTGTCGATGCTGTCGTAGATGGCGTCCCACGCCGCCTGGAGGCGTTCGGCCTCGTCGGCCGCTAGGCCGGACTGCTGGATCAGGTCGGCGAGTTCGGAGCGGCTGAACTGCCCGACCACGTCGATCGCGGCGCCCAGGTCGTAGTAGCTGTCGGCGGCGTCCTCTGCGGCGACGCCGATGCCGCGCACCTCCTCCTCGGTCTTGTACAGCAGCTCCCCGGTGTTGGGGTCGACGATCGCGCCCCCGTTGGTGAGCATCCCCATCCGGAACGTCGCCTCTTCGGCCGCGCCGACCAGCCCCCAGACGCTCTTACGGGCGCCCGTGATGTACTGGTCGGTGTCCAGCCCGGCGACTTTCGCGGCGCGGCCCAGCGCGTTGAATTCCTTCACGGCCTTCTGGCGAGCCTCGGCGTCGAACGTGCCCGCCTCGGCCTGCTGACGGATGCTGTCCGCCAGCTGCGAGTACTGGCCGCGCAGGTCCCGCACGGCCTGCGCCTCCTTCTCGCGGGCCTGGGTGGTGGTCTGGGTGCGGGCGCCGCCCGCTTCGAGGACAGCCTGATCGTAGGCGCGGTTCGCGGCGGCTTCCCGTCCGGGCCGCAGCTGGGCTTCCCCGTTGCGGGCGTCGGCCAGGGCCTTGTCGCGCGTGGCGGCCGCCACCCGGATCCGGGCGGCTTCCTCGTCGCGCGCCTGCCGCTCGATCAGGGCCAGGCGCTGGGCGCTCGTGCCCTTGAACACCGCGAGTTCCTGCTGGTTCAGTTCGCGGGTGCGGGCGAGCGCGTCGGCGGCCTGCTGAATGCTCATCTGCCGGAGTTCGTTGGCGATCCGGGCGCGCAGCGCGGCCTGTTCCTCCGCTCGGCGCTTGGCCTCCGCCGCAGCTCGCTCGGCGTCGCGATCAGCCTGTTCGGCGTCACGTTCGGCCTCTTGGGCTGCCTGCTTGCGGCTCTGGTACGCGGCGCCTTCCACCTGCAGCACGCCCGCCTTGGCCTTGCTCTCGCCCTGCCAGGCCTTCACGGCGTTGTCGGCCGCCAGGATGCGGGCCGCGTTGCCGCTGGCCTGCGCGGCCTCCTGGTCCTTGAGGAGTCGCAGGGCCTGCGCGCCGTGCCGGTTCAGGTCGGCCTGCGTGACGATGTAGTCCTCGGAGGTTTTTTTTAGGGTGCTCTGCGCGGCGTTGACGGCCGTGAGGGCACGGGCGTTGGTGTCGGACTTCTCGCCCCAGTCCTTGGCTTTCTCCTTCGCGCTGTCGAGGGCCTTGATCAGGGCGACGTTCTTGGGGTCGGCGTTGAGGGCCTTCTGGGCCTTGTCGATGGCGGCATTCAGGGCCTGGGCCTGGGCGATCTGAGCGGCAGTCAGGCCAGCGTACGCGGCAGCGGGCGGCGGGACCCCGGCCGGGGCTTTCTCGGTACCCAGCACCTGCGGGACGCTGACGAACCCGGCGACGGTGCCGAGGCTGCTCATCTTCTCGGTGCTGACGACGCCGCGACCGTTCTGCACGCCCCACTGGTTGTTGCCGCGCACCATGTCCACGCCGTTCTGTTTCCCGACGTAGATCCCGATGTGGTTGTCGTCGTAGATGACGACGTCGCCGGGTTTGAGTTTGCTCATGTCGCGGTTCAGGACGCCTGACGCGATGGCCTTGTTCTTGACGACGTCGGCGGACGCGCCGCCGAACAGCTTCTCGATTTCCTTGCTGGCGGCCGGGTCGGCCTTCTGCAAGGTGAGCTTCACCCAGCGGGCGCACCAGCCGGCCACGGTGTCCGCGACGTTGTTGCCGGTCTTACCGAGGAGGGCCTGTCCGACAATGTCGCTCCGCAAGCCCTCCAGGGTGCCGGTGGCGATGGGCGTTCCTGTCGCAGGCGCGAGGGGTCCGGTAGGATTCTTGATGCCAGCCTGGAAGCGTGCGTCGTTCTCAAGAGCGAGCTTGAGCCACTCCGCGTAGTTCCGCTCGATGTCCTTTCGCTGGGCGAGGGCGCCGCCGGGCGTGTTCGGCGTTTCGATCAGCCCGCCGCGCTGAAGGGACTGCTGCAGCGCGGACACGTTCATCTGCTGGCCTATAGCCATGCCGCCCGCGATGGGCATGCCGAGCAGGCTCAGGATGTTCCCGGTGGCGTTGTCTCCGGGGGTGAACAGGACACTGAGTTTCACGGTCCCGGTCTCTTTCATCTGCTGGAGCTTCTCGAACAGGGTTCCGAGATCCTTGAGCAGCGGGGTCATGGTGTTCGTCAGGAAGCTGGCCAGGGGGTCCGCGAAGGTCTTCACGAACTCGCCGCCGGCTTCTGCGAACGCGTTCTTCACGCGATTCATGGCGGGCGCGACGCCCTGCTGCATGGTTTCGCTGTACTCGATCAGGTACCCGTTGCTGTCCTGGACCTGCGCGCCGTACTTCTTCCAGTCGCCGGTCAGGTTGATCACGGCGGCCGCGGCGCGGTTGTCCATCAGACTGCTGACGGTGCGCAGGGCCTCGCCGTTTCCGGAGAGGGTGCCGGTGGTCTTGTCGACCACGATGCCCATGCCGCGCATCTTCACGCCGAGGTCGATCATGATGTCACCGGCCGGGCGGGCCTTCCCAGCGGCGTCATCAATGTCAATTCCGAGGCCTTTCAGAACACCCTGGCCCTTGAGTGTGATGTCGGCCAGGGCGGAGAGCGCGGCGCGCAGGCCGTTGGCGCCCACGTCGGCGGCGGACATGCCCTTGTTGTCGAGTTCGACCAGCATGCCGAGCAGGTCGTACATCTCGATTTTCGCCTGGTAACCGGTGCCGCCGACGATGCCCAGGCCGATGCTGAGGTCGTTGGCCGTGCCGGCGGCGAGGTTGCCGGACTTCGCGAGCATATCGCCCACGCGGGCGGCCTCGCCGATGTCCTTGCTGTACTGGCGGATGTTCTTCAACAGCAGGCCGCTGGCGTCGTTCAGGCCGATCTGTTCTGCGGCGGCAAGGCGGCTGCTGCTGGCCATCAGTGTCAGCGCGGAGTCCGCGTCGACGCCCGCTTTGATGGTGTCAGCGAGGCTGTTGACCAGGTCCCCGCGACTGAACGATTCTCCGACGAGGCCGAGCTTCTCCTGGAGGCTCTTGACGCTGTCCTCAATGGCTCCAAGGTCCTTGACGCCGTTGGCCTGGAGGATGTTGAGGCCCTGCTGGAGTTTCTTGATCTCGCCCATGCCGGTGGCGCCCAGGGCGACGAGCGCACCGCCCGCCATGAGACCGGCCGCGCCGACCCCGGCCATGGCGAGCGCAGCGGGTCCGGCGGTCGCCTGGATGGACCGGAACATGGCGACCATGGCGGCGCCCTGGGCGACGATCATCCCGAACTGCCCGCCCAGCGCACTGAAGCTGTTCACGACGCCGCCGCTGAGGCCAGCGTGGTTGATGTTGCCGTTGATGGTGTTCGCCTCGCGCGCCAGGCGCTGGAGTTCGCGGTTGACCTGCCCGAGCTGCTGCACGGTGAGCTCGCTACTGGAGCGGATGGCCTGGAGGCGCGCGATGATCGTGGCGGACGCGGCGCTGTACGTGGCCTGCGCGGCGTTGAACGCGGCGCTGTTGCGGTCGACGCCAGCGGTGGCCTGGTCGAACGCGGCGCGCATGGCTCCGGCGTCGGTCCGGATTCGCTGCAGGGTGTCGGTGTTGATGCTGCGCAGGCTGCGGGTGATGCGGGTGATCCCGGCGTCCGCCTGCGCGAACTCGCGCGTGCCGACGCCAGCGGCGGCCGCTGCGGCCTGAAGGCGGGTCTGCACGGCGGTCAGCTCACGGGCGTAGTCGGCCGCGTTGATCTGGCCTCGCGTCCAGAGGTTGTTCAGGCGCTCCAGTTCCGCGAGGTCGGCGCGGGTGGCCGGGTTGAGCCCTCCGCTGCCGCCCGCTCCGCCACCGCCGGGCGGAGTAGGACCAGGACCGGGGCGTGGGCCGGCGCCGAGCGCGCGCAGCTGGCTGATCAGGGATTGCAGGGCGAGGATGTTGGTGTGGATGTCGCTGTTCAGGGCGCTGAGGGCCGTGGTGTTCACGGTGACCACGTACTGGGTGTTCGTGCCGATGCTGCCCAGCAGGGCCCGCAGGGTGTTGACGTCGTTCTGCACCTGCGCCTGGTCCGCGACCTTGACCTTCAGGTTCACGGTGCGGCTGCTCAGGCGCCGGAGCTCCTGGTCAAGCGCGGCCGTGTCGAATCTCAGGCGGACGGTGGCGGTCTTGTCACGCAGGTTGCCCAGCACGTCGCCGTTCCGTTTGATCTGGTCCTGCACGCGCAGGAGGTCGGTCAGGCTCCGCTGGAATCGCTCCAGGCCGGCCACGCCGGTGCTGCGGGCGGCGAGGGTGTACGTGACGGTGCGGGTCGCTGCGGTCAAGTGGAGGCCACCTCCTCGGTGGTGCATGGAAAAGCCGCCCGTGGGGGGCGGCGTCCGTGTTAGAAGGGGGCGTGGAAACGACGTTCTATGAGGGTCCGGGGGTGACGGTCACGCAAACGCGGTTCGTGTCGGGCCGGGAGACGTACGCGATTGCGGGGATCACGTCCGTGTCGGTGGCGCGTGAGCCGACGCTATGGACGGGTCCGGCGCTGCTGATCATCGCGGGGCTGGCCGCGTGGGCGTCGAGTTCGTGGATGATCGGCGTGCCGGCCGTGATGGTCGGGGTGCTGTGGGGCCTGTTGCAGCCGCGTGACTGGGTGGTCAGCATCCGGACTGCGTCGGGTGAGGTGAAGGCCCTGACGGATCGGAGTGAGAAGCGCGTGCAGGCCGTGGTGGACGCTATCAGCCGGGCGATTGTCGCGCGGGGGTAGCGTCAGCTTTTGGGTTTGTTGCTGAGGTCCCAGGCTTCGCGGTAGGCGCTGCGGCCCTGCGCGAACGTCCACACGGCTGCCTGCCACGCGAGTTCATCGACGTAGCAGTGCGCGACCTGCAGGGCGGGGCTGCCGTACCCGCCGCCCATGCCGCCGCTGCTCATGGCGTGGAGGGTCATGGCGGCACGGAGTTCCCGCTGGGTGAGTCCGGCGATTCAGGTACCTCCCGGCCCCACGTGACCAGTTCGCGGGCCAGGGCGGTCCGGTACGGTCCGAGGATGGTCCCGGCGTCCTCGAAGGTGGGGCTGAGCATGCCGAGGTCGAGGAGGGCTTCCTCGACGGCGATTTCCAGGGCGACGGTGTGGGCGCGCCATTCGCCGTCGTCGGGCAGGGTGTCGTCGAAGGGCGCGGGGTCGCCGGGTTTGTGACTGGCCGCTTCGGCGGCAGCCAGGGCTTTCTGCGCCTCGGCGTTGAACCAGTTCGCGTACGCGTAGTACCCGTCGCGGCCCAGCGCGGCGTACAGCAGGTTCGCGCGAATGTCGCGGGCCGGCACGCGGGCCAGGAGGAACGCGAGGGCGCCGGGCGTGCCGGGCGGGACGCTGCGGGCGGTGTCGCCGTCGGCGAGCAGGTGGACGGTGCGGGTGTTCTGTGCCCGGAGGGCGGCGAGGGTTTCGTTCATGGGCCTGCCTGTGTGTGGTCGGTGACGGCCCGCGATGGCGTCACCGGTGAGCAGGACGCGCGCCCCATGGTCGGCGGGCAGCGCGCGCCCTGTCGCGGGCGGAAGGTCAGGGTCTTATGGCTCCGCTGGGCAGTCCAGCCGCGCCCTCCTCGAGGAGGTTCATGCAGGAAGGCCTCGTTCCGGAGGGCGCATGAGGTCGGCCAGGACTCGCCGGAGGCCCGCTTCCGGGTGCGGGTCGCCCAGCTGGTGCAGGGCGTCCAGCAGCAGGTCGGCCGAGATGCAGGCAGCGTGGGCGTCGGCGGCGCGGCGCTCCAGTTCGGCAGCGATGACATGGGGTGAAATCATGACTCTCCTGTTGGGTGGTAACCCCGCGCACGAAAAGGGGCAGCGCGCGCCCTGTCGCGGGCGGGGGGGGTCAGGGTCAGGTGTCTTTGGTCTTGATGCTGAACGGGCTGACGCCGGGCGTCTGGTTGCGGGCGCGGAGCGTGGCGGTCGTGCGGACCCGGCCGGGGCTGACGGGCACTTCGCGGGCGCTGACCTGCACCTGGGCGGTGATCTCGATCAGTTTGGTGGTGCCGACGGCGAGTTTCCAGACGAGGGTGGTGAAGGCCTTGCTCTTGCCGAGCGCGAGGATGGCTTCGACGGGCCGGGCGAAGCTCATGCCGAATTCCGCGCCGATGGGCTGCTCGCTGGGCGCGAAGCCGCTGACGAACTCGCCGTTGGCGGGCAGGGGTTCGACGGGGTTGTACAGGCGGGCGGTGCTGGTGCTGTCGGGGACGTAGGAGATGCCGCCGATGGTGACGGTGTGTTCCAGTCGGCCCAGGCCGCCGCTGTAGCCGGGGATGACGGGCACGATGGGCGCGAAGGGCGCGATGGGCGCACCTTCGGGGTGCCGGACGCCCTTGGCTGCGTGGAAGGAGTACTGGGCGGTGACGTACTCGGTGCGCTGCTCAGGGACGGTCAGGAGCATCTCGTGCAGCTGGCCGTCGGTGATCTGCACGTGGCCGGCGCCGGGGACGTACCACTGACCGCTGAACGCGGTGAGCGGGAAGTACTCGGCCCACTGGGTGCTGTCGACGGGCGTGATGACGCCCTGCGCGTCCGGCGTGCCGAACATGGCCTTCATGGCCAGGATGACGTCGGCGGCGGTCGCTTCGGTGGTGACGCTGCGGCCCTGGTAGTCGCTGCCGGCGTACTCGGCGGGGTTCTCGAACGCGTTGCCCCGGAAAGCCTGGCTCATGCGTTCCAGGTCGTCGGGCAGGAAGCCGCTGCCGCCCGTTTCGCGCAGGAAGTGGGTGGGGGGGACGTACACGCCGGGTTCGGTCTGGAGGGCCATGCCGAAGTGGCCGCGGCGGCCCTGGTTGCGGATGGCGGTGTTGGCGGTGAAGGTCATGCGGTCTCCTCGGCGGGCGCGGTGGCCTCGTCTTCAACGGGCGCAGTGGCTTTGGCGGTCGTCCGTTCGAAGTGCCCGGTTTTCAGGATGGCCTGGGCGTGGGCGGCGCTGTCGGGCGCAATGACGATGCCAGGGGCCACCTGCACGGGCGGGTAGCCTTTCAGGGGGACGACGCCGGTGGTCTGACTGGTGTAAGCGAGGTTCTCGCCGCGCGGCTCCGGGGTTTTCTGGGCGGCTGCCGGTTCGGGCTTGGTCTTGGTCATGGGGTCTCCGTGATGGTCAGGTCGACCTCGAGGGTGAAGTCGAACGCGAGGGTCAGGACGGGCGGGAGGCCCGCTTCGACCGGGACGGGGTTCAGGAACCAGTTGCTGGGCGCGCCGCCCAGACCCCGGAATGCGGGGTTGCCCTGCACGTCGGGGAGGCGGTCGAAGCTGGTCAGCGCGCGGAACACGGCCGCCTCGTCCTTGAACGTTTTGCTCTGGTCGGTTTCGGCGGCGTAGTGCACGGCGATGTAGCCCTGGTACGCGCGGGGCACGAGCAGGCCGCCGCTGCCCCAGCCGCCGCCGGGGCTGTCCTGGCCGGCCGTGATCACGAACTCGGACGTCCCGCCCCTGAGTTCCTTGCTGGCGAGCGGGCGGGGCGTCAGGCCGGGCAGGTTCGCCTGGGTCCTGACGTGCTGGTACAGCAGGCGGAACAGTGGGGCGGGGTCGATCACGGGGTCTCCAGTGCGAAGTTCACGAACGCGGGGATCAGGTTGGTGGCCTGCAGGGCGGCGTCGCGGACCATGTGACGGGGCCGCAGTCGCACCTGTCGGACCCGCACCCAGTTCCCGGTGGCCTCCGCGCCGTCCCAGGGGTTCCGGAGTCGGAAGGTCAGCCACTTGCCACGCCGGGGCCGGATGGCTCCGCCGGGCAGTCCGGCTGTACCTTCCTCGAGGAGGTTCATGCCGGGGCCGGTGGCGCTGATGCTGCTGCCGGCGCTGGTGTGGGTGGCGGTGACGCTCTGGCGGGCCGCGCCGGTGCGGGCGGTGAGGTAGCGGGTCATGGGGCCGCCGCCGACGTACTCGCGCAGTCGCTCGGCGGCCGCGTCGGCCCAGCGGGCGTTGACCTCGGCCGTGACGCGGTCGGGCAGTTGCTGTTCCACGTCACGGATCAGGGCGCGCAGGTCCCCCTGGATGTTCAGGGTCACTGGTTCCACCACGGGTCGATGGCGGGGGGCGTGACGGGCACGCCGGGGTCGGGGGTGGGGTCGTTGCCGGGCGTGGGGGCGCGCGCGCCGGTGCGTCCGCGCCAGCTGAGGCCGAGGGTGTCGCCGAGCGTGTCCCGCTGGATGGGCGGCACGACCTCGTACTCGTCGCCGTCCGTGGTGCTGATGACGGTGCCGGGGTCGAGGGTCACGCCGGGCGGCAGGTGCGCGCGGTGGCTGTCGTCCACGCTGGCGGCCAGGTCGTTGCCGGACTGCGCGCCGCCGGGGAGCGTGGCGGTCGCCTGGACGCGCAGGCGGACGCTCTGGCCTGCGGCGGTCGCCTGAACCGGGTAGGCGCGGGCGTCCACGAGTCGGCAGACGCCGACGCTCCGGCCGGTGTACTGGCTTTCGTCGCTCCATACGCCAAACACCAGCTGCCCGCCCTGATGGGGGACGCTGGTGCCGGGAGTGGGTTCGCTCTGCCCTGGCGCGAGACGAAGAAGGCGCAGACTGGCGGGCATCGGGTCCGTCTGGAGTTTCAGGAGACCGCGTCCGCCGTTGCCCCGGTTCGGGTCCCTCACGCCGAACTGCCGGGTGATCCCGTCCGACCAGACGGCGCGCAGCGGGTAGCGCAGGGCGTTCAGGTCCGCATCCGAGTCCACGGACGCCACGGCGGCCTGCACGTCGTCCAGGAGGCTCATCGCGCCGCTCCGGGGAACAGCGGCCGGCGCGGAGCGGACGGGAAGGCCAGCAGCAGGAATTTCTCAGCGAGTCCCGCCCAGTGCGTGGAGGTGAGGGTGAGCGTTTCGTCTTTCGACGCGGCCGCGCGGTACTTCACTTCCAGCTCGTCCGGGATCTTGATGGACTCGATGACTTTCGCGGGTCCGCTCGTCGCCACATGATGCAGGGTGATCCCGCTGTCCGTTCCGGCCCGGAGTTCCAGGGCCTTGGCGGCGATGGCGGTACGTGCCGCCAGTCGCTGGGGCGTGTCGAGGGCCGTGTCGCTGACGTTGCGTTCCGCGAGGCGCTGTGCGACCCATAGGGCGGCGAGGGTGAGGTGTCCTTCGGTCACGTCCGTCACGTCCGCTGGCGCGTCGGGGATGAGCTGGGGCACCTCGGCGGGCGTGACGGTGATCACGGGTCAGTCCTGCGCTTCGACGAGGGTGCCGTCGCGCAGGCCGCGCGCGAGGGCGGGCGTCCAGTGGGCGGTGACGGGGTCCGCGCCGATCACGCGGCTGCCCTGCGCCTGGTCGGGGTCGGTGAACGTGCCGCCGTACGCGGCGATGGTGTCGTTCACGCGGACCGTGAAGGTCGGCGCGTCCGGTGCGGGCTCGGCGCTGCCTGTGCTGGCGCTGCCGCCCTGCAGTTCGGCCAGGGCAGCGCGCGCGGCGTCCGCGTCCGGTTCGTCCAGCAGCGCCTGGAGTTGCTCGCTGGTCAGGGTGGCGTCCGTGAGTTCGACATCCAGCGCGTCCTGCACCTGCGTGGTGAGGATTTCGCGCTTGACGCCTTCGGGGTCCGTTTCGACGCGGTCCGCCCAGCCCTGCAGGACGTCCGCTTTCGGGTTGGTGGCCTCGGTGTTGATGGTGACGCCGAGTTTCTCGCCGAGCAGTCCGGCGTTCTCTTTCCTGGTGGCCATGGGTGATCTCCTGCGCCGGGCCTGCTGGGGTCAGCGGCCCGGCGTGACGCTTACTGGAGGGTGAGGGTGGTGGCGGCGCCGGTGTCGGGCTTGCTGAAGCCGAGCATCTCGGTGATCTGCACGGCCTGCAGGTCGCGGCGGATGATGTCCTCGTACCGGACGAGGTCGAAGCGGGGGTCGTAGTGCATGGTCAGCGCGGCGGCCGGGTCGATGGCGAGCAGCTGGTCGGTGCCGGTCAGGACGCTGCGCTGGGGCGGCAGCTTGGGGCGCATGCCGAACAGGGTGGGGAACGTGCCGGTGTCGCGGAAGTCGGCGGCGGCGGCGGTGCTGCCCGTGCCGGTCACGACGTCCATGCTCAGCGCCTGCCCGAGCGCGGCGGTCGCGCCGGTCAGGATGGTGGGTTCCGCGCCGTACTCCTCGGCTTTCATCAGCAGCGCGACGAAGTCGGCGGCGGTCAGGGTCGCGCCGGCGGCGTTGACGTTCGGGGCGGCGTTGTTGTTGCCGTCGCCGTTCTTGAGGATGTCGAGCGCCTTGCGGATCTTGTTCCGGTCGGCCTGACGGCGGACCTTCAGCAGCCAGCGGTCGAAGGTGCTGAGGCTGGCGTTCAGGATCGCCTCGAGGCTGGCTTCCAGGCGCCCGCCGCACTTGAACAGGCGGACGACGGCGTCACCCTGCGTGATGGTCAGCACGGGGTACTCGGCGCCTTCGGCGACGCGGGCCAGGTCGGCGTTCTCGTCGTCCTGGAAGCTGAGCAGCTGGGTGTTGACGACGCTGGCCTCGACGGGCTGGGTGTCGGTGACGACGTCGGCGAGCGTCAGGCCGTTGCGGCTGTCACGGCCGACTTCGCGGTAGCGTTCCTCGATGTACAGGGGGAACAGGATGCGGTTGTCTTCCTGGCGGAAGAACGCGTCGTTGACGGTCGCGGCGGCGTGACGGCCGCGGGGTTCGAGGCCCGCGCCGCGCACCATGACCTGCTTCCACGCGGCGACGCTCGCGCCGGTGCTGTCGCGGGTGGCGGGGTCGTACAGGCTGCTGTCGATCTCGCCGTTGTCCGCGAGGTGCTGGATCTGCTGCGCGAACGTGCGGCGCTCGGCGTGCGCGTCGGCTTTCAGGGCGAGGGTGAGGTCGTTGATCTTCTTGATTTTCGGCATGGGCTGGCCCTCCTGCGGGCGTCATGGGAGCGCCCACCCCTGCTGCAGGGTGGGCGCGGTTCGTGGTGCCGGGGGCGGGGGTTACAGCTTGATGTTGGCGAGGCCGTTCTGGGCGATGTTCACGAGCACGCGGGTGCCGCCCGCGCCGACCTTGGCTTTCCCGGCGCCGTCCACGACGAGCGTCTGGTAGCCGAGGGGGAGGGTGCCGACCGTGGCGATGTCGGTGAAGCCGGCACCTTCGAGGGCGACGGCGCCGACGCCGTCGGCTTCCTTGGTGAGGACCTTGCCGAGCAGGGGGTTGCCGTCCGCACCGCGTCCGGCGGTGGCGGCGCCGGTGTGGGCGACGGCGTCACCGACGACGGTGCCGGCGGCGAGGTTCATGGTGGGGAAGTGGTTCTGGCCGTTGAAGACGAGTTCTCCGAGTTTCATGGTGTTCCTCCAGGGGAAGCGGGATGGGGCGGTGAGCGGGGGGCTTAGAAGTTGAAGGCGGTCGGGGGAACGGCGGGCGCGGCGGGTTTGGTGTCGTCGGCCTGGGGGGGCGCGCCGGCGTCGGGTTTGCTCTGGCGTCCGGCGGGGTACAGGGCGGATTTCTGGGCGGTGAGGTCGTCGATCATGCCGGGCAGGTCGGCCGTGTCAGCCTTGCTGGCGAGGCGCGCGGCGCGTTCGATGGCGGCGGTAGCGTCGGCGCCGTAGACGCTGGTGGCGAGCGCTTCGACTTTCTCGATGAGGCTGGCGCGGTAGGCGGCGCCGTCGGCGGCCTGGGCGCGCAGCTGGGTGAGGCGGTCGGCGGTGAGGTCGTTCACTTCGACGCCGAGGGCGGCGGCAGTGAGTTCCCGCTGGGCCTGGATGCCCGCTTCGTACGCGCCGCTTTCGAGGGTGGCGGTGAGGGTCTGCGCGTCGGTCTGGGCGGCGTCGGTGGTGGTGTCGAGGGTGTGAGTCTTGCCGGTGCGGTCTTTGACGGTGATGAGCACGGTGTCCTCCTGGTGCGGGTCTTCCGCGCTGGCGCTGCGGCCGAGGCGGAGGGTGGGGGCGGGTTGGGGCGTGGCGGCCTGGAGGTGTTCGGTGATGATGTCGTTGAGCGTGCCGACCCGGTCGGCGAGGCCGGCGGTGACGGCTCCGTCTCCGAACCAGACGTCCCCGGTCGCCCAGGTGCTGGCCTTCGCGACGCTGACGTTGCGTCCGGCGGCGACGGCCTGCACGAACAGGTCGTGCACGGTGGCCATTTCCGCCTGCCACTGCGCGAGCACCGTGCCGTCCATGGCTTCGGCGGGCTGCCCGAGCGCTTTGCGTTCCGTGCTGCGGACGTACGTGACCTTCAGGCCTTCCCCTTCGAGGGCGGCGGTCTGGTCGGTGTGCGTGCCGATCACGCCGATACTGCCGACCTCGCCGGCGGGCGTGACGATGAACTCGGTGGCCTGCGCGCCGATCCAGTACGCGGCGCTGCACGCCATGGTGTTGGCGATGGCGGTGACGGTCTTGGCCTGCGCGGCTTCCGCGACGGCCTGCGCGGCCACGTCGATGCCGGACACGGCGCCGCCGCCACTGTCGATGTCGATGATGATGCTCGTCACGGCCGGGTCCTGCGCGGCCGCGCGGACGCGGTCGGCGAAGGTGTGCGGGTCGACGGCGCCGCACATCCAGACCATCATGCTGCCGCGCGGGAAGATCGTGCCGTGCAGGGGGATGATGGCGACGCTGGGCGTGGCGTCCTGCGCGTCCTGCGTGGCGGCGGCGCGGCCCTCGCGCGCGGCCCTGAGTTCACGGAGGGTGTCTTCGCTGGGGCCGTGCCCGGCGAGGTACGCGCTGAAGCCCGTGACGATGTCCTGCAGCTGGTCGCCTTTGATGGCCCAGCGGCCGTTGGCGATCAGGGCGGTGACGCCGCTGAGGTGGGTGGGACTGCGGGTCTTGGTGGTCATGGTCACTCCTGGGGGGTGGGGGCGTGCACGTACCGTCGTTCGCGGGGGTGGTACGCGTACCGGGCGGTGATCTGGGCGTCCGGGTCGCTGGTGGGGGCGGGCGGTGGGGGTGCGGGGGTGCCTGCGCTGTCGTCCCAGGTGTCCGCCCAGGCGGGGGCGTGCTGGTCCTCGTCGTCGCTGAAGTCCAGGTCGTCCGCGAACCGGCGGGCGTACGCCTTGCCGGCGATGGCCTTGCCGATCTGGTGGGCTTCCATGCGGGTCTTGTACGCTTCGGCTTCTGCCTGCTTGAACGCACTTTCGGCCTGCTGGAAGCGCACGTACGCCACGGCGCGAATGCCGCGCAGGCGCAGGTGCAGGTTCAGCCCGAACTCCAGTTGCCGCGCGATGACGGCCTGGATGTTCGTGGCGCGCGCCTCGATCATCGGGTAGACGATCTTCGCGAGTGCCTCGGTGGTGCTGTCCATGTGCCCGCGCAGGAATCCGACGGTGCTCAGGCCGCTCCAGACGCGGCGGTTGTTCTCCCCGACGATGTCCTGCAGGCCGGTGAGGCTGTGGCTGATGTTGTTGATCGTGAACTTCGTGCCTTCCGGTCCGACGAACAGGCCCTCGTCCGCGAGGCCGAGGATCATGTCGGCCGCCTGGTTGGTGTACTCGGCTTTCAGTTCCGCGTACCGGGGGTCTTGAGCGTCCGTCAGGCCGAGTTCCTGCGGACTGGGCAGGGGCAGTTCGACGCCGACGAGCGCGATCTTGCGCATCAGGTCGATCACGCGGTCCACGTTGTCGATCAGGCGGGTCTTGCGGTCCAGGCTCCGCAGGGCGCTGAGGAACATCGGAATGCCGTGCGGGTCGCCGCCCATCGTGAGGAGCGGCGCGTACAGGTACGTGGCCGGGTCCAGTTCGATGGGGTTGATGGCGACGCCCACCTGGTGGTACGTGCGCGCTCCGGTGGTGGGGTCGTACCCGACGGCGATGCGTTCGGCGGGCACGACGACCGCGCCGATCACGCCGCTGCGGGTGTCGTCGGTGGGCCACTCGACGCTGCTGGCGGGACTGGCGAGCAGTTCGAGGATCTGGTTGTTGATCAGGCCGTCCAGTCCGCCTCCCTCGGGGAAGATGGTGGTGGCCCAGGTGTCCAGTTCCGCGCGGGCGGCCTTGACGGCCTTGCGACTGCCGGTGAATTCGATGGTGTGGCCGGGGTTGACGATGGCGAGGTAGTCGCTGGCGGCGCCGCTGACGTCCTCGTCGCTCTGCAGGAGCATCCGCAGGACGCCGGTGAGGCGGGTGCGGGTGTCGCCGGGGTACCCGAGGTACGCGCCGGCGATCCGGTCGAGCATCGCGCCGGGGTTCTCGGCGCTGCGTTGCGTGCCGAGTTGCCGTCCGCTGCTGCGGAGGCTGCGGGTGAGGTTCGCGATGCCCCAGGAGGCGCGGCCCGTGACGGCCTGCCGGGCGTGGGGGCTGGCGCGGGCGCGGCGGCGCGGGAGGAGGTCCTGGACGGGGGTGTTCAGGGTCCGCCAGGCGCGGGTCAGGGAGTCTCGAATGCCGATGGTGGGTTCACCTCCTCTGCTTCAGTCGGTTCATGAAGGCGGACTGGACGTTCACGACGTCCTGGCCCGTCACGGTGGATTGCGTGTCGGCGGGTGGGCGGAAGATTTCCTCGGGCGCGGCGGCCAGCGCGGCCCCGTCCCCGTCGTCAGGGCTGCGGGCGGGCTTGATGCGGCTCTTGAACTCGTCCTTCCCTTCGAGCTTCCGAACGATGCGCCGCGCCGCTCCGGCGTTCTTCGCGACGAAGCGTGCGCGCCGTTCGGTGAGGTCCGCCTGCAGGTGCTCGGGCGGGTTGGGGACACTGAGGATCAGGAGCTGGTCGTTGGTGGTGCCGTACAGCTCCGTCGCGCGGTCGTAGTAGCGCTCCGGGTCATGCGGGGTGTGGTTGAACTGCACCTCGTGGAAGACCAGGACGCACCCGGCGACCTGCGCGGCTTCCATCAGTTCCGCGTCGGCTTTGGTGATGTCGATCTTGCCGCTGCCATACCCGCCGGTGCCGTCCACGCGGAAACTGACGCGCTGCGCCCCGGCGCGGATGGCTTTCAGTGCGGCGAGTTTCATCTGGTGCGCGTACTGGAAGTCGTCCGCCTGGCGAAGTTCCGCCTCGCGGGTCAGGACCTGTCCCTGATTCAGCCACACGTTCCCGGCGTCTGGGCCAAAGCGGGCGCAGTCCACGCCGATCTGCGCGACCGTCATATCCCGCACGGCCGGAATCGGCCGCTGCGCGGCCGCCTCGAAGCGCGCCGTGCTGATCAGGGCGTCCCCGGCGTTCGTTGCGGGCGGCACGCCAAGCGCACGGAACTGGAAGTCCGCGCTCGGCGCGAAGATCGTTCCGGCGGGGTAGGAGATTTCCTCCCCGTCCGCGAACACTTCCCACTCCACCTCAAACGTCAGGCGGTCCGGGTCGTGTTCCGAAACGACGTCGCAGTGCTTGAAGATCATGCCGTTCAACCACGCACGGCTCGTGCCGCCCGGCACCACGTCCACGCCCTCGACGACGTTCGGGAAGTCCAGCAGGCTGAACAGGTAGTTCTGCACGCCGGGCTGCTTCCCGAGCTTGTGGAAGGCGCTGGTGCGGGTCTGCGGGTTGGCGATCAGGAGCCAGATCATCACGACGCCGCCGGTCATCATGGCGTTGATCGCCTCGAACTGGTACGCCGGAACGCCTTCCGCTTCGTCCACCACGAAGAACATGTACTTCGCGTGTTGACCCTGCGCGCGCGCCGTGCCCTGGCCGCCCGCGTCGCTGGTGGTCCGGCCGATCGCCCAGTGATTCTCGGCTTTCACCATGCGCGGCGTTTCCGGCAGGACGCGTCCCGGCAGGCCCCGGCCTTTGCGCTGGCTCTTGATGTCCTTCCAGAGCAGCAGTTCCACCTGGTCCTTCGTGGGGGCCGTGGTGATCGTGATGCCCGGCGTGAACACGTCGAAGAACCAGTTCACCAGTCCGGCGGCAATGTACGTCTTCCCGACGCCGTGGGCGCTGTCCACCCGGAAGATCTTCGGAGCGTACTCGTCCCCGGCCAGCTGGCGGCGCACGCTCTCGCCGATGTCCTGCACGAGTTCGTACTGCCCGCGCTTCCCATTCCGGCCTTTCCAGGGGCGGATGCTCAGGATGTCCTGCAGGTACCCGAGGGGGTTCGTCTGGTACTGCGTGAACCGCTCAGCCTGCTTCCGCGCCTGCTTCAGCGCGGCGGCTGGCGAGTTCTGCGAGGCTGATCGTTCCCCACCGGCTTTCCACGGCGGTGAGGAGAGCGCTCCGAATGTCATCGTTCTCAATCACCTCCATCGCCGCGTCCGTCAGGTGACCGCCCATCACGGCCCACAGGCGCGTGATCGTGTCCATGCTGAACGTGCTCTCCTGCTGACCCTTCCGGATCCGGTCCACCATCGCCCCGACTTCCTTGATCAGCCGGGCCGCGTCCGTGATGTCCGCCATGCGCAGCGGCTTACTCGGCAGGTACGTCATCGGGTCCGGCATGCGCTCCAGCAACTCCGCGCTGAGGTCATCCTCCCGCTCCAACGCGTCCGCCCGGACTGTCCGCCACCACTCATTCCAGTCCGACTGGAACGCCTTCTCGAAACTCAGGTTCCAGCGGGTCAGCATCCGGTCCTGCTCCTCGAACCGGTTGATGTAATCCAGCATCAACGCCCGCAGCAGCTGCGCCTCCGGCAGGAGGTTCAGCGGGTCCGGATCCGACTCGAACTGCTCCAGCAGCTCCCGCACACGCGGACGCTCCACCGACGAGTACCGACCCGTCGGCGCTGGCGTCCGCCCCCCATGCAAGTAGCAGCGGCCCGAGCCTGGATGATCCGTCCGGAAACCCGCCGGATGCCGACACGGCTCCCCACGGTGCTTCCCATGCGCCCCGCACGTCAGGCCCGGCTCCCGCTTCTTCCGACCGGAGCGCGCAGGTTCTGTATGAGGTTCCTGCCCGGACGGATTCTGTATGAGGTTCCCGCCGTTCGTGACCTGCGGTTTGCTGCGGGTCTTGGCGAGGTACTCGGCGGTTCGTTTCTGGCTGGGGGGGTCGTTCTTGGGTTGGGCAGTGCCCGGCTTGTGCGGTGGGGTCTTGGTGGTTGGGGTGGGTTTCTTGGTGTTGTTCTTGGTGGCCTGTGCTTGGGCCTTCGCGGGTTTCTTCTTGGGTGTGGGCATCAGGTCACCTCCTGGGGTGGCGTGCGCGGGGTGGGCCGCACTGACGTCAGTGCGGTGGGGTCCATGGGATTTCCCATGGACGTAGTGGGCGATATGGGGATCCCCATATCGTGATTGGTGCGTGGTCCCTCTCGCAGGGTTCGAACCTGCACTGGGCCGGGTTTGAGCCGGCTGCCTCTGCCGGTTGGGCTAGGGAGGGAGGCTGGGCACGGCGGGTACCGTGCCTGGATCGACTGCCTGCGCGTGGCAGGAGTCTCGTGGGGGGAAGGGCAGGACTTGAACCTGCACGCCCTTGCGGGCAAGCGAGCGCCGTGAGGCTGCCAGCCAACTCTGCCAGTTCGTTCACCTTCCCAGGTGTCGGGGCGCTCGCCCCTACCGGATGCGCTACGCGGGCTCCGGTCAGCCTTGACAGCTACCCAGGCGCGACGCTGGGCAGTCAGAACACAGGGGACACGCGGGTCCTCTGGCAGTGGGGCCGAGGGGTGCGCCCTCGATGTGGCGCGATCCTTTCCTCGGCACGCAGCGTCCCAGCCGGTCGCCGCTGCGGGTCGTCTATCGCCGTGCGTCTTACGGGCACGGGTGCTGGCGCGAACCATTCCAGCGGGCGGGGTCAGTTGAGGTTGGTGCGTTCGCTGGGCCGTCCCTGGGTGTTTGGGCGGCGCTGGTCGCGGGGTGGTGGGGCGGGGTCTGCGCCGTTCCTGTAGGGGGCGTACGCCTGGAGGACGGCGGGCAGGAGGGAGGCGGCTGGGAGCAGGGAGGTCATGCCGCGCCCGTGACAGGCGGGGCAACGGGTGGCGTGGACGGCGGTTCCGCAGCGGTCGGGGTGGCCGTTGCTGTGGATGGTGGTGCGCCAGCCGGTGCCGCTGCAGGGAGTGCAGGTCTGGTACTGACGTCCGACTCGGCAGTTCAGTTTGTCCATCGGGCGCCTCCTGTCGTCAGGCGTGGTCTTTGATCCAGGGGTGATCCCGGCGGTACTGGTACTGCGCTTTGAGGGCGCGGGCGTACTCGTCGGGGAGCCGGTTGAGGTGTGCCTGGCCCTGCTGGAGGCGGGTGAGGGTCCAGGTTTTGAGGTGGGTGGTCCAGGCTTGTGGGCTGTAGAGGGTGGTGACGGTGGCCCAGGGGTCGCGGTGGTCGTTGCGGTGTCGGTGGGCGTGTTCGGCCTGCAGGTACTCGCGGTGTTCCTGGGGGAGGTGGTGGGCGTCTGCCTGGGCGGCGTTGAGGTTGGCGTCCGTCCAGGTCCGAATCTGGTTGTAGAACGCGTCGGGGGTGAGGTGGCGCGCCTGTTCATGCCAGGGGCGCTTTGGGTTCCTTCGGGGCATGGGCGCTCCTGGCATGGAAAAGCCCCCGCGTTTGGGTGCGGGGGCTTGGGTGTGTCCGGGTTGTGGTAGACGACGCCTACGGTACGAAGAGTGTGGGGGAATTTTTCCGTTTTGTCAAGCCGGTTTGTCGGCGGGTCAGGTGGCGGGGGTGAGGGTGACGCGCAGGGCTTCGAGCGCGGCGATGAGGTTCGGGTAGCGGCTTTCGAGGGCGGGGGGGAGGCGGAGGCCGTCACGGTCGGTGACGGGCGTCCAGATGAGGTGCTCGTGCCGGGGGCGGGGGCCGGGGCCTTCGCCCCCGAGGCGGGCGTGGGTGTCGAGGATCCAGCGGGCGAGGGAGTGCCAGCCGCGTCCGACGGTGATGCCGCTCTGCCGTTCTAGGTGGGCGGCGTCGTGCGGTTCGACGAGGAGCGCGAGGCCGTCGTCACTCCAGCGGAGGTCGAGGTGGAAGTGGAAGGGGACGGTCTGGGCGAGGTCGGGGTCGTTGTGGTCGGGGAGGTGCGCGGTCCAGGTGGTGCCGTCCTGCCAGGGTGCGGATCGGCGGCTATCGCGGTGGGCGCGGCGGATGCGGGCGTGCACGGCCTGGTACTGCGTTTCGGCGTCGCAGGCGAGTTGCGCGTGGTGCCGGGCGAGCGTGTCGGGGCCGCTGAGAAGGTAGCGGGCGGCGAGGAGCGCGTGGCTGTGCCGGTCGCGGTTGGTGTCGAGGAGGAGGGCGGTGTCCTCGTCGGCGGTGGTGCCGAGGTGGCTATCGCCGGTGCGGCGGGGGCGGCCGAGGAACGCGGCGGCAATGGCGTTGTGTTCCTGTCTTTGCTCGTGGAGGATCTGCACCGGGTCGATGGTCAGGGTGGGGTGGATGGCGTGGGCGCTGCCGGGCGCGGGCCTGGGGGCGGTGCGGAGCTGGGCGGCACGCAGGGGGCGCTGGAGGGCTTCCTGCCGGGCGGTGTCGAGCAGGAGGGTGGCGAGGTACTCGTGGTGGTGGCGGGCGGCGCTGCTGCTGCGGATCATGCGCCGGGCGTGCTGCTGGGCCTGCTGCCGGGTGACTTCCAGTTCGGCGCGGGCGGCCTGGTACCGGGCGTCGTAGGCCTTGCGGTCGTCGTCCTCTTCGGGGAGGCCGGCGAGGTCGTGCAGGGTCTCGTGGAGGTCCTGGGCCTGGGCGGCCTGCTGGTGGAGTTCGTGCGCGTACTGCAGGAGGCTGCGGTACCCGGTGCGGATGCGTTGCTCGCCGATGATCAGGGCGGCCGCTTCCGGGTGGATGGGCGCGGCGGCCGGGGCCTGGGCTGGGGCTGGCGTGGGGGGCGCGGCGGCGGTCATGGGGTGACCTGCGTGTGGTGCGGGGCGGGCAGCTGGATGGTGGTGGGCGTCCAGGTAGCCGTATCGAGCGCGGTGAGCTCTCCGGAGAACACGGCGCCGGTGTCGATGAACCACGCGACGGTCCCGTCGTTGAGTTGGAGGGGCACGGGGCCGTACCGCATGACGGTGTGCCCATGGACGCTGTGCGTCACGCCGGGGGGAAGGGGATGGAAGGGCGTCTCACCGTCCGGGCGACCCCAGAGGTGGTCGTCGCTGTCCGAGTCGGTGGGGTGGGGTCGCATGGCGTGGGCGTACAGGGTGCTCCCGATGGTGGTGTGCGGGAGGAGGTGCTCGTCCATCCACTGCGCGTCGGCAAGCAGGGCGGCGTGATCGCCGTCGTAGCTGTCCGTGGTGGTGTCGCCGCCGTTCATTTCCCAGATGGCGTGGCCGTGCCCGTGGAGGGTGGCGTTGATGAGCATCTGGTCGTGGTTGCCGCGCAGGGCCGTGGCGCGGCCGGATTCGACCAGTTCCCGGACGCGGGCGATCACCTGGGCGCTGTCCGGGCCACGGTCGACGTAATCGCCGAGCAGGACGATGTGCCGGCCCGTGAAGGCGGCGAGCGCAGCGTCGAGGAGGTCCAGGCGGCCGTGAATGTCGCCGATGGCGACGGGGGGGAGCGTGGCGGGGTCGGGGTGAAGGTGGGGGGCAGGGTCAGCCACGGGTGGTCTCCTTATAGTGCTTCAGGGCGCGCATGGCGGTCTCGTGACTGACGTCGAGGATGAGCATGGCGTCCCTGGGCGTGTGGACGTGCCCGGTGAGGGCGGTCAGGACCTCGTAGGCTTCCGGGCCGGGCAGGGACCGGAGGGCCTGGGCGGTGGCGAGGGCGACGCCGGCGGGGAGTTCGCCGGGCAGGGCGGCGCGCAGGCGGGTGCCGGTCGCGGCGCGCAGGTCGCTGCTCATGACGCTGGCCGCGATGGGGGCGGGGAGAGCGTCCAGGCCGGGCCAGGTCGCGCCGGGCAGCAGGGTGAGGTGATGCCGTCCTTCCACCACGACGAGGCCGGTCAGGACGTGGAAGGGCGTGTCGACCGTGACGGGCAGGGTGCCGTCGATAGGCGGGAGTTCAGGCAGCCAGACGTTACTGCGGGGGATCATCATGGGTGGGGGCGTCCTTCGAGGTGAGCGGTGATGGGACTGAGAGCCGCGACGGACAGGAGATGCTGGCCGGGGCGGATGCACAGGAGCTGGCCTTTCCAGGCGACGGGCGTGCCGGGCCGCAGGCCGGGCAGGAGGGCCTTCGCGGCGTACGTCTCGCCGGACAGGGTGAGTTCATACCGCTGGAGGGTGGTGGGGGAATCCAGGTGGGGGCGCGGCGCGTGCCGGCGAACGATTCGCTGCCCCTCGAGCGCAGCGAGGGTACCGCAGGTCTGCGCGAGCGTCAGGTGGTACGTGCTGGCGATCAGGGGCGGGTACGTCACGCCGGTCGCCAGGGCGTGCAGGACCCGCAGTTCCGGCGGGACGCGGCGCAGGGCGCGGCGGGCACGCCAGCGGGCGAGCAGGGCGGTCAGGGGTGCAGGCATGGTCATCTCCGGCGGGTGGCGGGACTGCGGGGTGGGCGGCGGTTCAGGCGGGCCGTGTGGGCGCGCAGGTGGCGGCGGGTCACGCGGACTCCGGCACGGCCGGGCGTCGGCGGGTCTTGCCATGCCAGCGGAGGGCCTCGTCGAGCGCGCGGATCAGGGCGCCGGGCGCGTCGGTGTCCGTGACGCGGCGGACGTACCCGCGCCCCAGGGCCGCCCAGGTGGGGTGCCAGACCGTCGCGTAGTACAGGGGCGCACCGTCCCGGATGCGGCGCGCGAGTTTGTACTCGAAGCCGGCCGTTTCGAGGATGGCCAGCAGTTCCAGAAGGGGCGGCGGTTCGTCGATCAGGAGGTTCGCGGCGGGAGCCTGCGCGGCCGGGTCGGCGCTGATCGCCCGCGCGACCACGTGACAGGACACGTAGCGGCTCATGGACGCTTCCAGGCCCAGCCGGGCACCGCGAACGCCCAGGCGGGCGGGGCGGCAACCGGATCCGGATGGGCGGGAGTGAGCGTGCCGTCCTGGTACGTGCTGGTCGCGCGACACTCCGGGCAGCGGGCGACCTCGCCGTCCTTCGTGCGGCGGCTGACGCTCAGCAGGACGCCGCACGACGGGCAGGGAATCTCCTGCGGGGGGAGGACGGCGGTTGTCATGGCGTGGCCTCTTCCAGGTCCGGGCGGCGGGTCCAGTCGAACCGTTCCAGGTACTCGAGGAGTTTGTCGCTGGCCTTGACGCTCTCGCGGAAGGTGCTGGTGCGGGCGTCGAGGTCGAAGGTCTCGGGCGTCCACGTCCAGGTGCTGACGCTCAGGCCGCCGGCGTGCTGCACCTGGCGCTGCATCGTGACCCTGCACGGCTCCGGGTCGTTCGGATCGACGACCTGCGTGTGGGTGTACACGCGCTGCTCGCGGTGCACCTGCCCGGGCCGCGCGCCGCGCGAGCGGACTTCCAGGTGCAGGGTGGCGTTGACTTCGATGGTGTTCGTCACGGGGTGGCTCCCTTGCGGCGTTCGCGGGCGTCGCGCTTCGCGCGGCGGTAGAGGTTCGTGGCGTGGCGCATGCCGGTCACGGTGGCGTCCGTGACGCGGTTCTCGATCAGGTGCAGGACGCGCGTGCCCAGCTGGATGCGGGGGCGGCCGTGGCGGGTGCTGCGGTCGCCGCGCTGGATGACGAGGTTGATGGCGCGGATGGCGCTGTCGTCGTCGCGTTCCATCCAGCGGGTCCGGGCGGCGCGGATGGCGGCGTCAGTGATGACCACCGCTCACTCCCTGATCGGCGTGCGGCTGCGCGTGCCGGGTCCGTGGATGGTGGTGGCCATGTCGTGCGGGGTGAGGGTCCGGTCGTGCGTCCAGAGGTGCCGGCGTTCCCCGTGCGGGTTCAGGCGGATGGTCAGGGGGATCAGGGCGGGGTTCAGGATCCGGGCGGGGGTGACGTGCACCTGCTGGAGTTGCCGGGCGCGGTCGAGTGCGGCGGGGGTGGGGCCGTACGTGTCGAGTTCCGCGAGCGCCTCGGCCAGCTCGCCGGTGGCCGCGCGGGTCACGCGGGCTCCCGGAGGCCGAGTTCCGGCAGGTAGTGGGGTTCCAGGTCGCTGATCGGCACGTACCCGAGGCGGCTGCGGTAGTCCTGCGCGGCGCGGCGTTGCGCGGACGCCCAGGGCAGCCCGGCGGCGTGGTGCTGACGGATGCGTTTCAGGCGGTGGCGGCGCGCTTCCTGCCGGGTCTTGCGGAGGATGGGGGCGTACGGGTCTTTCATTCGACCACCTCGCGGAGTTCGCGCATGTTCCTCGCCTTGAAGCGCACGCAGAGCGAGTCGATGTGGCTCTTCACGGTGTTCGGGCTCAGGCCGGTGTTCTTCGCGATCTGCTCGCGGTTCTGCCCGGCCCGGACGAGGCCCAGGATCTGCGCCTTGCGGGGTGACAGGCCGTCCGGCGCGGCGCGGCGGGCCAGCAGGACGTGATGCGCCGCCTGCGCCCAGTCCGGCAGGTCACCCAGGCCGGGGCTGCCCTCCTGCACCCACTGCTCGTGCAGGACCTCCGCGCGCCGGTTCACGCGGACTCCCAGTGGCGAGGCTGGAACGGGTGGCTGCGCGGGGTTTTCCAGTCGGGCGCGCGGAAGCGGAAGTCGCTGAAAACCACGCCAGGGGTGATGGCCTTGCCCTGGTCGTAGCGGTCGGCTTCCGGGGGCGAAACGGTGATTTCCCGGCTGGCCTGCCCGGCGATCAGGGCGACCGTGAGGTGTAGGTGGTTGGGTGTCATGCGGCGCGGTCCTCCTGTCGGGCGTGCCTGCGGGCGCGTTTGCGCTCCCAGCGGGCGTGGGGGTGGTGGGCGGTGATGATCAGGTGGGTGTGCGGGCACCAGATCAGGCGGAGCGTGACGCCGCGCCACGGGACGTGCAGGAACAGGCGCGTTCCGTTCGCGGGGTACGTGAGCAGGCGGTCCTGGGCGAGGTCCGCGCGGATCCGGGCGCAGAGGTCCCGGTACGCGGCGCGGGTGAGACGCAGGCCGTAGCGTTCGCGCACCTTTTCAGCGGTGTGGCGGTAGCGGTGGGCGGGGTGGGGGGCTTTCTTCACGCGCGTTCCTCCTGCTCGGCGGCCAGCAGCTCGGCCAGGGTGTACGCGACGACCACGCGGAACCCGGCGGCCCGCAGGCGGGCGTGGCAGGCGAGCTGGTCGTCGCTGGGTTTGTTGCCAGGCTGTTTGAGTTCCGCGAACCACAGGCGCCGCCGGCCGTCCGGGAGGTACAGCACCAGATCCGGCCAGCCGACTGTCATGTAGACGCTCCCACCCCTGCGGCTGCCCTTGTAGGACTCCTGGACGTGCCAGCCGAGTGCGGTGAGTTCCCGCACGGCGGCCACCTGGAACGCCGCTTCGTCCGGGTAACCGTTGTCACGCGGCGGCGCCGGCGCGGGCGGCGGGGAGGGCTGGGCCTCCTCCGGGAACAGGTGTGGGTGCTTCCGGCGGTACTCGCGCAGGAAGGTCTCGTCGAACGGCACGTCAGGTCAGCCCGAGGCGGGCGCGGGCCAGGGGTTGCCGGGCGGCGCCCAGGTCGGTCAGGGCCCACTGCCGGCCAGGGACGCTGACGACCAGGTTGCGCAGTTCGAGCGTGACGAGCAGCTGATGCACGCGGGAGTGATGCACGCAGGAGCAGTGCCGGGGGCCGTGCCGGTCGCCGAAGGCCTGCACGAGGCTCAGAAGGCCCACCGGCAGGCCGGGGGTGAGCAGCAGGAGCGTCTGCGCCTGGCGGATGGTCAGGTCGGACGCGCCGGCGGTCAGGACCTGCCCCCCGGTCGGCGTGAGGGTCCAGGTGGCCCGTCCGTCCTGCGGGCCGCTCCGGTCCGCGTACCCGTGACGCCGGAGGCGGTACGTGGCCGCGTGGAACTGCTGAGGGGTGACGTCCGGCAGGCGGGCGAGGAGGGCCGTGCCGGTCAGGGGGCCGTCGGCGAGGAGGGCCAGGGCGCGCCAGGCGGCGCTGCCGTGGCCGGGGATCCAGGCGGTCAGTGGGTGCCACGGCACGCTGGGCGGGCGGTTGCAGGACTGCCGCCGGAACGGCGCGACCGTTGCCGTCGCGGTCACGTGGGGGCCTCCAGGGTGCCGCGCTGCCGGTGCCAGAGGAGACGCTGTTCCCCCAGGCCGGTCAGGTGGTAGCGGGGGCTGCCGGGGCTGGGCAGGACCTGAATCCAGTGCTCGCGCAGGTAGCGGGCCAGGGCGTGCCGGACGGTCTCGTCGCGGTCCAGGGCAGGCAGCGGGGCGGGCGTGAGGGTGCGGGCGCGCGCCAGGGCGCCGGTGATCCCGCACGGGCTTTCCAGCGCGGCCAGCAGCACCGCTTCGAGCAGCGGCGGGGCGTCCGGCGTCAAGCGGGCACTCCGTCCGGCCAGAGGGGCAGCGTCGGTCCGGGGTCGGGCTGGGTGTGCAGGACCGCCTCGATCAGTCGCCTGTGGGGCGCGTCGGCCAGCCGCCGGATCTCGCTGGTGCTGCCGATCAGCTCCATGCACAGCGGCAGGCGCAGGTGAGGCAGGAGGCGCAGGGCAGCGGGGGCGGCGCGGGCCGGGACGGGCTGCGCCCAGGGGATGCCCCGCAGGGCGCGGCGCACGGCAGGCCAGGGGAGGGGGGCGGGGCCGGTCACTGCAGGTCGTCCTTCTCGTCCTGGTGAACGATCATGCGCGCGGCCCGGTTCGCGTTCTGCACGTGCTCGGGTTTCAGGGCGTCGAAGCCGTGGCGTTGCAGTCCGGCGCGGACGATCTCCAGCGTGGCGTACTCGACGGGGGAGAGGCGCCGGTCGGTGTGGGCGCGGCGGGCGGGTCGGTCGGTTCGCGGGCTGGTGGCCACGTAGGCGCCCAGAAGGGCCAGCAGGATGACGGCGAAGATGGCGTAGCGGATGAGGTCGTGCGTCTGGTCTGGGGTCACTGGGGGCCTCCGAAGGCGGCGAGCAGCTGCTGGTCCTGGGCGGTGCGGGTGGTGCCGGGGCGGCGCAGGTGATCGAGGTGGGCACTGAGCGCGCGGTGCTGGTCGGGCGTGCAGTCGAGGACGCTGACGCGCAGGCCTTCCGGGGTGACGTGGACGGGTAGTTCGCGGCCAGCGCGGCGCCGCAGTTCCCCGGTCATGGCGTCCCGTTCGCTGCTGGTGAGGTCATGCGGGTCGGTCACGGGAATCTGGAGCTGGATCAGGGTCATAGGTCCTCACTGCCGAAACTGGCTTTCAGCACGTCGTTCAGGGCGATGGGCGCAGGCGTGGTGGGCGGGCGGGGCGTGAGGCGCCGCGCGAGGTTCGGGGCGAACGCGACGGGCCGGACGTTCGGGTCGGCGGTCCGGGCGTACCGCAGGTGCTCCTGAAGGTGGAAGGCGCGCTCGCCGGCCTGCCGGGCGCGGTCGGTGGGGTAGCGGGCGTGCGCGGGGTTGTGGAGGCCCGTGATGAAGTACGCCAGGGCGTCCAGGGCGCTCCGGAAGGCGTTGCGGCCCTCGGGGGTCATGTCGGCCCGGTCGACGTGTTCCGCGACCGCCCAGGTCTGCCCCATGTGCAGGCGGCCGCTGAGTTCAGCGGCGCGTTCCAGGGCCAGGAGGTCCGACTCGGTGAGCAGCAGCTGGTAGAGGGGTTCGGGGTGGTCAGGCAAGGGGGTCCTCCGGGGGGAATGGGGGCGCGGGCCGCCTCCTGGGATGGGGGCGGCCCGGTCGCGGGGCGGTGGGTTGTGGGGTCCGCACTGACGTCAGTGCGGTCCGGATTCAGTACGTGGCGCGGCTCTTTGAAAAGGCTTCTCGGCTGCAGCCGAGCAGGCCGCCGGCGATCACCTGGTTCAGGGTGCGGGGCTGGTGTCCGAGTCGGCCGAGGAGATCCATCCGCTCCGCGATGGGGTGCACGGTCAGGGCCTGCGCGGTGATCAGGGCGACCCCAGCGGTGAGGGCGTCGGGGGTGACGGCGTCCGTCCAGGTGCTACCGGGCATGCAGCCGGTCTCTCCGAGTTGGAGGTGGTCGGTGATGGGGCCGGGCAGGGCGGCGTGGCCGGGCCAGGTGCCACCGGCGGGAATGCGGACGCTGATGCGGGAGGACACGCCGTACGCGATGACGATGCCGCTGGTGACGGTGAACGGCTGTTCGAGGGGCGGGCCTGGGGTGTAACGGAAGTAGCTCATGGGATCTCCAGCAGGGTGGGCATGGCGGGGGGTGGTGGCGGCGAGGGGCGCTGGGCGACCTTGCGGCGCAGGTCCTTCAGGGCCTGCTGGTTCTCGCGGGCCCGGCGGGCCTCGTCGAGTCGGTCGCGGGCGCGGGTGGTGGCCTGCTTGTCGGTGCCGGGCCAGCGGTGCCGGGCGGCCCGCAGGCACGCGAGCGCGAAGGCCTGCGCGGCGTGGTGCAGGTCGCGGGTGTCCTCGTCCAGCGCGTCCAGCAGGCGGCGGGCCGTGAAGTCCAGGTCCGGGACGGCATCGAGGATGGGGTAGATCCGGTTGCTGCTGCGGCGCACCTCGGCGGCGTGCGCGATCAACATCCGGAGGGTGGTGGGTGGCCGGTCGTCGGCCACGACGTACAGGTCGTCGAGCACGGAGAACCTCCAACGCGAAGTCCCGCACCGGCGCGGTGGCCAGGGCGGGACTCGAGGGCGGAGCGGAGTGCGGTGTGGGCTCAGTCGGCCGCGGCGGGCGGCTCTGCCGGGGGCGTGGCGCTCACGCGGCGGGTGTAGGCGCGCACGCCCTGCCAGCGTTCCGGGACGGGTGCGTGCACGCTGCGGATCTGCTCGGCGAGCAGGACGCCCGGTCCGACGTTCAGGACCCGGCCGCGTACCGTCACGCTGAACGTGCCCGGATCCAGGCGCAGCACCTCGGTGGAGGCCTGGAGCGTGACCGTGAACGGGTGGGTGTTCGCGACGGCGGGCGCGATCTTCACGCGGATGAGGCCCTCGCTGCTGTCGAGTTTCAGGAGCGTGCCGGTCACGAGGACGTCCGTGCCGTTCGGGCGGCGGGCCGGGCGGATGTTCGCCGGCGGGGCGTACAGGCGGCGCAGCGCGCCGGACGGACTGGTGTCCGGGAACGCGCGGACCGTGACGCGCCGGGGCGTCTCACCGGGCCGCCAGGTCGTGCGGACGTGAAGGCCGTGGATGCGAATGCCGTCCGGGAGTGCGGTGGGCCAGCCGGTCACGGTGACCACGGCCGCGTGCGGGGTGGGGGAGGCGGGGTGGGTCACGTGGGGTCCTCCTGATCGAGCGGGACGGCGGCGGCGCGTTCGAACAGTCCGGTGAGGGTCTGCCTGTTCGGGGCGTTGAGTTCCACCAGGGCGACCGGGCGGTCTGAGGCGGGTTGCAGGCCTGCCGCTTTCAGCTGGTCGCGGGTGGCGAGGCCCTCGGGGATCTCGTCGACGTACTTCGGGATGGACGGGTTGCGGTGCGGCATCAGCTGGCCGCCTGCTGCGCGGTGTGCTTGACGTGGCTGGTGCTGAACTTCGCGATGCTCAGGCGGTCGCCACTGTCGAGGTAGACGGTTGGGCCGTCGATGCGTTCGATGCGGACCAGGGTGCCGCTCGCCTTGTGCCGCCAGATCTTCCCGGCCGCCAGGGCGCCCTCGGCCTCGATGGCCGCATCGACCGGCGCGTCCGCCTGGACCGGGGCGGGGCGGGCACCTTCGTTCTTCACGTCGTACGCGTGACCCAAGGCCAGCTGCGGGGCCTGGGGTCTCTGGCCGGAGAGCATCTCGGCCGTGAAGGCCTTGCCGAGCAGGCGGTCCAGGGCGTAGTACCCGGCGTTCGGCATGCCGCCGGGAATGCGGGCGGCGTCGTGCGACGCGGCCTTCGCGGCGCGGTCCAGTTCGGCGTCCGTCAGGCGGGGCAGCAGGTGGCGGTGCGTGCCGGGCAGGGCCAGCTGCTCGCGCAGGTGCCCGAGGCGCTTGGCACTGCTGGCCTGCATCAGGGCCCGCAGAACCTTCAGACCTTCCGGGTCACGGGCGGGCCGGGCCTGGAGGTCCGCGAGCGGGATGGGTTCCAGGGCCAGGATCGCCCAGCCCTGAGTGCCGGAGTTCTCCACAGGGTTTTCCACAGGGGCCGCCGCGGCCGGCGGAACATCTTCAAGGGATTGGGCTGTGCCTGATTCGCCGCCTTCCACGCCAGACCCGACCAGTTGATCCAAGAGCAGGTCCTCGCCACCTTCGGCGTCCGTGTCTTCAGGCAGACCTTCAGGGGTTCCGCCGTCAGGCGAAAGGTCATCATCATCGCGAACCTCGGGCGCCTCACCCAGGTCAGTGATGATGGATGATTTTTTCTCTGGGGGAGTCTCTGCCGGAGTCTCTGTGGGAATCTCTGCTGGAGTCTCTGTATAAGAAATTATCAAATCGGTAGTTTCGAAATTACCGTTTTGGTAATCCGGTTTTTGCCTTTCGGGTAATTCCGTTATTACCGTTTTGGTAATTTGGTTATTACCCTTTTGATAATAACCAACTTCCCCGCCCCCGGTCCCCCCGGTGGGGTCGGCCGCTCCGGCCTGGACCTCGCCAGCGGCTCCGTCCACCTCGTCGGCCTGCACTTTGCGGCGGTTGCCGGAGGTGGGCTTGCTGCCCTTCTTGCGCACCAGCTCGCGCTTCACTTTCGGCTCCACGCGGCCCGCCTGGCGCTCCTCCAGGGGGGTTTGGAGCATCTGCTGCCACAGCTCCATGAAGCGGTCCTCGTTGATGCTGATGTGGGTGGTGGGGTCCCCCGCGAACTTCCAGACCCGGAACGTCGCGAGGCCGCGCTGCTCCAGCGTCCGGCGTGCACCCATGGCCTCCTTGCTGGTCAGGCGGATCTCGGCCCACCAGTCCCGGTCGGACTTGGCCAGCCAGCGGCGACCCTCGCGCTCGATGCTGAGGCGGGAGTCGTCGTCGCTGCGGTTCTTGCGGGGCAGGCGCCAGTACACCATCTGGCTGAGCATCAGCCCGGCCTTCAGGTCCCCAGCCATGTCGATGTAGATCTTCTTGAGGTCGATGGTGTCGTTCGATTCGCGTTCCCAGATGATGAAATCCCGGAAATCGGCGATGGGGCCTGTGGTCACGGTGTTCTCCTACGCGCGCATCGGGCATGGGTGCCCGTCCGGTCTGTTGACCGGGGACCAGCAGGGCGCGTATCCTGCTGGTAGGCGAAAGTCCTGCCCCACATGCGTGGGGGTAAAAAAAAGGTTGTTCACGGTGATCCCTTCTGCGTACTACGAGCTGGCCGGCTCTCGCGGAGGGGGTTTCCCTTTTGGTCAGTTGCTCGGTGACCTCCGGGGATGCTGGCAGTGTAGCGCATCTCCCGTTCATGTCATGCAACTGTCCCGCCCGCGAGAGCGTCCTCGGCCTGCGCTGGCCAGTTCCTTCTGATCCAGCGTTCCTCGTCCCGGAGGTCGGCGCGTTTCATGCTCCGGACCGCTTCCAGACGTGATTCCCGCATGCTGTCCGTGAAGGTCGGGTTCCACCAGGGGCCCGGCCCGAGCAGCGCCGCGCGGATCCGCTCGTCGAGCGCCTTCTCGTCGGTTTCTACCGGTGCGGGCGAATTTTGCGGGACGGTGGGGGCTTCCGGATGGAACGGCGGCGGGTCCTCCTCGGGCGTCTCGGCTGGCCGGACGATCAGGTACCGCGTGCCGTCCCAGCTGCTCAGCTCCGTGTCGAACAGGACCCACCCGGCTGCGTCCGCGACCGCTCTGGCCTCGTCCGGACTGGCCTCGCCGTTCTTGCGGCTCAGGTAGATCACGTCCCCGTCCGCCGTCCCGACCCGCACCTGCAGGCCCTTACTCAGCACGTGCGACCGCTGCTTGCCGTCCGATCGGCTCGCGCGGAACAGGCCCGCCAGCGTCACCGCCAGCTGCGTCACCGGCTGCGGAGCAGGGGCGGGATCATCAGCGGCGAAGAGGGTGGTCACACATCCACCTGGAGCAGGCCGCCCTGCGGGTACGGCCGCGCGCCGAAGTAGCGTTTCAGGATGGGCTGGAAGTCCACGGCCACGCCGTCCACGACCCTCGTGATGTCGCCGTCGCCCAGGGCGTGCGTGGCGTCCAGCTCGCTGACCACGGCGTACTGCATGGTGGTGTGGACCGCCAGTTCCTGTTCCGTGAAGTTATCTTTCGTCGTCGTCTTTCCGCGCGACAGCTGGATCTCCTGGGCGACCATGCCGGTCACGCTGACGTTCAGGCGGTTGTGGACGTACCGGTACCCGCGTTTGCTGGAGCCATGGCGACCCAGGCAGCTGTTCAGCATGATGCTGGAGTGCTTGTGCTGCGCGCGCCGGGCCAGCCAGCGGGACTGCTCAGGGTCGGTCTGAGCGTCGATCAACTCGGCGGCCAATTCGGCGTCCCCGGCGAGGTAGCGATCGACGAGCTTGTTGGCGGCCGCGCGGTACTTCTTGCCGAGCATGCCGGGCAGGACCGTGACGATCCGGCGCCACCCGGCTTCACTCGTGACGGGGGTTAAACGCTGTCCAGCACCCGGAAATTTGAGGTTGTTACAGAATGTTACAACCTCGGGGTAGGCCTCCACGAGGCGGCGCCACATCACGCGGGGCTGCTTGGCCCCCATGACTTCCAGCGCGTCGAACACGCTGATCTGTCCGTCTGCCGTGCGGCGGATGGTGGGGGCGTCGGGAAGGGTCAGGGTTTCGCTCATCAGCAGCTCCTTCAACAGTGGAAGGCCCCCAGCCGTAACTCGGGGGCCTTCTTCCTTGCCGCGCATCTCTGACCGTGCGCGCCTCGGTCGGTGGTGGGGGTCGTCAGGTGTGCCCTGACGCTCCCCATGCGGCCCCGGCGTGGTGACCAGGGCGGGTGGATCAGTACTGCTGAACGACGAATCGGGGCGGGCGCTCCAGGACGTCCATGACGTGCTTGACCGCCACGCGGACCTGCGCGAGGCTCACGGCGTCCTGAAGGTCGGGCGGGGCGTTGATCTGCCCGCCGTCCTCGAGGAGGCGTTGCGTGGCGACCAGGGCCAGCAGGATCAGTTCGCTGTCCTCGCGCGGGAGGTCCAGGGGCGTGCCGGTCAGGCTGTATGCCTCCAGGTCGTCCCGGACCCGACGGAGCTTGGCGGCGGTGAGGATCGGCGTGATGTCCTGCCCGAGGCGGTTGTCCTCGGTGACGTGGTTCAGGACCAGGCTGACGCAGCCGAGCATGGTCAGTCCGAGGGTCTCGGGATCCGGTGCGGTGGCGGCGGCCGTCATGCGGTGGGCGCCTCGGGCAGGTGGATGGTATGGGTGCAGTTGAGCGTGACACTCAGGTGCGCGTGCGCGAGCAGGAGCGCCAGGGGGCTGTGGCCGGCGATGTTCTCTCCGTGCTCCTGGGCCTCGCCGACGGCGAAGGTCAGGGTGTACAGCGCGAACGCGATGTCCTGCACGTCGAGGACCGGTTCCCGGCCCGCCTGCATGTCCTCGATGGAGTCCGTGAGTTCCGTGGTGAGGGCGGCCAGGACCTTGCGGGTGTCCTCGTCGATGTCGGGGTCCTGACTGGAGTGCTGAACGACGTCCCGTGCGACGGTCCAGGCCTGCAGGCCGGTCGTGCCGTTCTGGATCTGGTCGGCAGCGCGTTCCAGTCCGAGGAGCCACGCGCCGTGGCGGTCCTCGGCGGTGGTGACGTCCACGCCGAGGATGCCGAGGGCGGCGTGCAGGCGGGCGCTGAAGGCGGGGCCGGTGGGGAGGGGTTCAGTTGGTGTCATGGTTCTCCGTGCGGCGCAGTTCCTGCTGCACGCGGTCGCGGTGGGCGGAGGTGAGGACGACGGTCCTGCCGCCGCTGCTGAGGGTGACGCTCTCGATGCCGTCGCTTTCGTTCACCATCTTCTGGACGCCGTCCCTGAACTCCTCGGCGGCCGTAAGAATCGGGTTGGCGTTCATGGTTTCCAGCAGGACGCGGAAGTCCAGGTGCGGCAACGCGTCCGCGTTTTCCCGCAGGGCGTACCCAGACAGGAAGTGCTCCAGGTTGTGGTGCGGGTTGAAGCCGTCCAGGCGCATCACCGCACCGAACCGGAAGTCCTTGGTGGTGCTCTTGACGAAGAACAGGTTGAAGGTGCGCCTCTCGCCGGCTTCATCCGTGACGTGCAGCTGCGCGGTGACGGTACCGCCCTTCCCGGCCTTCTGGACGCGGGCGGCGCGGTGTAGGAGGCGCAGGTCCGTGCCGCTCGGGAGGACCAGCGTCAGTTCCGTGAACGGCTCCCCGAGTTTGTTGTGCTTGTGGGCGAGGCTGTCGAGGTCCACGCGGACGGTCTGTTCCTGGCGGGTCATGAACCCACCAGAGCGGTGCTGACGCCGCGCAGACCGTGGCAGCCGACGACCACCATCAGGACGCTGAACATCAGCAGGATCAGCGGCGCGAACTGGTCGGCGAGCATGTGGCGGCGGTTGGAGTACAGGACGCTCAGGCACACCGCGCCGAACAGCAGGCCGCTCAGCAGCAGAGCGACCGACAGGATCGTCAGGCCCACCAGGGCCAGGGCGCTCACGCGGGCTCCGCGAGGAACTCGGTCAGGCGGTGCCCGGTGACGTCCTCCACCCGGAAGAAGGCGGGCTGATGCCCATGCCGTGCGGCCCAGGCGTCGAACACCTGATCGAGCTGCACCTGCAGGTCGTCGAGTTGATCTTCCGGTACGTTGGCCAGCCACTCGCTCGCGGCCGGGCCGTGCATCTGAACCGCGGCGCTCGCGGCTTCGGGGAGCAGGGCGTCCACGCTGCCCAGGAACAGGCTGGCGGCGGGCGTGACGGCGCGGGCCAGGAACACGCGCGGGTGATCGCACACCAGGGGCGGGTGGTCGAGCGCGTGGCGGGCGGCGGCGTCGCGGGTGGGGAACGGACCGGACCACGGGCCGTCCATATCCCAGGCGCAGAGCCAGGGACGGGAATCGTCAGGCATGAGGGACTCCTTACTTATAGAGAGGTGGCGATCAGGACGATCACGGCCGCGATGACGGCGGCCCAGATGACCAGCAGGGACAGGGAGGCGTGTTGCTGCTGTTTGAGCTGCAGGCGCAAGACGCGGAGCAGGTAGCGGTCCTGGGATTCACCGGGACGCGGTGGGGGCGGAACGATTCGGCCCATCAGCGGGACTCTTTCGGGCGGCCGAGGCGGATGCCGAACGGGTTCAGGCGGAACTGGATCTGTTCAGCCGGCGAGCCGCTTTGCCGCCCGGCGTCCCCGCTGGCGATGAACTGGTGGTCGTCCCACCATTCCAGCGACCAGTGCCCCCAGCGTTCCCGGAAGTACACCGGGCGGCCCGTCTCTGCGTCCTGGCCGTCCAGTTGGAGCGGGGAGGCTTCGCAGGTGACGGCCCAGTCCACGATGGTCATGGTCGGCGCGGCCAGCCCGGTGAGGACTTCGATCGTGGATTGGTCAGCGCTCAATTCGTGTTCCGCCATGACCGTCTTCAACGCGACCTGCAAGCGATCCCCGACCGCTTCCCGGACGTCCGGCGCGGTGGCCAGGGCATACAGCAGGCGCGCGAGAGCGTCGTACGAGATCTCGGTGGACTTGCCGTAGGGGAAGATCCCCGGACCCTGGATGTACAGGCTCTCCGTGCGGGTTTCAATGCCGATCTGGTCATCCTGCGTGTCTGCGACGTACCCCATCAACCCTCACCTCCAGCGTCGGCCTGAGCGCGCGCGCGAGTGCTGCCCCTGCCCCGACACTCCGGGCAGGTTTCAGGAATCCACAGTCCCTCGGCGTCGCGCGCACTGCTGGCCATTCCGATCCCGTTGCAGCGTTTGCAACCCTCACCCCCAGCGCTGGTCTGAGCGAGTGCGGCGGCAAGGCGGGCCTGCGCGTCACGGAAGGCGATGCGGACTTCCGGAAGCTCGGCAGCGGCCTTCAGTGCTAATCCGTAGGCCCTGCCCAGCTGGATGACGTCGAACCGCGCGTCGTCCTCTTCTTTGGGCAGAGGCCTCGGGCGGCCAGTCGTGTTGTTGGCGGCTCGCACGGCCTCGTTCACGCTCTCTGGCGTGTCCTGCTCCGCCCCAGCCTGGGCGCGCAGGGCCAACACGGCCGGTTCGAGCACGTCGATGTACCCCTGGATCACTGCGGCTTTTGCGCGCAGGGTGTCACCCGCGAGGTTCGGTAGGCAGGCGTCGGTGTTGGGAAGGTCGCGCCGCATCTGCCCGAGCAGCGCGTCGATCTGTTCCAGTGGCCCGGTCATGCCCGCTCCGGCGGTCTGGTGAGGTTCAGTCCGGCGAACGCGGGGAAGTGCGCGGGGACCAGGGTGGTGATGGCGCGCTCCAGCAGCGGCGTGAGCGGCTCGCCCAGGTCGCGGATCAGTTCTGCCGGGGTGGGCAGGCCGACGCGGGCCGTCATGGCCAGCAGGGCCGCCATGCGCAGCGGGGAGCCGCACTGCCGCAGGAGCAGGTAGACCTGCATGCCGCTCAGGCCGCAGGTGTCCACGTCCAGCAGCGCACCGGGGCCGATCTGTTCGTGGCAGGTGGCCAGGGCGCACAGGGCCGCGACGCCGCCCGGATTCCCGTCAGCGCTCAGGGCGAGGATGGCGTCGTGGACCGTCATGTCCGCCCGGAGGCGGGGGGCCGGAACTCCGGGGAGGCCCAGGGCTCCGGCGAGGGCTGCACTCGTGAATGCGTTCACAGGTCACTCCTGGCCGGTCAACAGGACCGGCGGGTCTTCATGAAACGTCGGATAATCTCAGTTCGGCGATGGAGACTGATCAGCCCTGGCGAAGGGGGGAGAGCCCCCATGCCCCGGCCCTGGCGTTCAGACGTTCGGGAAGTTCAGGGGCCACAGCAACGCCGCCCCACCCAGGTACGGAGCGTCCGAGTAGTACTCGAGGAACAGGTCCTCCGCCCGGGCACTGTGCGGACGCCCCGGCACCCAGAACGCAGCGCTCCGGTCGACCCGCGTCAGGGTCCCGGTGGGCACGTCACCCAGCCACTCCGCCAGGACCTCGAGGCTGTCCGCCGCGTAGAGTTCCAGGGAACCGTCCGGCATGCCCCGCATGAAGTACTGCACGCTCCCGGCGAGCCGGTCGAGGCGTTCGAGTTCCGCGACGATCAACGCCCCGGCGCGCACCAGGTTGTGGCGGTGCGTGCCGGGCCTGAAGCTCGCGCGGTCCCAGGGCCACAGGATGCGGCCCACGTCCGTTCCGTAGCCGTCCTGCGGGTTCACGGGGCTGTGGTCGCCGGCGTGCGCGTACGCGGCGGCTGCGTCGGCCAGTTCGCCAGTCACGTGCTGATCGTCATGTTCCAGCGTCCAGCCTTCCACCTGCACCTGCCGCTCCCGCTCCTCGCGGATCAGGGCGAGGGCGCGTTCCGGAGCGGTCGTCATGCGCTCACCTCGGCCGGCTGGGACAGCACGCGCAGGTGGCCATCAGCGCCGGGTTCGAACACCACGCGGAACCCGTACAGCAGCGCTTCACTGTCACGGGCACTGTCGATCTCGCGCAGCTGGTCGATCAGGTGCGTGGTGACGGCCGCCGCCGCGCTGCCGTCCAGGCCTTCCCTCACGAGCAGGTCCTGCTGGATCAGGCCGATCAGGTCCTCGTACATCACGCCGATGACCGGTTCGTCGAACGTCGCGGCGACCTGCTGGGCCGTCATGTTCCACGACTGGGCAGCATGGTCGAGCGCCGTCATGGGGTTGAGGACCGGGCCGGCCCAGTCGCCCTCGTCGTTCGCCTTCAGCCACCAGCGGGCGGCGGGGTACGCCGCGTCGAGGCGCAGCAGGTGTTCGGTCGTGATGGTCAGGTACGTCGCGGGTTCCGTGGCGTCGTGCGTGGTCATGGGGGGCTCCTCTGTATGCTGCGGGTATGAGTGGCCTGGAGTTGATGGCGTACAACCTGGAATTGCAGGGCCGCGCGGACCGGGTGGGCAGCCAGGAACCGGACGTCCTCCGGAAGGACGCGTTGCGCGCCGCGCGGGACGTGGACGTGCCGGGCCTCTGGGCGATCACGGAGGCGTTCCTGGTGCTGCGGGGCGGGCGGGGCGCCCGCGTCAGCCTGCGCACCCTGGAGAGTTACGAGACCGGGTTGCGCTTCCTGGTGGAGTGGGCGGCCGGGGCAGGCATGAGCTTCATCCGGCCGAAACCGAACGACGGGTACCGGTACGTCCGGTACCTCGAAGCCAAGGGCCTCGCGCCGAGTACCGTCCGCGTCCGGCTGGCCGCCGCCCGGGCCGTGTTCGCCGCGCTGCGCTGGGCGGGCGCGACCGACGTCGCGCCGTTCACGGACGTCCGGGCCGCGAGTGATCCCGTCCCCGCCTGGGAGAAGCGAAAGCCGTACCCGGACCGGGACGTGCAGGCGCTGCTCGACCACGCGGACGAGCAGGAGCGGGTGATGGTGCTGCTCGGCGCGGACTGCGGCCTGCGCGTCACCGAGATGACCACGCTGCTGCGCGCCGACGTCCGCGCCGGCGGGGACCGGCCGTACCTGACCGTGACCGGCAAACGCCAGAAACGCCAGCAGGTCCCGCTCTCCCGGCGGTCGGAAGCGGCGCTCGTCGAGTGGATCCGCATGACCCCGTCCTACGGGCCGCACGTCCTCACGCTCCGCAGTGGCCGCGCCGTCGAGCAGCGCATCCTGCAGCTGTGCGAACGCGCCGGCATTCCGTACCAGGGCCGCGAGGTGCACGGCCTGCGGCACACCGCCGGCACCCGCATGTACCGCGAAACGAAGGACGTCCTGGCGGTCCGGGATCACCTGCGGCACGCGAGCATCACGACCAGCGAAACGTACGTGAACTACGCCCGCGAAGGCGAGAAAGCCCTGAACCGCGACTGGTGATCAGGGGGTGCGCAGGAGGCGGGCCAGCAGGCTGGGGCCACGTTCGTGGCGCTGCATGATCGGCGGCGGCGGAGGAGGCGGGCGCAGCGCGTCACTCTCGCGGCGTTCCGCCGGGCGCGCGGGCCAGCTCAGCTCCAGCACGCCGGTCGGCAGCAGGTCACGCATGTGCACCGTCACGCCATACCCGAGGGCCTGGAAGATCGTGGCGATCTCCCCGGTCAGGTCCGGCCGGGCGAGGTTCAGCTGGACCGAGGTTCCCTTCCGGGCGGCGGGCAGGACTGCCTTCGCCAGCAGGTCGGCCACCTGCTGTTCCGCCTCGACGGCGCGCGGCAGTTTCGGGTTGTGCTGGTCGTGAATCCGCGCGGCGTCCTGCGCGGTCATGAGTTCCTTCGGGATCAGGCTGTTCAAGGTGCCTCCTGTGGCTCGGCGGCGGGAATCGAACCCGCGCATGCGCCAGGGCCGAGATGTCAGCGGCCCGCTGCTGTGACGCGGCGGGCCGGGTGAGTGACCGACTGGGGGGCGACGTGCTACATGGCCGGACCTCCACGGTGAACTTCGCCGGGTGTCACCGCCGGCGCGGCTGTGGAACGGCCCCAGGGCGGGACCGGTACTCGGAGCGCGCTGGACCTCCCAGCGCGCCCCAGTGCAACAAGAGGGAAAGGGGCGAATGACGACGGGCGGCAGGTGATTCCACGCGCTTCCCCGGTGGTGTGGGGGTGCAGGCGCACGCCGCGCCTGCTCGGGTCCCGGCCTCTCTCGGCCTGCTCGTCACGCTGCTCCCCGCGTTTGGGGTGACCTTCCCGGTGTGCAGGGCCGCGCTGGTGGCGGTTCGCTGCGGGTGGGGATGGCGGTCACGGGCACGCATCAGGGTGATGCGTTTCGACTGGTACCCAGACCAGCCTGAATCGTCGGCCGGTGCCCAGACCGGCCTGAGTCGAACGGGATGACGCTCAGGCGGGAGCGGCCGGGCTGTGCACGCCGCTCCCTGCATCCGACCGGAACCGCCGGTCGCGGGACGCGCCTTCCCCATGGCGTCATGTCCAGGCTCAGCGCTTGTCGGGCTACCCCCGTGCGGGCGGCGCTGAGAACCTCGGATCTGTGGCGGAGCTCGCCAGTGCTCCTGTTTAGAAATTCCGGACCTGATCCCCGGCGCAGGGGGTCCGCGCGGTCAGCCGGGCGCTGGCGTGGGCAGCCTCCCCGACGTCTCGCTGTCAGCAGGTGGGGCCCCACCTGGAACGGTGCCCGCCAGACCACCTGGCGGGACTTACTTGATGCGGGGCGGGCAGGAATCGAACCTGCGTCTCCCCAGCCTCGGGCCGGGGCGCTCTCCCAACAGAGCTACCTCCCCACGCAGCGCCCCGTCCTGGCGGCGCTGATGGTGTGAGTGTTCGGGCCGGCGTGTCGCGCCGGTTCACGCGCCCGGATCGGCCGGGCGCCAGCCTGCGCTTTGCTGCTCTCGGCCGCGCAGGTGGCCTCAACACTGGTCATCTCGGCGTCCAGGTCTGCCGTCTCCCCTGCTGTCTCGCGCCTGGGGAGTCGAGGCGCGCCGCGTCACTCCCGGTTGCAGGAACTTTCCGCCGGTCGGTCTTCGGGTCGTGGGTGTTGCTCGCGCAGCTGCTCGGGTGGCGGTAGCCTGCACGGACCTGCGCCCCCGCGACTTCAGGGGGAGGTTTCCGTCACGCGCCGTTCCGGTACCACGGGGGTCCGGTCCCGTCCCCGACTGGGGGGCGGGCTGTCAGCTGCGATCGATCTCGCGTTCGTTGTCATGCGGCTCACCGGGCAAACCCGGATGCAACTGTGGAGGAATGGACCCTGGTCGTCGGGGGCGGTCCGGGGTATCGCCCGTGGGATGAAACGAAAAGAGCCGCTCAGTCCATGGCGGACGGCGGCTTACACGGCCTGTTGTGTTTCGGGGATCTCGTCGGTGATGGCCTCGGGCTTAACACCCAGATAGTCACAAAGTGCTTCGAAAGAGTTCCAGTCGAAGGAGGTGCGACCCGATCCTTTTTCCCACTGGTTGTAGCCCTGCCAGGTCATTCCGGCGGCGGCGGCGGCGGCGGATTTGGTGCCGTCACCGGCCTTTTTCCGGGCTTCCCGCAGGAGCTGGGGGTTGATCTGGCGTCGGGTTGGCATGCATCTATCCTAAACTCAGTTTAGAAAATACGCAACAGGGTAAACCGCAGCTATTTCAAAATAGTCACAACGGCACTGTTGCCGCGGGGGCGCCCGCCGGGTAGCTAGCAGGTCATCTAAACTCCGTTTATAGTGCGGGTATGGCACGGAGACGCACGGAATCCCATCAGGACGGCAACGAGACCGCCGAACTGATGCCGTCCCCAGTCGTAACCGAGCAAGCCCTCAGCAGAGGATTGAAACTTCAGCAGTGGCTGGACCGACGGGGATTACGACAGGCCGACCTTGCCCGCATGAGCGGTCTGACCGAGATGACCATCTCGAAGTACATCTCAGGGAAGACCGACATCGGGTCGATGCGGTCAGCCAGCATCACCAAGCTGCTCGACGGCATGTTCGTGAGCGACGCCTGGGCCTGGACGTATTTCGAGATCCCTGTTGAGACGCGGTCCAGCTGGCGCTCGCTGCGGCAGGGCAAGATGGGCCCGCCCGAGCAGGGCGCGCTGGAAACGTTCCTGGCCGACCTGCCCGTGCAGGGCAGTGGTTGGATGATCCCGGCCCAGAGCATGCTGACCGTCGATCCCGCCGACAAGAGCGGCGGCCTGCAGATCGGGCAGTTCGGCGGGGCGTACTGGATCGCCAAAAAAGAAGAACAGCCCGCAGGGGCTGTCCTTCTGGGGAGATTCGTCAGCTCAGGTCCTCCCGCATAACCTGGAGCGCCTCTCGCACCTTCTCCATCTCGGCCTCTGTGTCGAAGTAAACGTGGTAGAGGCCGTTGTCTTCAGTGACTTCAAATTGAGCCACCTTCTGAAGCTCTACCAATTCGGCGGAATAGAGCATGGTCGGCAGAGTGAGGCGCTTGTCGGGCATGTGGGCATTGTGACTCAATCTGTGCTCCCGCATTACGTCATTTGCGTATAGGGTTACCTGAACGTGAAGGGATCGATCAGCACTCGGCGCAGGGATCGTTTTTCACGATGGGCGGCTTGGGAGGAGGGGTCACGGTCCCTGCGGCGAGGACTCCGCTGGTCGCGGTCAGGAGGGTGAAGGCAGCGAGCATCAGAAGCGATTTCTTCATGCCTCCAGCCTACGAGCAGAGCCGGAAAATAGCGATATCAACAGAGTTTATAGGCCCAGGGCGTCTTTAATTTCCTGGCGGAGGGCCGCGCTATCGACCCATTCAAGCGCGCGGCTCTGAGCCGCCTCCCACGACTTCCGATGCGAGAAGCGAGCCTGCTCACTGAACCGTCCAATAATCCTGATCAGTCCACCCAGATTCACGTATTCCCGCGCACCGATCTGCGTCAGGATGTCGCGGATCCGCTGCGCCGCCTGCGGATGGGGCCGGGATTCCGGACCCGTTCGGCCCGTCGCGGCGGCCAGGACCATCACCGAACTGCCGTTACTGCGCCCCGGCAGACGGTGCTGCTGGTAGCGGAACGAGAGCTCACCGCCGATCAACAGCGGCACTTCCGGCAGGCTCTCCGCCACCTCTTGATGCATCTCCGGCAGCATGGCCAGCAGCGCGAACGTTTCCGGCGCCAGCGACCGCAGCAGCGTCAGGAACGGCCCGCGTACCGTCATGGCGTTCAGGGCCGCATTGAACTCTGCAACCAGGTCGTCGATGTCGTCGCCGAAACCGCCCAGCTGATTCGCGCGGACCAGCGCGGCCGCCCGGTGAGCACGCTGGTCTGGCGTCCGGACGGTCAGACCCAGCAGCATCGTCCGGGCCTGCGCCGCCATTGGCCGGGCCTGAAGCATGCCCCACGCCCGGACGATCGAGCCGTACTCCGACTGTGGACTGGCTCCCTTGCTGAGCGGCGCGTGAAACGGACTGCCCAGCCGCAAGGCCCACAGCGCCCGCGCCACCTGACCATACGTGTCACGCGGCTCCAGTTGATCTGCCGATTTGTGATGCCGGCCCAGCAGCGCCAAGGTGAATGCCTGGATCTCGCTGAACTTCTGATCGCCCCGTGCCAGCAGGGTTGCAGCGGTTTCGTAATCACCCAGGGCCACGTGCGACTCCGCCAGCAGTCCCAGCGCCCACAGTCGCCGGCGATCAGACAGCGGGGCGCGGTTGATGGCGTTGATCAGCAACTGCGGGTCCGGCTGGCCCATGTTCGTGTGCAGGCGGCCGATCTCCAGCTCGACGTGTTGCACCCGGTACTGCATGTCGAGCGCCTGGGCCAGCGTGCGTGCCAGATGCAGCTGCGCGAGCGCCTCCGTGAACTGCCGCGTCTCGCCGAGCGCCATGCCCCGCGCGAACGCGCCGTCGGCGGCGTCTTCCACCGCGTGGGGATCCAGGCTGGTCAGGGGGCGTTCGGACGCCTGCAGGATGCTCGCGTACTGCCCGAGGGTGATGTTCGCCAGGAGGCGCAGACCGTGCGCGCCGCTGTCCTGCGTGCGGTCGAGCTCGTCGAGGGCTTCGTTGATGGTTTTTTTGCACCGGGTGGTCATGGCGATCCGGACCTTCCGGCGCAGGCGCAGGCTCTGAGGGGCGTCTGCGATGTCTGACACGAGTTCGGTGGGGTGGTTCGAGGTGCTGATCAGGCGGTCCCAGGTGGCGGGCGTGCTGGCGGATTCGTGCAGGGTCAGAGTCATCAATACCTCAACTGAGTTTAGGTCTTGCTTCATAGCCTAAACTGAGTTTATACTCTGGTCAAGCCCGAGCAAAACGGCGAATCCCCCTCTCCAGAACACGCCAGCCAGCGAATCCAACAGGAGAGGGGGAACGAGGCCCAGCATGACGTACTCCCCCCAGACCGTCAACCCCGCCCCCCGCTTCAACCTCGCCCTGATCGTGAATGAGGCCCGCCTGCACGGCGCGGCGTTCAACATCCTGAAGCCCGACCGCGTGATCACCGTGGACGGCGCCGAGTACAGCCTGGAGTGGATGCAGACCGGGTTCGACACCATGTCCCCCACCCGGAAGTACGGCGTGACCGTCACCTGCCGCGAGACCGGCCGTCGCGTCGAGTACGCCGTCATCGAGAAGGTCCGCCGCAACCGCCAGGGCGAAGGCAAGCTCCACTACAACTGCAAGTACGCCGGGATGAACGTCCACGGGTTCGACGAGGCCAACATTCACCTCGCCCAGACCGCCGCCGCGTTCCTCGCCCGCCGCGCCGCGCAGGTAGCCGCGTGACCGCCCAGCAGTACCGCGCCGACTGGGTCGTGCCCGGCCCCCAGCGCCTCACCCGCCTCGAGGAGTACCGCGCCCGCCACTGGGTCGCCCTCCTCGCCGAGCTGCACGCCGAACCCTGCACCGCAGAGCGCGCCCACCTGAGCCTGCGCGCCCTGCGTCTCGCCCGACTGGCCCGCCGCGCCCTCGAACTGGGAATGAACTGATGCCCGACCGCCTCGCCGACCTGTACGAACTCGAACGCGAGCTGCGTGACGCCATCGCCGCCGCCGGTCCCGACCACCCCAACCACGCCATCTGGATCCAGGCCCGCCTCAACGCCCTGACCGAGATGCAGACCCACCGCCGCGAGTACAGCGACCAGCAGCCCCTCCCCCTCACCCACAGGAGCGCCGCATGACCACCATCCAGCCCCGCACCGCCGCTGCCACCACCCGCCCCGCCCTGCTGACCCGCCGCGCGGTCCGGTACATCCTCGCCATCGTCGCCGTGGTGCTCTTCGCGGGCGTGGCCGGTGCGCTGGACCAGGAGCGCATCACGGTCCGCCTGCTGGCCAGCCTCGTGCCGTTCCTGCTGTTGGCGGTCATGCTGCTGCTGGCCGCGTTCGCGCTCCGCCCCACGCGCGACCACAGCGACCTGATCGACTCCGGCCCCCTGGAGCTGTTCTGATGGCAGCCCCCCGCAACCGCGTGCCCAGCGGCCGGCAGAAACGCCGCGTGCTCCGCGTCCTGCTGACCATGTCCCCCCTGACCACCGCCACGCTCTGCCAGGCGTTCGAGTTCAGCGACGAGCACACCTGCACGCTCGCCTGGAACCTCCTCCAGCAACGGCTCGTGCGGCGCGTGCCGGCTCCCATGCTCCAGGCGCACCGCAGCCAGGGCCGCGCCCATCACGCCCTGGTGCCCGCCCCCATCGCCGCCCTGCTGATCTACCGCCGCCCCACGCCCCTGCGCCCCACCGCGCACCTGATCGCGCTGAGCGAACTCGTGGACGGCACGTTCCGGGACGCGGACGCCCTGATGCTCAACCGCCCCCAGACCACCGCGCAGGACATGGCAGGTGCCGCGTGAACAGCGCCCTGGCCGCCCCGAACGCAGACGCCGCCGAGATCCTGCGCCACGTGTACCACGGCAGCGGCGTGACGCGCGCCGAACTGACACGCACTCTGGAGGTGCGTGCAGGCATCGTGGCGGCCGCGCTGGACGCCTTCAAGGACGCCGGGTTGATCCACTTCGACGACCTGCGATACTACCCCAGCCTGAACGACGACACGGACGTCACCGCCCGCCGCGAGTACGCCCGACTGAGTGGCGCCCGCAGCTGCCGCACCTGTGGCTGCACCGACCAGTGGGCCTGCGAAGGCGGCTGCGACTGGGTGGACGAGGACCTGTGCAGCACCTGCGATCCCACGGTCATGCGCCTGAACCAGCGGACCTCGTTCGTGGTCGTCGAGAATGACGCGACGTACGTCGAGACGGAACTGGCAGACGACGAGTGCGTGCGCCTCAACATCCGCCGGGGCGAGAGCGTTTGCGCCGTAATACTCACACCATCGGAAGCGATCGCGGTCGCCACGAAGCTCCTGATGTACGCCAGCGCCGCCGAGAACGACGGGGAACTCCTGTGAGCCGCCTGCAGGCCGCCATGGACCGCGACCGGGGCGCGCAGCAGGCCGCGACTGGACTGGTCGGTGATCCCCTCAAGCTGCCCTTCGCGCGCATCCTTCAGGAAGCCCAGCAGATCCGCGTGAGCGAGGCGTACCGCCGCATGGTCACCGCCGGCGCGTGCGCCCTGACCGGCGGCCGCGCCGAGGGCCTGTACCTCGACACCATCAAGGGCCTGAGTGCCCACGATCTGGACGTCATCGTCCGCGCGTTCCGGCAGCTGATCGTGGACATGGAGCACCGCCCCTTCCTTGACCTGCTCGGGCCGCTGTACATGGAAATCGGCCACAAGCTGGACAAACAGGACCGGGGCGAATTCTTCACTCCCTTCTGCCTGAACCGCCTGATGGTGGACCTGATCGCCGCCGGCGACCCGCGCGCCATGTTCACGCCCGGCGAGATCCTCACCGCGAACGAACCCGCCTGCGGGACCAGCGGCATGGTCCTGGCGTTCGCCGAGCGCCTCACCAACCACGGCGTCAGCCCCCTGCACCTGCGCTGGACGGTACAGGACCTCAGCCAGACGAGCTGCTACGCCAGCTACATCAACCTGACCCTCTGGGGCGTCCCGGCCACCGTCATCTGCGGCGACACGCTGCGCATGACCGTGAACTGGGCGTGGCAGAACGTCCACTGGCACCAGGCGAAGCCCTGGCCCACCGCCGAGGAACGCCGCGCGCACGTCGCCGAGGTCATGCGCCAGGAGCGCTTCCTGCGCGTGTTCCAGGAACTGTTCGTGGGGGCCGCGTGAGCCGCCGCCGCCTCCTGCCGGAAACCTGGCTGGCCGGGCAACTCGTGTCGTACCGCGCCGCTCCTGGCCTGTACATCCCCAGCGTGGTCCTGCGCGACGCCGGAGAGCCCGCCCCGTCCCTGACCGTACACGTCCACGGGCAGGGCGAGGTGCAGGCCGCCCGGATGGACGTCACGCCCCGCTGCGCACCCATCGGCCACCCCCTGCAAGCCGGGGACGAGGTTCAGGGCCGCCTGATGGACCCGCACGGCCTCCCGCTGTTCGAAGGCGACTGGACCGTCACCCGCGTGGGCCTGAGTGTCACCCTCGTGAATCCCCGCGTGCCCGGCGAGCGCGTCGTGAACCCTGACTACCTCGTCGTGTGCCGCCGCGCCGATCTCGCCCTGGCCCTGGCGGAACTCCCAGCTACCGCCGAGCGCCGCGCTGGCACCCGGAGCGGGAAGCGCAACCCTGCCCGCCCGGACTTCGGCCCACTGTTCGGCGGTGCCCGATGACGTTCCGCGCTGGCCAGACCGTCACCGGTCCCAGCCTGAGCGGCCCTGTGACCGGCACGGTCGTCCGCGTCCGCCCCAGCATCATCGACCGCAGCGTCCTGATCGTCGACATCGACGTGGACGGCCAGGAGTACAACCTCCCCGCCGAGGACTGCGCCATCGCCCGCGCGCCCCGCGCCGCCACCCCGGAGGAACCCGTGACCGCCACCGCCGAAGCGCCCCGCGCCGACCAGCCGGCCCCCGCCCCCAGCCACGGCTGGATGCATCCGAACAACTCCCACCTCGCCCACTGGGGCGACGGCACCCGCGTCCTGTGCGGCCGCATGGTCCCCGACGGCACCGAGATCGTGAACGCCGACCCGCACGCCGACGTGCAGCGCTGCTCGAAGTGCGACAAGGCGCTGCAACGGGACCTGAAGGCGGCCGTGGAGTCCAGCGACAGCCCGGCCGAATCCCCGGCCTATGCGCCCCAGGTCGGGGATGACGTTCGCGTCCGCACGGGCCGCCACGACGTCGCCGTGATCGTCAACGTGCGCGGCGACGAGGTCCAGGTGCTCTACGCCGACGGCACCCGCCCGTGGGTGCCCGCCAGCGCCCTGGAGAAGGCCCACACCGCCGAACAGCCCGAGCAGATCCAGCCCGCTACCGCGACCGCCCCGGAGGCCAGCTGGGCGGTCGGGATGACCGTGGAATTCACGTATCCCCATCCCAACCCTGACTCCCGCGCCCAGGGCATCATCACGAAGATCTTCGACGACGGTAATCGCCGGTACGACAAGGACTGCCAGGTCAAATACGGCAACGCCTTCTACTACCGCAACTTCGACGACCTCACCCTCATCGAAGTTCAGGAGAGCGCCCCGGCCCCTGCGGAACCCGTCAAGGAACCCCAGCCCACGGCGCCGGCCACCGCCGCGCAGTTCGAAGTGCCGCAGTTCGAAGCGCCCACGCTGGGCCTGCAGGCCGTGCCCTGGAACCGGATCCTGAACAGCAGCCTCAACCCCCGCAAGCACTTCGACGCGGACAGCCTGCGGGAACTCGCGGTCAGCATCTACCGCAAGGGCCTCCAGCAGAACCTCGTCGCCCGCCCCCACCCCGACCGCCCCGGCCACTTCGAGATCGCCGCCGGGGAGCGCCGCTGGCGCGCCATCGGCCTGCTCACCCAGGGCTTCGAGGTGGACGGGCACGAGTGGCTGGAATGGCCGGCCAGCACCCCCGTGAACGTCCTGGTGCAGGACCTCACGGACCTGGAACTGCTGGAGGTCGCCACGGCCGAGAACGTCCAGCGGCGCCGCATGACCCCCATCGAGGAGGCCGACGCCTTCGCCGCCCTCGCGGATCACGGCAGCCCGGTCGAGGACATCGCCGCGAAGTTCGGGTACACCCGCCGGACCGTCATCCGCCGCATCCAGATCAGCCGCGCCCTGTCCCCGCTGCTGCGTGACGAGTTCAACACCGGCAACCTGACGCTCGCGCAGGTCGAAGTCCTCGTCACGGTCGCGCCGGAAGTGCAGGAGGCCGTCTGGAACGGGTACCTGCGCAGCAACCCGCGCCTGTACCCCCCGGAGCACATCCGCAAGCACCTACCGAACAACCTGTTCCTCGTCCGGCACCGGCAGTTCCCGCCCGCCTGGTACACCGGCGGGGTCGTCGAGGCGGACCTGTTCGACGACGTGGAACCGTACTTCCAGGACCCGGCGCAGGCCATGGAATGCCAGCTGCGGCACGCACGGGTCCTGGCGGATCAGGACGTGGCGGGCGGCGCGGCGTTCGCGGAAGTCGTGCTGAACGCCATGCGCCACCACTACGGCGAGAACGGCAACGGCGTTGTGTACAGCGTCAAGAACGGCGGCGAGATGGAACGCTGGGAGAACATCGGCGCCCGCCGCAGCTGGTCTCCCCTGCCCGACGGCGGGTACAGCGTCAAGAACCCCACCCCGGACAGCAGCGTCCCGTCCAGCAGCGGCACCCAGGGCGCGGCTACCCAGCCCGGTGCGGCCCAGACCAGTGCCGTTCAGGCAGACCGGCCCGCCGTGCCCAGATACCCGGCCCCGTGGTCCCTGGAGGACATCCGCATCGATGCGGCCCTGACCGGCCCTGACCGTCGCCGCCGCCTGCAGGCCGCGTACATCCTCGACAGCATGCTGGACCGCGAAGTCCCGCACATCACGCCCGAACTCACCAGCGCGGCCGATCGCCTGGAGCTGCTGTTCAGCACGCACCTGAAGCGCAACGGGGACGGCTGGACCCTGAGCGCCGAGCCCAAGGATGAGACGGCGGAACTCGCGGTCGCCACCGAGATCCTGCGCCTGCTGCTCACCCTGACCAGCGCGGACCTCGACACGCTGTTCTACGGGTACTTCCACCGCGAGTTGAGCTTCTCGAACACGGCCGCCCCGACCGCGCTGGGCAACCTGGACCCGTTCACGCTGACGGAAGGGTTCATGGGAGGCTGCGACACGCTCGCCCTTCAGGAGATCTGGGACGACGCGGGCCTGGGCGACCGGGCGAACACCACGGACGAGTACCTGCGGTCGATGCTGCTCGAAGAGGCCCCCACCCTGGCCGCGCGTGGCTTCCTGCCCCGGCCCCTGCGCCCCGAGGCCGCCGATGACTGAACCCGCCTTCACCCCGGCCGTGCACTTCGAACTGGAGTTCAAGTCCGACTACCGCCAGCTGCTGGGTCACCCTGGCCACCCGGCGCAGGTCATGTACGCCAGCGCCCTGCTGGCCGTGTTCGGGCTGCCCCTCAACACGCCCGTCCGCCTGAGCATCCGCTTCACGGACCGCAACCAGCTGATCGCCGTCAACGGCCCCGTGGCTCACGAGGCCTCTCCGGCGGAGGTCGGCGCGGCGCTGAACGCGGCGGGCGCCATCGTGGCCACCACCTTCGTCCTGCAGACGCACGTGATCACCGACCTGAACGGGGAGGTCAGTCATGCGTGACCTGAACCGCCTTCAGTTCATGGCCGCCCCCCAGGGCAACCAGACCGCCCGCGTGGCCGTCGCCGTGGTGGGCGGGGAGGTCGTCGCGCACGCCCGCACCCTCGCGGACGCCCTGACGCTCGAAGCGGGCTGGCACGCCTACATGCGCGGACGGCCCCGCGCTCACGGTGGGAACGCCCGCGAGCGGACGCACTGGTACCGCGGCTGGGACCGCGCGCAGGCCTGGGTCAAGCAGCGCAGCCGCGCCCGGCAGGTGGCGTGATGGACGTCCTCACCGCCCACAACGCACGCGGGTACCTGCACGCCGTCACCTGCGACAGCCCCGCCGGGTTTGGGGAACTGTTCGCCCGCACCATGCGCGCTCAGGGCTGCACCGTCACGCGCCGCAGCATGGCCGACCACCTCGCCCAGATCGCCGCCGGCCGGGCGGGTCACGTCCGCGCGGACTCGCCCGCGCAGGTGGCCGCGCCCGCCCTTCCGGAAGTCGGAAGCACTCTCACGGTCCCGCACCTGGGCGCCGGCGTCGTGATCACCGTCCTGACCTGGCCGGACGGCACGCAGGCCGCACTGGTCCGCGCCCGCGATGGCGAGAGCCTCGCCCGGCCGGGCCAGTGGACGCCCCTGGATGCACCTACTCAGGCCACGCAGGACGCCCCACCACCTGAATCACCCATGCCGCCACCCGAACCACCCATCCAGCTGCCCGAACCACCCATCGACCCGCCCATGCCCGCCGCGCCCGTCCTCTCCGCCCCCACGTGCATGCCGACGCTGTTCGGCGACTGGAGCCCCGCATGACCGATCCCGCCCCCACCTACGCCATCCTCGACACCGACCTGCCCGCTGGCGGCAGCCTCAGCGACCGCATGGCCGTTCTGGAAAGCCGCGCCGACCTGATCGAAGGCCTGCGCGTCGAGATCGACGAGCACGAAGCCACCATCCGCGACGCGAAGGTCCGCCGCGACGTCGCCGCCAGCCGCCTGAGCGTCGCCCTGCACGCCGCCGACCTGCTGCGCGACATCGAGCACTCCATCGCGCCGCTGCTCGGCACGGCCCGCCGCACCCACCTCCCGAGCGGCACCACGGCCGCCAGCCCTGCCCCGGACGGCCTGGCCAGCCTGATCGACACGCTCGAACCCGTCACCATCACGCCGGAACTGGAGCCCGCACCCGCCCAGGTGACCGAGTTGTCCGAACCGGACGTCCAGCCCAGCCCTGAACCCGTGGCCGTCACGAACACCCTGGACCTGGTGTTCCCCGCCGGGTTCGAACTCACCGCGCGGGCCGTGGTGTACCTCGACGTTCTCGCTCACCCCGGCGCGACCCTCCCCGAGATCACAGACCGCACGGCCCTGCTGAGCAAGACCGTCAATGGCGTGCTCAGCCGTGGGACGGCCTGCCTGGACTTCTCCCGCGTCGGCGCGCCCAGCCAGTACACCCTCACGGACAGTGGCGTCAGTTACCTGCGCCAGCTGCACGCCTACGCCGTGAGCCAGACGACCCAGGCGGAGGAAGACAGTCCCGAAGAGCCGGAAGAGGTTGACCCGGAACCCACTGTCGAAGCACTCGAGTCACCGGAAGTCCCTGCCGAGGAAGTCGCCGCCACGCAAGAACCTGCCGTGGAAACGCCGGTCGAGGAGAACCCTGCCCCCGCCCCGGATCCGGTCCGCGAGAAGGAGTCGATCAAGGCGGTCAAAGGGGCGCCAACCAAGCGGGCCAAACCGGCACCCGCCCAGCCGACTGAACCGACGGCTGGCAGCGCCCAGGCCCGCGCGCTGGACTTCCTGCGCGAACACGGCCCCGCCACCCCGCAGGGACTCGCCGCGCACCTCGGCATGCCCCGCCTGCCCACCGGCGCCGTGATCTCCCAGCTCGTGAAGCACGGGTACGCCACCCAGACGGACACCGACCCCAGGCTCATCCTGATTCCCGGCGACACCCGCCTCCCCGCGAAACCCGCGCAGCAGGCGGCGGCCGGGCCGTCGGTCACGCTGACCGCGCCCGCTGACGCTGGCTCGCCCAGCCAGGAGGAACTCAAGGCCCGCCTCCGCGAGAACGCCGAAGCGGTCCGCGCGGTCCTCGGCAAGAAACCCATGACGGAACTGGACCTCCGAGCCAAGCTCCCCGACATGAACCTCAGCCACCTGCGCGCCGCACTCGGGTACCTCGAAGAAGGCGGCACCGTGCGCCGCGTGCCCGGCCCCACGCCCGCCAGCCGCGCCGCGTACGCCCTGGACGAACTGGACCTGCCCGCCCCGACCCTGGACCACCTGACCGCCGAGGGCCGCATGGTCGAGGTGCACCTCGCGCAGGTCACGGACCGCAGCGAACGGGACACCGCGTCGAACATGGCCCTGAAACTCGGCCTGCCCCGCGAGCAGGTCGAGGAGGCCCTCGCGGTCCTGCACGCCCAGGGCCGCCTCCGCTGGAGCCGCACCGGGATGCTCGTCCACTACTCCCTCACGACCGCCGGCGAGGTGGCCGCGTGAACGCCCTCGGCAGCCGCTACCTGATCGCCCAGGCCGTGCAGGCCTCCCTGCGCGGCAAGGACCAGCGCCTCAAGTCGTACACCGTCGGCGAGCACGACCTCACGCTGCACCTCGACCGGGTGGAACTCACCGCCAGGAGTGAGCACGCCGCGCGGCGCATCGAGAACGTCATCCGCACCATGCCCGACGCGCAGCTCGGCCGGTACGTGCGCGACGCGGAACACCTCCTGAACCGCCTCCTGGCCCAGCAGACCGGGACGGCCTCCGCGCCCCTGATCCGCCTCGCGCTCAGCTGCGTGCAGTCGGGCGTGGCGGGCCTCATGCGCGGCGGCTCAAAGGTCGCCGTGAGCGACATCAACGCGCAGATCACGCAGTTCGACGAGCAGTTGTTCACCACCCTGAACAGCGAGCTGGAGTACGTCCGCGAGACTGCCCGTCTCCGCGTCGAACAGAAGGACGCGGACATCCAGCGCCTGATCGCGCAGGCGGATCAGGAGATGAAAGCCGACTACGCCCGCTGCGTGGCGGACCTCGAAACCCGCAAGGCGGAACTGGACGCCCGTGAGGCCACGCTGCGCGAGCAGGTGGAGGCGGACCTGCAGATGGCCCTGCGTGCCGCCGATCAGGCCCAGGCGGACGCCAGTGAGGCCCGCCGGCAGCTGGACGCCGCGAGCGCCCAGATCACCCGCGAACGCGCCGCGCACGAACAGGCCCTCGCGGAATTGAAGCGCACCCTGGCCGCCGAGCGGACCGCCACCATCAACCGCGACCGGGACACCCGCAACCAGATCCACCAGCTCGAACAGGACAAGCGAACCCTGTCGTCCACGGTCGGGCACCTCAACCAGGAGTGCGAACGCCTCGAGGCGGAACTCGCGACCGCCCGGACCGCCGCCCCCGAACCCGCCCCCGTTCCCGTCCCGGCTGCCCTGGAGGTCACCGCCATGCCCACCCCCACCCTGAACCCCCGACTGGCCGCCATGAGCTGCGCCGTGTACCTCACCGCGCACGGCATCCCCACCCGCGCCGACGGCGACCACCTCACCGGCGAGCAGACCGTCCAGCGCAGCGAACTGATCGTCGCGTGGTCCACCGAGTACCCGACCGACGAAGCCCGCCGCGCCCACCTGCGCGCCAGTATCCGCCCACTCCTCGCCCAGGACGCCGCGTGACCACCCCGCCCGTCCTCCTGGCGCTGAGCGTTCAGGAACCCTGGAGTACCGCCATCCTGGATCTCGGCAAGGACGTCGAGAACCGCGACTGGCACCGCAGCCCCGGCCTGCTCGCCCAGGCCCGCCGCCTCGTCGGCCGGCGACTGATGCTGCACGCCGGGAAGACCTTCGACGACAGCGGCGTCCCGTTTATCCGCACGCTGACCGGGCAGCGCGTCCTGAAGACGGACTGCACCCTCGGCGCGGTCCTGGGTGTCGTCACCCTGAAGGCCGTCACGGTTGACGGCAGGCCCACCAGCCGCTGGGCAGCCTGTGACGCCGTGCACCTGCACCTCGCCGACCCCATTCGCCTGACCGACCCCATCCGCTGCCGGGGCGCCCTGGGCTTCTTCTGCCCGGACGACACCGTGCAGGAACGGGTGCGCCGCCAGCTGGCCGCGCAGGGCGTGACGCTGTGACCACCCCGCTCAAGCCCGCCGCGCCGGAAACGGAAGGGCGCGGCCCCATGCTCCTGCGGGTCGCGCACGCCAACGCCGGCCGGTGGATCACCGTCACGCAACTGCGCGACCTGCTCGGCATGGAAGAAACCAGGCACTACGCCAAACGGGCCGCGTACCTGCACCGCACCGGCCGTCTCGACCGCCAGCACGCCGCCGACCACCGCCCCGACCGCCCCCGCTTCGAGTACCGGTTCCGCGCGTGGCCGCAGACCCCGGCCCTGCGCGCCACGACCGAACTCGAAGCCGGCACGGACGCCAGCGAGGCCGCCCGCACCGCCCGGTACCAGCAGACCGTCACCCGCCGCCGCGCCGCCATCACGGCCGCCGCCGCGCAGATCCTGACCGTCCTGCGCGCCGCGCCCGGCCCCGTTCCGGAACAGGACCTCCTGGCCGCCGTGTCGCACCTGAGCGTCACCACGGCCCGCGAGACGCTGACGTACCTCGTGCACGAGACGCAGGACGCCCTGATGATCACGG